TTCATATTGTTTTTCTGTTTGCTCTTTAAGTTCTTTTAGACGTTCTTCTTCTTTTTTCTTAAGATATTCATATACCTTAATCTCATATTTTTGATATTCGTCTAAGAACTCTGTTTTACCTTTGTAATATTTATCGTTTAGCGCGGCTAGTTGACGATAGTACTCTTCTTCTGTGATAAGGTCTTTATCCCTCATGTATTCAAGAGCATCTTCTTCTTTCTTGAAGTTGTCTTTGACGGATTGTATCCGGTCTTTTTCAGCCTTTTCCCTATCGCGTTCTGCCTGCTCTTGAAGTTTCTTACGACCTTTATATACTTCAACTTCATACTTACGATATTCTTCAAGGTATTCCATCCTGCCGCCAAAGTAGGAATTGTTAAGATTTTCAAGACGATTAAGGTAATCCGCTTCGCTGATTCTATCCATGTCTTGAAGATACTTAAGCTCATCATAAGCGGCATCGAAATTCTTCTTATGAGGGTCATCGTATGAAGCGGCACGAGCTTGTACTCCTCCAGTAGAAGAACTTGCAACAGATGGTGTGGCCTGCTTATTAACCCCAAGGGAAAGTACATTAGCATTAAGAGTTCTGGTAGCTTTTAATAGATTCTTGGCAGTTTTTTCCAACTCATCCGAGGCTCCTGAGCCTATTGAAACCATACCACCGGAACCACCACGACCATTTCGTAACATATTTCTAAAATTATGAGTTTCTCTAGCATTTGCTACGCCCGCTCCACGAGGTAGCGTTACTAACTCTGGCCCGTTTTCTCCGACAAGGTAAGCACCTGTTTCGTCGATATAGTCATCGCCAGTTGCTTTTTGACCAGAGAAAACTTCTTTTATACTTTTTGTTACATTTTGTACAACATTAAAGACGACTTCAACAAATCTTGGAACGGCATTAATAGCATCAGATAATCCACCAACGCTACCTTTTGCGCCATCAGCACTAGAACCAACACCTTGCATAGAACCAGATAGTTGGTCTGTACTACCTTTTGCGCCATCAATTTGACCAGAAGCTTCTCCAAATTTTCCAGCAATATTAGTACCAGCACTACTACCTTGTGAACCAGCCGTACTAAATGCACCGCCCAATAATCCAGTTTTGTTTTTAGTATTATCAACAGCGGCGGCTGTTCCACCCCATGCACCAGTAGAGACACTTGCCGCAGACTCTGACATACTACCAGTTGACTGAATAGAATTATTCAAAGCATCTTGATGAGCAGTATTATCTGTAGCGGTCTGACCAATTGTAGCCAAAGCACCCGCCGCAAACTCAGCGGCTCCGGGAACATTGCTCTCTAGCAAACTTTGTAAAGCACTAAAAACATCTACAGATTGGTCGCCTGTTAGTTGAATGTCATCACGTAGCCTTCCATTTTCGTCAATAAGAGCATCGTATGCACCACTTGTGCTTTCTTCAATAGTAGATTTAAATGTTTGCCAAGCAGTATCATTACTATCTTGTAATTCTTGTAAACTAGTCTGTGCGCCAGCACTAAAATCCGCCAAAGCTTGTTTTCCTGCTTCTGTTCCTTCCCATACTTCGGTACTCATTCCATTGATATTATCGGACATGATTTGATGCATTAAGTCTGAGCTTTCAGACACCAAATCTTGAGCGCCACTAAGACTATCCATTTCTCGAATAACATTACTTAAATTATTTGCGTAATCTCTAGCGGCTTGGCTACCACCAGACCAACCTTCTTCGATACTTCCTGTTAACCCCTCTTGTTCAGTAATAACATCCAGTGCCGCTCTAGCTGAATCATTTATAGTGTTGAAACTTTCTACGCCACTTTCTCCAGTCGAATCATATGCAACCTGAGCATTTTCTAATGTTGTCTGTAAGGTGTCTGAATACATAGTCCACGCAGTTTGTGCCGCAAGAACTTGTTCACGTTCAGATGAAGATAAGTTTTGAAATTCTCGGTCAGACATATTCAAGATATCTTTTATCTTGTATCCCGCTACTTCAGTTGTTGAAGCCATTAGGTCTATTCCATTTCTAAGTTCTGATATATAATTTTCAGTGCTTAGTACGCCAGACGCATGAGCAGAAGTGAGGTCGTTTAAATTGGTTGCAATATCTTTTACGGATTTCGATTCATCTCCCATTTGGACTAAAGCGTTTCCATATTTCTTTGCGGCTTCTACGTTTCTTTCCATGAGAGGAGCGGTTCTATCTAAATAATTATCTATGTTAGAAATTTTAGAAGTAAGCAAATCGTATCCTTCACTTCCAACTTCAAACCCTTCCCGTAATTCAATCATACGTTGGCGAGTATTCTCAAGTTCTTCCTGTTGTTTTTTAAAGGTTCCCTCATTAACTCTTTTCCCAATTTCTCCCGTCTCAGTCCAAGATGCTTGAAGTTGACTCATTGCTTTGATAATTTCATCAGCTTCTTGAGGAATAGTCACATCTTTTCCGGTTAAAGAACCAAGCCCACTAAAAGCACTAATCTTAGAAGTTTCCTTTAAAGCCCTCTCATTTGCCCTTTGATTCTCTTCTTGCTGACGCTTTTGTTTTTTTCGTAAACCATCTTGTTGTAATTCTAACTGTGATAATTCACGTTGAGCATTTTTTAAATTTTGTTCATCAACAAGGGTCAATTCTCCCTTTTCTTGAATCCCCGCAATAGTTTCTTTTAACTGAGCGATTCTTTTATCGTTTGTTTCAATTGCTTTTGTTGTATTATCGTATGCTTTTTTTGTATTTTGAGCATCTTCAACCAAAGCATCTTGATGTTCGCCAGCGGCCTTTGATGCCCTATCCATTGCATAAACCATGCCACCAATAGCTAAAACAGACGCGCCAATAGCTAAAGTTGTAGGGCCGCCTATAGCAGTTAATGCTTTCGAAAGCATTCCACCACTTGTAGCCGCTTTTGTAGACTCTGCTCCTACTTTAGCAACTTCTTCTGCGGTTTCACCAGCGGCTTTTGCTAAGTTCTTCGTATTACCCGCTACACTCTCTACCGCTTTTCCTGAATTGTCTGCACCTCTTCTAATATTAGCAAATACGTCAAAAAGTGTATCTCCCGCATCAGCGGCATCTCTCATAGTATTCTTTGCTGTCTTGCCAACACCTTCAATAGCTTTTTCTGCATTCTTAGCAGTTGAAACGGCACTACCAGCGCCAAATAAAGATTCAAGTAATGATGTGCCGGACGACAAAGCTTTTATCCCAGAAAACACAGATTTAAGTTTTATAAAAGCACCAGTGATAGCCGTTAAGCCAAGTACGGCTTTCCCGGTATCAGTAGTTCCAAATTCAACTAGCGCAGTTCCCATATCAATAATATTCTTTATTAAATCACTGTCGGCAAAAGATGTCGTAAACTTTTCCCATGCGGCTTGAAATTTTTCAATATGACCTTGAATAGAGTCCATTCGTTTAGCATTTTCTTCTGCGGCAGAACCAGCGCTATCATAAGCTGTTGCTGTAGCGGCTACAGCGGTGCCGATATTATCCATTAACGCAATAAAAATGTTCGCTTGGTTTTTGCCCGCGGCCAATTCTGCGTAATATGCTTTCTGATTCTGTGTTAGGTTTGGCCATTGTGCACCTATATCAGTTAATATATCGTAAGTGCTTCGAATTTGACCGTTAGCATCTGTTATACTTACACCAATTTGACTAAATTCTTCTTGCATTTTTGATGACAAGCCATCCACTGATTCTACCGAACCATCAGCGGCCTCTGTCATTCCTTGTAACCTCAATGAAATTGTTTTTAAACCATTCGTTTCTACCCTCGGTTTCCCGATATTTGTTAGGGGACTAGACTATATCTTCACCCTCATGTGAGGGGACACCCATTTCCACATCACTTGATATGTACTCCTCTCGGATAGTCGTTGAGCCTTCATCTCATTGAGATGCTTGGTTGCGGATTGCCCAATCTTTATCTATTTTACCATACCTTAACCATTACGTCAAGCCCCTATGTATGTCACCATCATAGGTTGGTTGATAAAGCTCTAAGGGGTTTCCCGTCAATTAGAGTGTTTTTGAATATATGTTACCATATATCCGACCTAAAATTAAGCCACTTTTCCCGGATTTCTGACAATCTCTGTCGCCCCGGTCATTAACCCTAAGGTCTGTTCTAGCGTTGTACCAGAAATAGCAAGTGTAGAAGCAACTCTACCAACAGATGATGCAAGGTCACCCGAACTTACTGCGTATTTATTTGATACTTCATTAACCGCATCAATAATATGCTCTGTGTCATCGGCTGTCAAATTAAATGCCTTCATAGTAGCAATTAAAAATTCTGCGGATTCTGCCGTACTCGTCTGAGTGTCTGCGATATTAGTAAACATACCAGCCATAGTGGCGAGTTGTTGCAATTCGCCCGGGTCACTCCATCCAGCCTGTGCAAACACTGTAGCCGCGTCAATCATCTGAGTTGTTGTTTTTCCTATTTCAACCCCTGCTTCGCCAGCAGATTTAGCAAACGCTGTTAAATCCTGTTTTGACATATCGCTTACTTTTGCTAAACCTGTCATTGCAGTATCTAGTTTTATCGTATTGGTTACAACGTCTCCAATTGCACTATAGATTTGGTGAGAAAGTTGAGCAATTCCATACCATAAGTTAAATTTTCCAAACACTCCATCTACTAGAGTTCCTAATCCTTTAACTTGTTTGCTCGTATTTCCAACACTTTTACCAACCGCATCAATACCGCCAGTATCAAATTTTATTTTACTATTTTTACTTAAGGCCTCTATTTGTTTAGAAATTTCACTAGGGTCAACAGTAGCCTTTATCTTAACCTTATACTCTCTACTTATAGCCATTTAAATCCTCTTCCGAATGGGGTCTATAAGTCGGTCAGATTTGTTTGATTTATTTTCTTTATCCCATTCTCATCAAAATATTTTTTTAACGTTTCAGAAACGTCTAGGTCAGAATAAACACTGACCATTTCTTCGCTCTCCCATCCTTGCAATTCTTTTATCACATCTGATGGAATACCAGCACGTTTAAGATTGGTTGTCCATAAATGACGGTTAGCATGAAAGTAAAAATCTTTTTCTGTATAACGATTGATTGTATCAGCCCATGAAGATAACGTATCATCTATCGCCTGAACCCAATCTCCATTTACAAGCCGTACAAAAAGCCATTCACTCTCTATACCGAGTTTTTGGCGCTCCATCATCCACATATCATAATAAGGTTTAAACTGTTTAACAAAAGTGTACTTTTCTAACGGTTTCCCCATTTTTCCTCGGCCCTTTGTCCTAATCGTTTCAGGTGTTTTGTACATACATCCTAATACAATATTATCTTCATTAAACCAATCACACTTAAACTGAATGAGTTCGCTTTTTCTACTTCCACTAGCAACTGCCAACGCAAGGCAACAGGCAATTTGATACTTTTCATTCTTGACAAGATTGTTCAATAAATCATTTATTTCTTCCTCAGAAAAAACACTTTTCTTTCTAACCGCTATTTTTGTTGGGGCTTCTATAATTTTGACAACATTTCTAAAACTTTCATATTCATCTTCTTCGTCTAAAAACCGTTCAATATAATTGGACAGGCTACTTAAAACTGCCCTTAAAGATGCAATCCTATTTGGACTAGCGCCAAGTTCTTCACTTACCCATCCAAAATATTTTATGAAATCTCTTTTTTTAACTTTATAGAAAGGTTTATTTTTGTTATACTTTAAGTTCCAAATAAAAAATATCCTAAGCTGATAATTATATTGCTTGATAGTTTGTGGAGAACGGTCAACACTTTTATTATATTGGTTAAATTCTTCTACCAAATCTTTATTATGTTCACAAACTTCTTCCCAATCTTCATTTGTTACAATATTATTATAAACTGTTTTTCTTCCTGACATATTATCACCCTGTCAATTTCATTCCTGCGGCGGCAAAAGCACGAGCAAGACATGGCTTTATTTTACTTTGGCCATTCATATATGCCTGTTTTAACATATGAACAGCGCCATGAAAATATGGGCTAGAGTTGCCAACATCCCCTTCAAACCAAGGAATAATCATATCTGCAACGCCATCTCCGTTAAAACTCATATGTTGATTAAACATGCCATCACCAACATAATTTGCATGAATTTTAGAAGGATTCATACCAGTTTCACCTTCTGCGACACCACCGCCACCAGTAACAATTTCTTCTCCAACCATTACTGAATTTCTAAGGTCACCCGTTTCTTCATATGAACTACTTCCATGGTATGCTTGGCTAGAAACAATATCAAATAAGTCGAGTGATATTTCTTCCATTAATTCTTGGATTCCGTCTTTTAACGGCCCACTAGAAAGAGCATCCATTACTTGAGCGTCATTTGTCAAGTCCATCTTTTTCTTCTCCTACCATTGCCGCATTAAATTCGTCATAAAATTTTCCAACAGACGGGCTATCCACAAGTTGAGCCAAAATCAAATCTCTTACATTTTCTGGTATGCCATCTTCAAGTAAAATTTTTAATTTTTCTTCATTTTCTTCTAATTCATCAATACTCGCAACGTGGTCTAGCACTTCTAATGTTTTATAGGTATGAACATGTTGCACACCAATCTTAACCGCATTCTCTGCTATGCTATAACCTTTTAGATTTTTTTTTAAAAAATCATGAAGACCCAAACTGCACATAGAATTAAAATCAAAATCTTCAACATCAATATTTGTACATAACTGAGTGATTAAAATATCTAAGTTAGCATATAATTCAATAGGAGTTAAATACATATCTTTATCGTTTTGAAAAGTATCTTTGCTATAAGAAGATAGCGCTTGCCCTACTGCTAAGATGATTTCATTTTCCTCTATAGCATCATACATTTGTATTTCTTTGCCACCGATACGCTTTTTAATAATTTTTCGTTCCTCTGGTATTTCTAATAAAACTTTTTTATCAAACATAATAAATACCTCTCTTCTTATAAGTTTAACTCATTTATATGTGCTTGAGCAACAAGAATAGCCTCTGCAATATCGTCTTGACTTATATTTTTCTTCGTATTTCGTGGATAAAATTCTAATTTTAATCCATATCTTTCATTAACGATTTTTACAGCAAGTTGTTTTAAATCCAATCGAGTATTACAATATTTAGAGTCAATGTAGCTTTTACGTTTTTCCCCACATTGAGGACAAACATCCACACTTTCTCCTGCAACGAATTCATCTGACCACCCACATGTCTTACATTTTATTTTTTTCAAACTTGTTTGTGTTAATTTTCGCCATACCGCTGGGTCATATGTGATGAATTCCGCCCCCTCGTCACTGCAAGCACTCAATATACACCCTTGTAATACAGCCAATCTTATAACTGTAATAAAATTGGAGGTTGCATGTCCAAATCCAACTTTTAATTCTTCCAAAACAACACGCTCAATTGCTTTTTCTTCTATAATTTTTTTTACCTCATCACGAATAAAAAGTGTCCTTACCCGCGCATCCTTATGGTCACATGAAATCATTCCATAATCTATTAATTTATTACCGTCAAAAAAAGCCCATCCAGTCTTTTTCGTACTTAAATCTAATCCTAAAATTTTCATAAATAAAAGGGTGGGGAATTTTATTCCCCACTTGCTCCTTCTGTTTTCTTTTGTGCTGTGGTTTGAATGGTTCTAGCGCCATCAAATACACCTGTAGCCGCTGCGGCCACTAACAACACATTAATTATTGCACTAAATATAGATTGTGCATTCATATCTTGCGAGAACACAAGTATCGCGCCATTACCAATCAGCGACCAAAATAATGCATACCATTTAGTGTTTAATTTTTCAACGGCTGTACCTGAAACAATCCATTTAGTAATTTGTGTTAACAACATTACAAAAGCGGTCATTCCAGCCATTGTACCAATCATATCTATTGTAAAAAATTGGTTTAAGTCCATAAACTATTCCTCCTTTTCTAAGCACTCCACTCGACGTTCCAACGCATCTAAACGTCTGTGAGATTGTTTAGTGCTCTCTTCATATCTACTAAGTCGTTCTTCTATGCGAATATTCCGTTCATCTTGTTTGTCTAACTTTTTATTCGCCGCATCCATACTTGACTTAAGATAACCGAGTTCTGTCATTAAACTCCCACTCATCTGTCCTTGTTCTACACTGTCTTTTTTACGAGCGAACCAGAAGCCTGCGGCACCTATAGCGGCGCTTAATAGAGATAAGAGAATAGTACCTTCAATCTGAAACATATTCAATCACCACATTATACCCTTCAATTAGTTTTCGTATAATTGGTAACTTTTAACTATTTAAAGGGGAGTGTGCTTTTCTCCCCTTTGAGCTAATTATTACTATTAAACGGCTGGTGAAACCGAAACCGTAATGGCAGAGGTGTCATTATTGGTTAAGGTTAAAGTACCTCCGGTAACTTTACCACTTTCGTCAGTAGTTAGGGCAATAGATTTTACACCAACACCCTGTTCACCCTTCGCGCCTGGGTCACCTTTGGCACCTGGATTGCCTTGCTCACCTTTTGCTCCTGCGGCACCGGGTTCTCCCTTTGGAATTGTAAAATTAAATACGGCGGCGCTCGTAGTTCCACTATTTGTAACAATTGGGTTTGTACCGGGTTCACCAGCGACAACCGTTCCTACTGTAACAGTAGCGGCTTCACCGGGAGCGCCCGGAGCACCATCTGTGCCGTTTTTACCGGGTTCGCCAGTAGGGCCTACCTGATAGTCAGCAATACCCTGTTCCATGTGATTCAATAAATCTGCCGTAATAGTATCGCCTGTTTGCCAATCAGTTTTTACATAAGCCATAATACTTCCCCCTTATTATTTAACTTTCGCTTCTCCTACTTTTGCTAAGCCAACTTCACTAGCACTTGAAGCGCCAGCAACAGTAACTGCAATTGTAGTAATTCTTGGGTCTTCTCCTGCAACAGGAGGTGTATAGGTTACAGTGATAACTGCGTTGCCCGGAGCAACCGCTGTAATAACACCACCCGGAGTAGATACATCTGCAATTTCACTATGGTCAGTAGCAAAAGTTAGATTTTCAGTCAATGTAACATTTGCGTAAGGTGGATTACGTACACCAACAACGTATGGGGTAACTTTCTGTCCAACTGAGAGTGAATACTTGCTTGGTACAGCAATAATTTCTGCTGGTACATAAGTATCTGGGTCATCAGGAATATATGTCCAGTCGCAATATTTCATCTTACCACAATCCTGAGTATAAGCAAGAGAACTACCAGCAATAGACATAGCAGAAACACCGTCTGATGTAAATGTTAAGTTAAAGTTACCATCAAACTTAAATAATGGAATAGAAACTTGATAAGTCCCTGTAGTACCATTTTGTTTTCTACTTCTAATATTCATTAAAAGTGTAACAGTCATAGGTTCGGTGGTTGCATCAACGGTGATGTTTTCAAATTCACCACCATAGTAGTAACTTGCCATTACCTGAGTTCCTACATATTTTGTAGGAATAGTAATAGTATTAGCAGTGGCGCTTAAATCTTCTACGTTACCATCATCATAAACAACGTGTACTTTATCAGTAGGAGTATGTTTTAATGTAAGTGTTTCAGTTGCCGCTGTTTGACAATCATTAAATTCATATACATTACGTACTGCTCTGCTGATAACTGTACCTGTTTGAAACGCCAAGTATTCCATTTTAAATGTTGCACTTTCAAGAGTCAGGTTTACACGTCTACCAAAACGAATATCGAAAAGCAGGGAGTTTAAGAAACCACCACTAACTTCAACATTTTGAGTAGTCGATTCAATACCTGAACTTGTCAGAGCAATAGCTTCACCGATTTCAACTCCGGTTTTTGTATCCAGCATTTTTACATCAGCAACAGATACTAACGCTTCTCCAACATATCTTCCAGCCATATAAATGACCTCCTTTAAATTAATCTAATTCTTCTATAAAACTATCGGACTTATCTGTGATGACATCATCATATTTGCCTTTTGGCTCATAATGAGACAGCCAATGCTTTATCCCATTTTTGAACTTGGCACCATTTGCTTCTGCCATCTTTCCGATGTTGAACGATTCTCTTTTTAACATTATTTCAACATATCTATCAAATGTAGCAATAGACATATTCATTAACTCATCAGGTGTTTTTTTTAAATCATAGCTTACAGCTATCAATAAATCTCTAAAATCTAAACCACCTGTTTTATTAATAGAAGCCGCTTTTATTCGCGCCTCTTGCAATTCTTTTTCCCAACTTGGGTCAATTAATTCTTCATCTATATCATTTTGTTGACAAATCAAATGTCTTAATTCATCAAATTCTGTTGAGTTTATTTGAATCAAATCAAACATTTTTGTTCTAAGTTCAATCAATCGTATTTCTAACACTTTTGAAACATCACTTGTTTCATCAGCGTCTTTACAATCAATATATTTACCATATAGCTCATTATATTCATCCACATATTCATCATAAGAAGAACTTTGCTTAAAAATATTGAGAAAAACATTCTCGGTGTCATCCTCAAAAAAAGATATTGTATCAATTTTAAATACAATACTCATTACGCATAAAAGCATAGTGGACATTAAACCACCGCCATCCTTCTGTGACTTCCTATAAATGTATTCCAAATATGGTAAACCTAGAAAATAAACATCCTTTTCATCCAAAGTATTTAATGTTAAAATATCAGAACATTGTTTAAACATTGTATAATCTTTAAGTGTAGCAGGATAAACATTCAAACCTTTATAGAGAATTGGTTTATCGAAGGCCAATGATGAGATATCTAAATTGGTCATTAATTCTCCTTAAATATAACAACTCATTGTAATATTATATCCACTAAAATTATTATTGAAGTCATATCTTGAAATCCCACTATATCTATCTATACTTTTATCAATATTTAACGGGGTTTTAGTGGATTCTAATTTTTGCCCATTTAAACATTGAATAATTGCTTGTGTCATAGCTAAAGCCCTATTATCTCTAGGGGATTCATCAGTACCAACAATCATGTTTTTATTGCTTACAATACATTGAAAGCCTACACGACATAGCACGTCTGTTCTATTTGTACTCTCGGCTGATATTACCTGTAACCTCAATTGAGAATTTGCCTTAGAACTTGAATCGCTTGTAAAGAATTGAAATAAAACTTGATATTTATCTAGATTATCACCTGAACCAGCCGCTATCATTTTCTTCTTTTCAGAATTAGGAACAGGAGGCTCCCCTACTGTATTCCCTTCATAATATAATAACTTCCATAGTTCATCACAATTATTGAATAAATAATCCATAATATCAGATGGGAGTTTCCTGACACCCATATAATCGTTATATGCGGCGGCACCAATGTCATATTCTTTAAAAACTTCCATTATAGCCACCCACCTTCTGTCAACCATAAGCCTTTAGTCACTTGTTCACCAGTAACGTTATCTTGACAAACAACCACTAGGGCATTTTGTCTTGTTGGTTTTAAACACTCAACACTAAAAGTATTAGAGCCAATAACTTTAAATGCATAATTTTTTTCTGGCACTCCACTTGCAGTAAAAGTAAAAGGGTTATCTTGCCTAACTCCATCTAGATAAGTATAAGCTTCAAACTCCATAACCTCACCAAATGTAACTTCTGCATCATCAGGGGAAACAACGATTACGCTCTCCTCTGTTGGACGCAATTGTTCACCATTATAAGCTATATTATTTTCTACATCATCATATTGATTAAGTGGAACTTGGAACATATAAATTTCCATAAATCTGCTATCCACAGATTTTAATATCTGCTTAATCATATATGGAATGCCTGAAAATAAAAAGCGCTGATTAATGTAAAGTTCTCTGGTATTTTCGTCTTGAGTAACCAAGATTACAATAGAACCATTTGGTTCAACAAGCCCTTGCGAACCATAGCGAAAGTTCACATACGTAAGTGCATCTTCAAATACTGCTTGGTAAACATGAAGGTTTTTGTCATCGTCTACCCATTTCAATTCTTGATTAACTAACCACATTCTACCATTGATATCATATTTTTTTTGATAATCACAACTTTCAATTAAAAAATGACTTAACGTGCCATCATGCCTATAATCAAAAGAAATGTAATCTCCTATTCTAAATTCAACATCTGGATATGGATAACTTAAGAATTTTTTATATGGAACAATTTTATCTGGTGCTGTACCATTATAACACCAAACATCAAAAGTTTTTGTATAGTCAAAATTACGATAAACGGGAACATAGTCGGGGTTCTCAGTAAACGTTTCTTCTATCTTATCTGATAAAATATTATCAGTTCCTAAACTATGAATATAACTCAATCGGTCAAAGCAGTTGACACCAGACTCTTTTACTGGTAAAATCATCTATATCTTCTCCTTGAGCATCCATATATATTTGGAACAGTATACCTACCAGATAATCCAGAATAACATTCTCGATTACTTTTATAACTATATTCCTTGATTAAATTATCAACAATATTATATTGATTCATCCCAACTTGACTAACTATTTTTAAATGTTCTGCCTGTGAGTGCATTTTCACACTCCCGCCATAAACTACCTGATTTAGTAACTGCCTATTGTTTTGCTGTTCTTCCAAAAATGGAACAGTCATACCCTCCGCTAGGATAGCAATCTCTCTATCGTCCAAATGGCTCTTAAAAGAACCAACTGAAAAACAAATAATTTTAATGCTTGAATCACTGGCTGGTGGTTCAGCAAACTTCACTGTTTCAGTTTCAGGATTATATGTATACGTACGAATCTCAGTGTATTCTTTATCGTCTATATTTTTAATAGAAACATATATTTGATAATCTTCTTTAGGCGGGGTGGGAAGATAAAACTCCGATTCTAGGCCATCTCCTACGTACTCATAATCTTTTTCATAGAATGGTTCGTAGTCTTGAACCTTAGACAGAGGATTACACTCAGGCTCATGCAAACAGTCATATTGGAATAAACTGATTGCAAATTTCAAATAGCGCCAACACAACGAATAATACTCGTACCGAGTTAATTTTTGTAATCTTTTGTCTTGCTTAATAACATATGCCTGACAATAGACATCATCAAAAGTAGTTGGCTCTAATCCTTCATATGACGGGGTAATACATCTATTTTCCATTGATTCACCCCCACTATAGTGTTTAAACTAAACCTACTTTTTTGGTCGATTTAATACTCTTTGCAACATCATCCACTTTTACTTTCATATAACTTTCGAAGTTATTTCGGTTAGCATAACTCCAATCGTCCAATTTACCAGCCATATATAATAGCGCAGTATTATAACAGATTGTATGACAAATCATATCTTCTCTACGGTCATTAGTGATATCTTTTAAGAACTTAATCATTTGAGTATAATCTTCATTTAATAAATGTTCTACTAATGCATCCTCTGATAAATCAATTGGGTTTCTAACCTTAAAGTGGTCATACATTTCGGGGTCAACAAAATATAGCACCCCTTTCTCAAACAGCTTTTTATAGCCAAAAGTGCTTCTAAAAATTTCTTGCATTTCACGAATAGTTACTTCAACTTCTTCTCCGCATTTTAAAGAAATTTCAATTTCTCCACTAGGAGACATTAATACAGCGCCACAAAATAATCGACACCCTATTTCAATCTGTGTATCATTAATACCTTGGCTCTGAATAATATACTGTGGCTGTTGAGATTTCATATTATCAATCTCTGCCTTAAGCTGTTCAACTAATTTTAATGTTTCTGATTTTTCCTTTTCAGCCGCTTGGAGTTGTTCTTGTAATGCAACCTCCTCAACAGGCTGTTGACTAACCTTAGCAGGCGTTTTCTTACGTGTAGTGGTTTTAGTTGTTTTTACTTCTTTTTCTTCCATCTTAGAATTCCTTTCTATAAGTAATGTGGGAGGGATAAACCCTCCCATAAAACAGGGGATTAGGCCCCAGTAACTCCCTGAATAGCATAGTTAGCCTGAGTAGCCAGACCCGCATCAAAGCTATTGAAGAAAGAGTATTGTAATCTTGTCTGAGATGTAGACAATTGGTCGTCCTGAATAACTCGTACATAGTTTTCACGAACAAGTTTAACAGGTTTGTCACCAACATCACTTAACAGAACAATTCTATCGTCAGGAACAATTAACTGGTCGTCAACATTTGCAGTGGTTAGCGGTTTACTATAGGAAGTTGCCTGTTCAATCATGATGGAGTCAACACCATAAATTCTACCAACATAACCATCTTTGATAATAGTATCTTGGCTTACGAAACCATAACCTTTAGTTGCAAGCATAGACAGAGCGTTAAATGCTGGTAAAGTACCATAAGCCTTAACACCCGGAGTGCCGTTGAATACCTGTAAGTACTGTGCTAATTTAACATACTTTTCAGGACTCCAAGTAGCATTGTAGAACGGAGTGTTGTTGATTGGAGTAGAGTCAAAAATGATTCCTACAATCAACTTATACTGAGCAACTAACATGGACATGTTAATTCTAGCAATTTCCTTACCCATGTCATAGTCATTAGCCAAAATACGAATGTAGTCCATAGTTACACCAGCAGTCCACGGTTTAGGAACGATGGTTACACTTTGTCTTACATTTGTATCCAATAAAGTAACGTTAGTATTGTAAGATGTACGTTGCATTACTGGAAGAGCTTTTGTTTCAATATCATAGGTATAGGTATCACCTACAGCGACATTATGAATGTCTGCCATAGCCATAATCTGAGATGGCTGAGTTTTTACCATAATACCACTCAGTGTTTCTACAATAATAGAGTTGAACAATGTTTCAAACATTTTATTGCCAAAACACATTGCCATTCCTGTAGAATCGGTCGGCATCCTCATACCGGATTTTTCTGCACAGAAATGTAAAATAGATTTAATAACTTTATAGTTCTTATCTCCATACTCCTGTGGAGTCATAGAAAATTTAGAAACTAAACCACTATTTGGATTGTCCCGATACATAGCGGCCATTGTTAATGCTTCTAACTCTCTCACAATAATAGAAGCGCTATTGTCTTCCTGTGAGAAGCGCTGGATTACTTGTAATTCTTTTCCCATTAATATATCCTCCTTCTATTATTGGTTTACAACTTCACAGACGTTACCACTGATAAAACCAGCGCCAAACATTCCACCAGAACGTGTTGCTTTCTTCTGGAAAATCTTGCAATAAGATTTTACAGCGCCAGCGGCTGGTTTAGTTTCGGTACCTGTTGGTGTCATGTTAGTAGCAGTAGGTGTAATAAATTTGCCAACATCGCTATCATCACCAGTTAAACCACCAGAAACAACGCAATCGTCAGAAATGTATACCATAACCTTTGGAAGTAACCAAATAATTGTGGCAACTTCGCCAGCAATAAAGTTATATTTAGTGAAATCTGGTTGACCATCTGGACGTCTACCATCCGGTAAGTTTTCAAATCCACCATTGACTACGATACCCATAATATCGGTCTTAATATTATCTGCTGTTGGAGCAGAAGGAACTCTTACCTGAAAATTACCATCAATTCCAGTATCAATAACTTCTGCTGAAACCATCTGACCCGGGTACATAACCATTCCTTCTGGAACGCGTACTACGCTTACATAGTGGTCAGGAACTTTAGTCATTGTGTAACATAATCTTTGTTCGTTCGCCATTTTAACTCTCCTTATTATTTTCTTAATTCATAGCTATTAAATAATTCATCTAAAGATTTAGGTGAACTACCTGCCTGTCTAGGTGCTGAGAATGGTTCTAACGGAAGACCATAGCTAAATCCAAGAGTAAATTCTTTCTTGTCTTCTGCCATTTTCTTTTCTTCATCTTCTTTAGCCATCTTAGCGGCAAAATCAATAGCGGCATTCCCTAATTTCAGTTCAAATTCTTCCTTAGAGCATTTTGCCATTTCTTTTTCTAGAGCCATCTTTTCTTCGTCAGTAAAAATATGAGCGCATTTTTCTAAAGCATGTTTCATTTCATCAACTTCTTTTTCGCGTTCATACTTGCGAACCTTTTCTTCCAGCGCGCATTTTTCAACTTCTAAAGCATTGGCTTTCTTTTTCCAATAATCTTTATCAGCGTCAACATCGTCTTCTAACCCTTCACGACCTTTGTCGTCTGGTTCAATACGATTTTTTCTAATTTTTTCTTTTACATCATCTTCTTGAGCATCTGCATCATCTCTGATATCTTCGATGTTTCTATTGCCCTTATCAATCTTATTCTTTAATTCTTCTGCCATTTTTTTTGTATCCTCCCCTAAGTCTAATTTTCTATATAGGCTTTCGGCCTTTCGTGTAGCTTCACTATTGTTTTCGGCCTTTGCATAGCCTAACGCACTAGCTAAACCTCCACGATTGTACACGAGCTTATCGCCCTCAATACACATTACCGGGTACTTAAGTTTGCTAGATGGCGCTTCTTCCCATCCACTTTCAACCACTAAGTACACATCGTTTACTAAACTCTTATAATTAGAAGCTTCTAAGATTCTATTTCGAAGTGTGGTTTTATCCACACTCCCCCATGCCTTATCAGACATAGCATCTTTAGATTTATCCACCTTTAAAGCAGAGCCAGTACCATAATCTTTTGCAAAATTTTCCACGATTGCTTTTTCACTTCCTTCTATCATATAGTTGGCGGCGTTATTAGCATTCGCTTTAATTGTATTGAGCAGTGAACTTTCCCCACCATGCATTAATTCCATATATTTTTTATTATATTCTTCACTTGAGAACTTAGTAACAATCAAATTACTCCCCTCGATACCTTCTATAGTTTCTTCCGAAAGTAAGCATACTGACAAGAATATGAACTCGTCAACTTTTAAAATGCCATTAATATCTCTCTCACCCGCAGGAACTTTAATTTCTATAGAAACTTTCATATTTCCATTGCGTCGATGCAAGATATCGGTTAAAGTAGGATTATAAATCTTATGAATTACTCCCACTGTTTCAAGGTATACTTTACCATTTCTTTCAACAAATTCCATTGGAGCCGATTCTGGAATGATACCAGCTTGCATCATCGTGGTATCTTCTTCTCTCGAATGCTCCAATACATCTGTAGAATCCAATGGAAAATATTTATTATTTAATCGGTATACAATTGGTTTGTTAAATATGGTTGGAATTGACTTCAATACTGCTTCATGAGAAATATCACAGTTATTTCTATTGACACCCTCATGTAGTAATGCTAACCGCACCATCATGCAATCGGGGTCTTGTTTGAGAATTTCAATAGTATCTAGCGAAAAATCTAGCCTCATCTTTTCATTCTCCATTTACTAAACCCCTTTCTTATCTCTATTATTACTCCAAATAGTCAACAGGTTAGACAATTCGTCTGTCATTATAAAAATCCAAATTGTTCTTTCTGTTCTCTTGTTGATATAACTATTTACATGGATAATACCATTATTCTCAATGAAATCTTTGAGTGGAGGGGAACCGCAGTAATATAACTTAGCTGGGGTTTTTTCTACATCATAGATTTTCATTAATCATCATCGTCATCTCCACTAATACCAACGCCATATGATTCTGGGTCAAATCCATTATCAAAACGTTGCCAAGCAGATTTGTCCTCTCCTTGATTATCTGCATAGTCCATTAACTGATTTGCCCAAGTGCTTTCTTCAACTTGTTCACTTAGGAATTCATCAGCAAGGACAATAAATATCCTGCTGTTTCCATCAGCATGACACATATCATAGAAACGTTCCCATAATTCGTTTGTTTCCATTTCTACTTCATATGCCATTCTAGCAAAATCTGCAACACCATGCAATTCTTGTTCAAATGGTTTAATTACACCATTCATTTGTAGCATAATATTTAAATTATCGCAAAAATCTCTCACCATTTCTGAATGGTGCATTTCTTCTCTTGCACGATATTTGAAGAAAAGTGAAAGATTATCAAGCCCAATATTTGATAAATAAGAAGAAATATATTGATACATATATGAATTTCTCACTTCATGTGTATACAATTCCCCTAAATATTTATAAGTAGGCTCATTCAAAAATTTCCTGTAATCCATTTGCTTCTCCTTAAATACCTAGTTTTGCTCTGGTATTATCTCCACAAATGCCATCAACTTCTAACTCATTTTTACTCTGAAAATCACGCAGAGCATTAAATGTAGCATCACCAGCCGCGCCATCAACACTAATGTCATAGCCATGATTGCGTAGCGCTTCTTGAATCTGTGCAACTTCATTCATTAATGCAATGTCTGAATTTTTTCCAAAATCACCATCTACATCTAGGTTATGAAATCTTTGAATGCATTCACACGCATATTCACATTCAGAGCCATAATAGCCATCCACTGAAAGCGGGCCGTTTTCTCCTTGATATCCACAAATATTACAATCGCGCTGGAACTGACTGATATTTTCATCAGGGCCGTCACCATAAGACAAGTAATAATCACTACTATAAATAGAAGTGAAACCGTATGGATTAGTTGGAGAAGGTGTTGGAGTCGGCGTAGGAGTAGGAGCCGGAGCATCTCCGCCGCTATAAGAAATCCCTAAATAATCTAAAATACCATAGGCAATTGCTTGACCATAGGCAGTAGAGTTTGTAAGAATATCAATATCCTTGCTAATACAACCAGTTTCAAAAATGCAAGCTGGCATATTGGTACCGCTTACTTCCCAATCATCCCGCTGTAAAATACCACGAGTACCAATGCCCATTCTAAGCATAACAGATGCATTAATTGCATTTGCTAAGTTGTATGATGCACTTGCGCCCGGATAAACAATCGGCAATGTACCGCTTGGTGCTTGGTCATAATCACAATGGCAACTTACATATAAATCAAGGCCATTTTTATTTGCATAAGCAACACAAGCATTGATATTCATGTCATTTTCTGGGTAATCCGTATGAACGTCTACACCGTACTGTTCTAATATTGGAATAGCCGCGCCAACAATAGGCTTCATTAATTCAGCTTCAGTGTATCCATTCCACGCGGTTCCACTATCCCAAGAGCCATCGCTCGACACCCCATGTCCAATTGCTAAAAACATACTAGCCATCTTATTCTACCTCCTTATTTATTTTTCTAAACTTTCTTTTAATTCCATCAACATCTTTCTAATCGGATTAAAATACTGCATTTAAAAACACTTCCTTTCAATAATGTCCTCTTCAACTAAAACATCTTCTATAATATTCATATAATTATATGGAATGCGTACCATTTTAATGCCGCTGTCCCTACAATAATTATCTTTTATAGAATCTCTTAGCTGTGTTCGCCTAAGACCTTTTTCTCCTCCAAAACGGTCAACAGCCCTATAATGCTGTTCTCCATCAAACTCAATACATATATTTAAGTCAGGAAGATAAAAGTCAAAGATAAGAGGTTGTTTGTATACACAATCGGCAAATCTATGTTGAGGTATATAAGATATATTATTATCTTTCAATATCTTTTCGATTTTATCTTCACCAATAGAATGTTTACATTTAGGACACCTACGTCCTCGTAAAAATTTATCTGGCGTAACTTCATATTCATTACCACATTTATTGTGGCGCATTAATATTTTATCATTCGCACCAGTATATTCACCTAACACAGTGTAATCATCTTCAACTAAATCATACACTTCTTGTTTGAAATATTTTGTATCCTTATGAACTCTCTTAGAACATTTCGGGCAATAACCAGTGCCATCTAACAAATCCTGAGGCCTTGCTTTGCGACGATATCCACATATTTTATGCTCTACCATTATGGGGGTATCAACATTTTGATATTGTTCTAATACATTGAATTCGTTGGGATATATTTTCTCAAGCTCCTCACAAAAGCCTTTATGGCCTTTTCCACGCTTCTTACGAATTACATCTTTACGATAACACCCACACGACTGCGTACCACCATGAACCAATGTGCTCCCGGGAATTATCTTTTTATTTCCACAATCACATTGACATAACCACTGTGTCCTGTGGTTTCCACTCGGAGAAATTTTTGTCTCAGCGCGCTCAATAACAACTAGTCTTCCAAACCGTTTTCCGGTTAAATCCTTTAAAACACCCATTACTCATCCCTTATACCATACGGGGAAATCGGTCCGTAATCCCTGCTCTTCTGCCCTTCGTCAGAGACAACATCTTGTTTTGGTCTTCCGTTAGGTTTTCCGCTATCCTTTGCTGACTTCTGGAATGCACTCGTAAGTGGTTCCATCAAATCCTTGATTCCTAATTCAGATTCAAGTCGCAATGTGGAAATTACCTCAAATGGTTCAAACCCAGCGTATGCAAACAACTTCATTACAGGCATATTTGCAGTTCTAACCAAATCTGCATATGACTTCGTTTCCGCTTGGTCGTTCAATTTATTTCCAAAAAAGGAAACATTGAACTTGTATTTTCTCGTCTTTTGTGATAAAATCCAATTAACACAATTAGAAAACTGAGAATACATATGCGTACTAGCATAAGCAAAATCAACTGTGGACGCAAACTGTAGCGCAGTCCCCTGTCTAATTTGATTAGAGCCAAAATTACCATCAGAAACACCGACATTACTATAAAATGTATTATTAGAAATGCCAACAATATCTGAAAATCTATCCGTCTGATTAACTGAAATGCTTTCAGAATCAAATGGGGAAGAATATGCGATAATGTTTTCAGGTAATGAATCTTGAATAACCTGAGTTATTTCTCTTGCTTCATTATAAGATAGCACCATGTTGTTTCCATCTTTTTTTAATGGAATCTTTAGCGCAATAACCTTGAATAAATCAAGCGCCAACATATCCTTCAAAAGTTGTTTGTATGAAATAACATCTAAGGCCGCACCCATAGAAGAACTAAGCGGTGGAACCTTATCTGGATGAACCGGGTCAAAAGTAAATACCCAACTCTTTTCAACTGGAACCGGATAATATTGTAAATACTGAATCTTTTCTGGTGAAAGATTTGTACTTGTTCGCATTCGAACGAAATGATTATATGCCTCATAAAGTTCTGGAATGGCAATTTCCAACCCTACATATCTATCAAAATATGTAAGGTCAAATGCAAACTGGAATCCATATGTCCATGGCGCTACAATATAACACCACTCAGATGGCAGTTGCAAAAATGAAATTGTATCATCCGTTTCTGCAATCCAATAGAAACCAACGCCATCTACCATTACTTGCAAATCAATCTTTGGGAATTGATATTTGATATTCATATTCCTAAGAGTTTTTAAGCAAATTTCATAGGCATGTAAATAGTCTTGGTTGGATACATTATCCACGTTATCAATGTCTGTTGGATTTAACACATAGTTAAATGACTTTATAGTATTAAAGTACCATAAAGACCGATGATATTGACCAACAGAATAGTTTAAATATTGTGATAACCCTCTTAGTTCATTATCAAAATACTGTGGCTCTTGAAGCCATCTGTCAATCTGTTCTGATGTTGCAACAAGAGGATTAATATTTAATTGTTGATAAAGTTGTTCTGACAGTTGAGGTTGAAAAGTCCCGTCTTTGGCATAGCCATCGGCAATCGCCTGAGTAGCTTGGAGTTGTTTTGATAGAGTAGTAGCAAAATTTGCTCTATAACTATCTGAAACAAACCTAGAAGCAAACTCTTCTATGGAATCGCCCATTCCTAAACCTTTAAGAGTATTGTTAATATACTCCATCTGTTCAGGAGTAGCGGGCTTATCCTGTATGAGCTTCTTCTTTTTTTCTTTGTTTCCCACTCTTCTACCTCCCAAATTCTATAATTAGCGAAATATTTTTTTTATTAAACGTGTAGGCGAACCACCAGTTATAGCATTCCTATTAACTTTCTTAAAGAATTGTGACATCGTGCCATCTTCGCTATTAGCTTGATTATCAAATTCCATAATCCACCATACACCATATGCTAAGGATGTATATCTATCCTTATCAATATTATTAACAACACGTTCAATCCCAAGAGAACCGTTATTATTATATTTTACCTTAAGGTTAATAATCTCATTAACCAGTTCATCAGTTTGTTTGAATGGCGCATACGCCAAAACATCATCCTTAGAGAATAAATCTAAAGAAGAATCATCTTTAAGTTCTAACAAACGTAACTTGCCACTACTTACAATATCCATAAATGTAACTGTAATTTTGCTTTGAGCCTGCTGAGGATATAATCCATATAAACATTGCTCAGCGCCAACAACCTCAGATTCATCACCAGTATTGATTGTATCCCATGCAACCAAACTCTCACCTGTGCCCGGGTCTATCTGGGTTTTTAGAAGTTCATCTTTAAGCCCAACGCCCAAACCGTTAACATCTATAACGCACATTTTTGGCCTAAAGACATTATAGAGCCTCTTTATCTCTATGGCTTGTGCTGTAAATGTGTAAGCATTTGGAATAATAATAAGATTAACCAGTCTTATCTCTTTTACCGAATTGTTAGAATGTCTAATAATCTTTAATATGGATACTGAACTTCTATTATTGTCATCTTTTTGAGAACGAGCAACGTCAATGCCAAATACATACTCATCGTTATCATCTTCCCGTTCAAATTCTGGTAATGATAAGTTTCTACACGATAACAATCTGTTGATGTCAACTAACTGATTCTCAGAAGCACCAACCCATCTACTTTCATAGTTCTGAGCAAAAGATATGGAGGAGCTAGATTTTCTTCTCTGAGCCATTTGCTCAACGGTTGTACCACGGCCATACCATGCGGCCAACTTCCAATCAGCGCCAGTAACAAACTCGCCAGAATTATTTGCCATACCTTCCACCATATTAATGCTTCGGTTGTGTTCATCTGAACCACGAAAACCCGCTGTCGTGAAGAAATCAATTCTCTGGCTGATTTCTTCTGGATTAACCATGGCCAATTTACCAACAGTATATCGTGGGAAGTCAACAATTGGCTTTAAAGCATCGTCGAACACTACGTTGTCAAGTAGCGCAGACTCTTCAATATTAATTCTTTTACGTCTCTGCCCTTTACTGTTTTGGTTATTCGCCAATACATTCATAATAGAGCCATTGACAAACCTTATCTCGGCAGTATCTTTGTTGAAACTTGGCCGTCCACTTATTTCATCTTTTAATATAGGCCAATATCGTATGATTTCATTATACTTATCTTTTAGCATCTTAGCCGCATTCGCTTGAGTTTGTGCGGTCATAGCTACTTCGATATTCGGATAAAACATACATATTAAGAATAAGGATAAAACTTCTATAAAGGTATTATGAGATACAACTCCATTACATATCCATGAATTAGTGTCCGGCATATTTATATCCCCTGTTTCCGCAACAGAATTTTCAATTCCAACAACAGGAGTATAAAAATAATCTCTTTCTATTATACCAAATAATTGTGGAGCGTCTCCGCAATCTTTAAAAGAGTGGAATTCATCCAATAAAATGGTAGCTTTGTTATATGTTAGTTCATTATTTCCTTTTCTTACATGATAAAATTTATCAAATATTTGAGAATTATGCTCTCCTTTTTTCTTAATATATTCAAAGAAGTCATTTACATTGTCTTTCTGGTATGGTATATAATTTGTGTTCGTATTTATTTCATTAACAGGTTTTAATATCGACCTAAGTTGTTCCTGCTTCCTACTTAACCTAAATCCGATATTGCTATAGAAAATATTAACATTCTCTCCCATTATATAAATGCGCCAATGATTAAACTCACCTCTGTCACAAAATACTCTTTTAGAAATAATTCCAAAATTCAATAACATTAATTGTACTTGCCTACTAAGTTCTTCGCTAGTAGTAGCATATGAAACAATTTTTTGCTCTACACCACCATCAGTGTCAAATAACCCCTGTAAAAAACCTCTACAGCATTCTTTTGGTGATTGTCGGATAAATCTCGGAATCTCCTTTGTATGAGACGTATCATATTTTATGCCCAAATTATATAGACATTTTCTTAAATAAGTCGAATAGATTTTATATTCATACTTTCCATATTTTTGAACATCATAAGAAAAATTATCTTTAACATACTTAATAAAGAAATCTGAAATTTCACTATCAGCCGATGTTAAGGTAATTTGTGATTTAAGTGTTGTGTTGCCATCCCCAACTAATAACCCTATTAAATAAGAAAAATCTGGTGTATTCTCAGTGATAAAGTTATATTTATTACATAACTTAGAAATATTTTCACAAAGATTATTTGTAGCATAAGATATATCTGTTAAATTTCCCCATATATTATTATGACGATTTACACATATATAATCTCCAACTCTAATATCTCTAGCATATTTCCAAGCGAGATTCCCATCTTCTTCCATAACCATAAGCCTGTGATTATCTGTGCATTCATTATCATACCCATACTTCGTCTTAATCTTAAGTGTTGGTTTATACCCATTATATGTGGCCAAGTAGGTATGCTCCATTTCACCATATTTATTGACTGTGTCGAAATCAGATGCATGATATTCATATTTGCTATCAATAAAATCTGAGAGCTGTAACATTCCTTTGTCGGTATACAAATAACTATTCAAGCTTTCGCATTTTCCATATGCACGGGGGTACACTCCGTATACACTCACAAATCTTAATATGCTTCTTAGGAATACTCTTTGGTCTAAATCTAATACAATACCACCGTCACTAGGGTGAATTAAATCTAAAAACAAATCTGGGTACCAGCGACTCCATGACGAAAAATAAATCCATTTATCTAAATTTCTATCAAAAGAATCCTGCATACCATCACTTTTAAATTTTACTGTGTTAACTTCACCTAACAGACCAGCGCGCCTTTGGTGTTCCCGCTGAACAGCTTGACTAAAATTGTTATAACTAGCCATCTACGATATCCTTACATTCATCTAGAAATGCTCGTATTCTTGGCCTATTTTCCATAGTTGGGTCATCTGTAAAAATACCATATTTATCACCATATCGTTCCAGATAAGAATTTACCGCTCTATCATAGAACGAATAAACATCCTCATAAGAACATGGCGGCATTCCTAATAAATCTCTTACATAAAGAGCCTCGGTATAAATAATAAAATCTGCTGAATCCGCTGGGCGGTGTTTGAATTTTGGTAATATTGGAACGATGTCAACAGCACGTTCCACTTCTTCATATATCTTAGAAAAGCTATTTAAACCATCTTTTGTATCCTGCTCTCTTAGCTGGCTAGGATTTATGTTAGCATCCTTTGCCGCTTGACGAGCAATATCGCCCCAAAACTTAGCATCAGTCATTCTATTCTGGGTAATAGCAACTTCCTCTTTTGCTTTTGCCCTAACGTAATTCATTAAAGCTTCCCGATGGAATGGAGTAGGCATTGCATAAAACGGACTTAGTTTATCATATTTATCATACATGACTTTATATTCCATTTCTGAATACCCTTCACCAAACATTTTCATAATTTCTGGTGTTACTTCAAAATCCGTACTATGATAACTTCCATCTAAATCATCTATTGTTAAACCGCCAGTGTACGCATTTGTTTCTCCGTCACTCCAACCCATATCTCTGTACTTTGTTAAAGCTAGGTTACGCATATATATGCCAAGCGTTTCTCTTTTATCAGAAACACTAATATTCCACACTTCTTCTATAAATGGCTTATTAACATTTTCATCCTTAAGGAAGTTCATTAACTTCTCTTTAACTACTCTACCTTTTTCATCCGAACATTTTTTACGAGAGCATTCTTTACAATAAGGAATTATCCCGTCCTTGCTATCTGGATGATATGATTTATAGAAATCAGCTTTTCGCTTTTTCTCATTACATTCGATACAGGTGAACATTTCTTCTGGCGCTTTTATTACGCTTCTTCCCATTATTCACCTCATTGTAAAAGCCCCAATATAATTGGGGCAACATCTTTACTTAATTCATATTTCGTGTTAAAATATGATAATAATAACCAGTTTCGTTAATATCTAGTATGTTATCCAAGCACTTAATCTTATTCATAACCTCTGGCAACGGTGATGCAAGTGTTTCACTCACCTGATAGCCGTTGCTATCAAAAGACTCGCAAACATACGTTGGGATATTATCTGCCACTTTTAATTCTTTCATTTCGTAAATGACAACAATGCCCCACACATAATCTCTTGCCTGCTGTTCAGTTTGAATCTGTGTATTATCAACAAACAGCAAAAGCTGATTATTTGTGTCGACTGTAAATTTACCGATATTATCCGCGCTATCAATAGACGCGAACGGTACCATTTCAAATGGCTTGCCCTGTAGCAGAACTTGAATACCAGCCAGCGACGTGCCAATAGTAGTAGACATAAACTCTAATGGTTTAATAGTAATAACATTAAGTGTTTCCATTTTACTCAATGAAAATACATCGTTTGGTTTTAAAAAGACATTTCTTTTAGCCATCTAAATTTCCTCCTTAGGAAGTTGCTTTCGGAGCAAAACGGTCATCTGCTTCTGCTTTTGTGTAATAATTAGCCAGTGCCGCCTGTACAGCCGTATTAATTGCGTTTGTTAAATCTGCTGTTTTAACGTAAGTAGTATCAGCATCCGCACTCTTTAAATAAGGGGTTAATGCTGTTGTAATAGCGCCAGAAACATCAGAAGATGTCTGGTAGCCTTTTGCTGTCAATTCAGTGTCCGTAACATACTCAGCCGGAACTGATGTTAAAAATCCACTGTCATTTGTAAGCTCACTTGTTTTAGTTGGAACTGTTGGCGCTTCTGGAATATTAATAGAAAGTGCCGCCGAACCATCAAATGTGCCCGTTGACGCGCCAGTAAATGTAAGCGGTGACTTTGTTTTATTTGCAACACCTACAGTTAAATTAGGTGCACTACCACTATTTGGCGCTTTGTCAGCCAATGCAAGTGTTACTGCCTTATTTGAAATGGCATTCAAAGATGAATTGCTTAACGACTGTTCAACAATGGGTATTGTAATTGTTTCTGGTTGAGCGCCATCAAACACAATATCATCTTTTCCACTCTCTCTAATAGTGAGTGCATTTTCTAATGTACCCGCACCGGGGACATCTCCACCTGTAATTTTACTTGCAGAAACACTTATAATTTGCTCGTCACTAATCATGCCACCACCAAGACGTTGTGTGGCGTATTGTTTTTCGGATTCTTTTAGGCTAAAAGCCCTACCCTTTTCATCTCTCATTATTTTCTCCTTTTTGAAATATTAATTCAAGATAATAGAGTAGTCAATTGTCTTTCCTTTTCCTTCTTCAAATATTAAAAAGTTCGCACTTGCTTCGGATGTCTTTAGTATCTTCATACTATAATCGTCTATCCCAACGATACTTCCTATGCCGATAACATACTTTCGATATCCACAATTTACTAAAGAAGAATGATGTTTATGACCGCAAATCAAATAATCAATATCCTTATCATATGCGGCAATATAATCTCTCATAGCATTTTTAGAGTCTTTGAACTCTCCATGGATACCTAAAACATTATATCCGCAAATGTTTGTATATATATTACCCGATTTGTTCTCTACTATCTTTAAATTTTGATTATTAATATTATAAGCACGTATAATTTCAAGAGTAATCTTTTCTATATTATCGTCAAGATGTTCTTCTTTACGACCATCTAAGAGACGTAATTCTCCATGATTACCACATACTTGATAATATTCTACAAAAAATTCTTGTGATAGTTTGTATAACCAATCTGACATGTAACGACCATAGCTAATTGCGCTATCAACAACACCCTCCCTTAACGTTTTAAGTTGTGAGTGTCTAAGGAAACCATCAAGAGCGTCACCCAAAAATAATACTTTGATTTTGTTCAGATTATTTTCGTGTCCTCTTTTGATAGTTTCTGTCAAAAGCATATCCATTCTTAAGAAAAATGTTTCTGGGCTATATTGATTGAGGATTTCGCCCTCAAGCCCATAAATAACAAACTCTTTTCCATAATGGCAATCAGCAAAACATAGCACACCTTCTTTATGATGCGCTAAATTACCCTCGCTAACTAATACATTAGCCTTGCGGGGGGGGCTACATTCTTTCATTGCTTCTATAATTTTTTCTAAAAATTGTTCTTCTCGGGCATCTTCGCGTACCCACTTATTATATTCTTGTTTTTCTGTCTGTAGCTTAATACGCTCTTTTTGTAATTCTACTTTTTTATATTCGATAGACGATATGTAATCGTCTTCATCTGTATCTAATAAACTTTCAACCTCAGATTCTAATATATCTAAAGTTGCCCTGCTACCATACATCATACGCCTTGCTACATCAGGGGCATATTCCCTACCATATAGATATGGCGCTATTTCTGTATAGTCCGCATCTAATGTTTTGTCGACTAGTTTTCCATAAACTAAGCGCTTATGATATTCATAATTAGTCTCGTCTTTCAATCTCTCTAAGTTCATTCCTCATCCTCTTCTGGCACCAATCCTTCTGGCATTACATCCATACCAGTAGTAATTGTTACGTCCTGCCCGTCATATTCTTCTAATAAAAGCGCCAGTGAATGTGTCTGCCCTTCAATTTCTACATATACTCGCTCTTCTTCCATTCGAATATCAAGCATACCTACAATCTTTAGGCCAACACTTTTTGTGATTCCATACTTAGCCATCGGACTTGCAACCTTCTCTAAAGTCTTGTGATGGATAGAACTTAGGAACAGCGCGGGCCGAGATATTGCTATATTCCTGAGTTAGAGGATTAAAAAATGTATGTGGTTTATATACCTTTGGATTAAAAGTTCCAAATTTCGAAATTGAAACTTTTTCACCTGTGCAAACAGTTGTCTTAATCAAGTCAAAAATAGCGTTGCCTATTTCCTTTACGTCGTCTTGCTTGACTCCTGTTGCCTTACTAACTTTCCTATACAGTTCATTTCTTGTCATAACTTTACACTCCTTCTATAATTCCTATAATTTTTCGTATAATAAAAGCCCGCCAAGCGGGCTAGTGTAAGTTTGTTTTAATTATTATAATTTAAATTTAATATCTTTATATCTTTCGCTATTTAATTTTTCAATTAAAATGCTATATGGGTCTAACCTACCCGACATAATCATATCTGCAATAACCGGAGAATATCCGCTTAATAGCGCCACCCCCAAATCATTTTCCTTTAATGGAATGGTATTGGTTCTCGATAACACATTCCAGAAAATTAATTTTGGCATTTCATATCCAGCATTATGATATTTTTCAGAGATACTATCAAATAACGTTTTATTCACTCTTGATGGTTCATCACTAAAAAACGGAGCAGATGTAGCGCTATCAAACTCCATATCGCTAATGATTAGGATATTCTTAGGAATTTCCTCCTGCGCCATATGAGCATCTGTAGCGACTTTTAGGATTAAGTCAAACACAGCTTCGATATCTGTATTAGCAACCTCGTTATATTTATCAATAATTTTTAACTTATCTAATAAATTCTCTGCCTTACCAAAATCTACTAACTGTGGTGTTTGGCTGAACGTGATATATTTATCCTTAAATTCTCCCTGACAGGTTTCTGAAAAATAAATAGCAAGTGCTTGTGCAACATCAATTGGTTGAACGCCATACGCAGTAGTATACATACTGCCACTGCCATCACTAACAACAATTGTATCCTTAAGAGAGTTGTCTCGTGGTAAGGATTTCCACAATGCCTCTAAATCAGGTTCAAATTCGGGGAAATAACTAACCTCCCACATATCGTCACTTCTATATTTTTTAACAATTTCATGAGGATACAATGTTGAAGAATTCATTTTAGCTTCTTTTGTCAATACTTTCGTTAAGAAGTCATTATATCTTTCATGGTCATGTCTATTGAATGCATTCCTGTATTTCAAATTCGCATTTGAAGGAACGGATGAATAATTAATAAACGACCATTCATTTGCACTCATTTTACGCTCTACCACATCAAGAGTTTTCCTTAATCCAGAAATCATCTTACGATAATTCCTAGGAGTTAATCCAAGAAAACTCATAGCCTTGTAGGCTACATTGCGCGCTTCTTTATTATGGGACTTTTCACTTGGCATCCATTTAGCAAGAAGCGAAATGTTTTTGCCATTTAATGCATTTTCCATATCTTCACGTAATTGATTTACAATGATACCAACTACCTTGTTGAAAATTTTATCAGGAACTCTTCTCTTAATGATATAAATTAAATCGTCCCATCTCCCATACTCTGGAATGTATTCCAAAATTTCACACATTTGGTCGGGATAAGAATTACACAGGTGTTGAATGATAACTCTAAACACTCTACGTTCTCCCATACCCTCACGAATATCTCTCGCAAAGAATAACCACTTAACTGCCATTTCTGGCTCTTGTGCAAAAGCGTCTAGAAACGCACTTTTGATTTTTTCATCTTCTTCATACCGAAGTGTAGAAGCTCTAAAGTTTAAATCAACAAGCTTATGCCCGCTGGTCTTATACCCTAAAGCGCCATTCTCTGTCAGTTGTTTTTCATCATTTAAAGTATTTCGTAAATTTTCAATAAACATGTGTGTACCTCTTTCAATAATTCTCTGAGCGCTTTAATTTTTTCTCTAAAAAATCAATACTTTGCTGTTCGCGCCCAATCGGAGACATGCCAAAAACTTTTTTATATTTAGGCATACTAACGTACTTCTCGCTCAATAACCTTATGGTTAAGTGTCAACGAGCTATCCCCGTCCTAACAACGGTTGGTTTGATTATAAAATGGAGCCACTACGAGGAGTCGAACCCCGATAAAATGATTACAAATCATTCGCACTACCGTTATGCTATAGTGGCAAAATAAGACTGGGCGCTTTTTGGGTGTATTATTAAAAGTAATATCCAAAAATGTTTGCTGTAAGCGCACAAAGAAATGAGGTTAAAAATTAAAACTACGCCCAATTTATGTTTTTTTTGGCTTAATAAAAACTTTAATTTTGCTGTCTGGGCATATAAATATTATCAAATTATTGGCTGGGGCAGAAGGACTCGAACCTACGCATCCCAGAGTCAAAGTCTGGTGCCTTACCGACTTGGCTATACCCCAATATGGTATGCTCTAAAATTTAAACGAAATGCAGGCATTCTATTTAATAAACTCACATACCAAAGTTTTGACTGTTTTAAAATTAAGTTGCTGTCATGAGCTTAACACCAAGCTCTATACAATCACCACCGTAGCGGTGTATCGTTATCTCTCATTCACTATACATATATTATAGCATGTCTTAACACTGATGTCAACAGTATTAAGAAATATTTAAGAAAAAATATTAAGAAGAAAAAACTTTAGTATTCTCTACTATTATCTCCTTTTTTTTACTACCATTAGAAAATGCTAGTTTTTACTAGGGTTTTTGAAAATCTCTAAACATCGACAACACTAGTATTCACTAGAACTTCTAACCCTTCTTCTGTATTCCAAATCTCTTTCTCTCTGTTTTTCAACGGCACATTCATTACAATACTTTTGTCGGTTACTCTTTGCGTGATAGGGGCTATTACATTCTTGACAAATTACGACCCTTCCAGCCCGATTATACCCACTCAAATAATCATAATACATCCAAACATGCTCAAAATCTGACACGCGAACAATCTCCTCTGATTCGTTTTCTTTTAATTCGTCTATAAAATTCAAATAAACCTGAGCAAGCGCCAATGATGTAACCATTCCCTGTTGAGCCAAATCGTATATCATATAAAAGATATCTTCCTTTTTTCCACCTTTTAAATGCGCCATCTCGCTAACTATTTTAAATTGTTTTTTATCACCATTAATCAGGCCACTTAGCTTACGCTCCCCGCCATTTATAACCCATATTTCAGAATGGATTTTCTTTAATACCAAGAAAGCAAAGAGCAATCTTTGATAAGGATGAGGAAGGTCACAACTTTGAATGTATTCAAATTCATGTTTATATATAGGAACATAATCTATTTGAATTAGCTTATTCTCTTTTCGATATACTCCATTGACAATTCTATCTAAGCGTGCATGATATAGCATTTCATCATAACTATCTGAATATAATTCACAAAAATAAATAAGATTCTGGCGCGCCTCTTTTTTTGTCACGCCAGTCTCTTTCCAAAATTTACACAACAAAGACATCTCATAGTTCTCATATTGTGTCATAAAACCATTTTGTAATAAAGCGTTCACATAATCTGTCTCTTTATATGTAAATTTATCAATCAATACAAACCTCCTGCATAGAATACCTTTTATTTAAATACTCTATATCACCATCTTCATCTTCTAGTGGAAACATAATGTAACCGCTATTTCTTTCCTTAATCATACTATATATTTCATACCCATATGTTTGCCATAGCATTTCCTTATTGGCGCTATCTTTTTCCACATACATATAATGCGCCAAATATGTAATGGCTTCGTACACATTACTGCATACCTCATTGACATAGGAATACAACATTCCTATAAACATAGAAGCGTAAAAATCATAATCCTTCGTTGTCTCAAAATCAAAATTAGAAGCGCCAAGAGAATTCATTTTTGTGCACTCCTTGCAATAACGCTTATAGGCTTCTACCACATTATTGTAGCGCTCTTCATTCCATTCAATATTATCAGGCATAAATAATTTATGCATGTCGTGCCCTTCTTTTACTTTAAGGTGGCTACGTACATTCATATTCAACCCTTCAATATAATGGCAAATACGATTCATCGTACTATTGCTATCAATAACAGGCATATAACGGAAATATCCAGCTAAAAAATCCTTTTGTTGCTGTGTCTTATTTTCTACCTTAAATAATTCCTCTAGAGACAATCTAAATGAAGTCTTGCACCAATGTTGATAAGTGTCAATGTGCTTGCGATATTTCTTTCTGGTATCAGCATAACGATATATAAAAAAATAAGGATGCCTGTCTAGACATAAATAATTCATCCGCTCCTTATATTTAATCGTTTGTTCATCGTCGTCATCTTCTATTTTCTGGCGTTTGACCCATATTTTAGGAATTCCTTTTACTTCTCTTCCTATTTTCGCTTTCGTTCATACCCTCGGTTTCCCGATATTTGTTAGGGGACTAGACTATATCTTCACCCTCGGCTTTACGTTAGGGGCGTGGCACTTCGCCACCATATCGCTATGGCGCTACTCCTTGCGGATAGTCGTTACACCTCCACCTCCAATAGGTGTTCGGCTCGGGATTGGCATACCTTATGGCTTTAGCTTTCCCCGATAGCATACAATATATGTATACCCACTCTCTGAGTGTTCACCACGTTTCGACATAGGTTTCCCTATGAAGTGACCAACATTAATCAATTTGCGCGCTCTGTAACTTGCAAGACATTTTTAATCTATTTAGCGTAGTAACATACTCTATACTATTCTTCCCATACATATATTCAATGTCGGAAAGTAATGCATATCCGCTAGAACCTTTATTTGTAATGCTACCAATGATAGAACCAAAACTGAATGTGTCTGATTTAAACAAATCCTCTTTTGTAGGCACTATCTTCGCTGGTTTGGGTGGCTCATAATAGACAGGTAACTCATTTGGATATATACCATTAACCACCTCTGGACAATCAGTAGTGGCTAAAATATCATAATCAAAATCCGCGCCACCAAAACACATTACATCGTGTCCATGGTAATTAAGAACAACGCCCGTATACATATAACGATACCAATAATCTATACGGCTGTTTCTCACTAACTTCATTTTAACATGTTCGGAGCGATATGTCAAGGGGGAACGCATACCATCCACCACTTTTACATCCCGCTCATTCCAATAGTTAGAGTAATACTCATCAGCGCCAAGTAACCCAGTTGGCTCTAACCCGCATACATGTTGCATAAATCCAAATGGGTCGCTTACGAGTACCTGAAAGTTGCCATTTAAAATAATCTCTCCTAGGCAACCGTCTTGAATGCGCTTTTTAATTAGGCGATATATCTTCTGTTTGATATACCTATCTTTAATTAACTCCGGCTCCATAATTAAAGATTTAATCCAATAGTTATCCGGGCTACGCATGTAGGCCCGAACTTCTTCTTCAGTTTTACCCTCTCCAATTAAATAGAGGAGCGTGTATCCTAAGTTGTCACAAGTTACACCCTGAATCCAATTAACAAACATTGAGCATAAATTTTCAATATCTTCGTCTGATAAATCTAATGTTTGTAGAAATTGATAGTTCATCTTGATAATATCTTTATCATGCTTAGGGGTATAAATAGCTACACCCCATTTAAGATTATTTTTATGGCAACATTCTTTGTAATAATCAAGATTTGGATAAGCACCCCACAATTTAAATTGGCTCTCCGTTAAAATAACATCATAGTCCCTCAAATCTATTTCAGCGCCATAAATATCTTTTGTGATATAATTACCATAATTAACAAGCTCACAAAACTCTTGAATGGGAAAGGTGCACAACATTCCCTTAATAAATGATTGTCGTATGCAAAATTGGGCCGGAACATAATCTAGCCCTAACTCTTCTGCCCATTTAGAGGCGCGTTCATAATTTATTAGCCCCATCCCATCAGTTCGGTTAAACCCTAAGTTGACGGTTCGCGTATCAATTAAATCGTCCGAATCATAATCCGTTTCAGTTACATAATTTACCTCTACATCCAAATTATTTTCATAGTCTGGCACAACACAAAAGTTAGGCTCGCTAACTACTTTAGTTGCGGAAGTATATAATCCAAAGTATGCATTGAATTTAGATGGCGCTATCTTAAAGTTCATATCACGTCCGTTGTTTAATCGACGCTCCAATTCATCAATAATATTACTATCACAGAATACAACAGTAGAAACACGAGCCTGCCCTGCCGAACATGACAATCGCTTATAATGAATGCGCCTACCATCTATAATAAGCTCAAATCCTTTTTCGAACAAATACTCATATTGTTTATTTCCACTCATGGTGACTGTGACATATTCTGGAATAAACATAGCGTTATTAATCTTACGTTGCAAAAAAGCAATTTCATTTGAAGCGGCCTGTGTGCTCTCCTGTTTTTTGAGCCAATCTCTTTTTTTGTATAACTTCTCAATCTCTTCCAAGTCTACATCTTTATTTGTAAGTTCTCTAATCAACCTTAATGTCTGACTATCTGCCACCGCGGCTATCTGGTCGCGCTTTTTAAAAATATCAAAATCCCCCTCTAAAGTATATTTGAAATACTTTAAATCAGAACTATTTAGTTTTACTATATAAAATTGTCGATTCTTCATTCTACCACCATAACTTCAATATATAGATTAAAATAAAAGCACAAGCTAAAACACATACAATCATAATTCCCTCTCCCGAATTATAAGGTGAAGGCGATGAATTGCGCTTTCTCTCTTCGTGTTTTATAACATGTGGATAAATATATTTTTCTGGGTTAGCACATGCTATAAAAAACAATCCAACTAAAATAGGTAGGCCGCATAGCCAAAAGGGTAAACTTCCAATACCAAAAAACATTTTTAACCTCTCATTTCTAGTCTAGCTCCTTAAATTCGCCATCATACACTTTCCATATAATGTCAATAATCTTTCTACGCATTGACGCCTTGTCCCATTCATCACAACATTCATCAAATAGCTTGTTTGCATCATCTGCAATTTCTTCTAACAATTCGTCTAAGTTATAAGATTCATTATCCATTTAGTTATATTCCTCTACGTATTTGTAAAACTCGTCATAAAAATCATCCCTAGTCGGAACATATTCACCGCCGCTATCTATATCATCAAAATGATAACAGTAATTACCATTAATATTTAAATCCATTTCTGCCTGCGAGCAATATATATTCCAATAACAATTATCACATTTCATTAACATCCTCCTGTATTATTTTGCTCTGGCTCTATTATAGCACAGATTTAATTAAATGTCAAGCCCCATTGCAAGAAATTAAACTTGACAAAGCGTCAGTGGTATGATAAGATGTAATTGGACTTTATATAAGATAAGGAGAATTATATGAAAAGAAGAATTAAAGTTGTTGACTCTCCGATGGGTAGCGGCAAAACAAGTGCCGCCATTCATCATATTAATATGTTAGGGAATGATACCAATATTATGTTTGTAACACCATTCCTAACCGAATGTGATAGGGTTATAAAAGAATGTGAATCAAAGAATTTTGTTCAACCATCTGAGGAAGAATTTGGAACCAAGGGAAGGCACCTAAAAGCGCTACTTGCAAAAGGAGAAAATATCGTCTGTACACATGCGCTCTTTTCTTATGTAGACAAAGAGTTGCTCGATATCTTAAGAGGTGGGAATTATATCTTATTTCTAGACGAGGTCATAAACGTTATTAATGAATATGACTTATGTAAGTATTCCGAATCCAACTTCACCGAAAGAGAAAGGCAACTTCATACAATAAAGGATATGGCATCTTTTATTCGCAAAGGATATGTATCTATCGACCCAGATTTTCAAGTGAATTGGTCAAAAGAAGAATGGGCTGATTTATCACGCTACCAACACATGAAACATTTGGCCGATAATGGACTGCTCTACTATATTAATGATAGTGCCTTATTTTGGTCGTTCCCCGTACAGGTTTTCGAAGAGGATATTTTTAATGACGTTTTTATCCTTACCTACATGTTTGAACATCAAATGCAGGCATACTATTATCGCTTCTATGATATAACATATGAATATTATCACACAGAGCGCCAAAATGGACAATATTGTTTTGTTCCAACCATTAACCAAGACTATGAGAGAGAATGGAAGAAAAATGTAAAACCGCTTATCCACATTTGCCAGAGTGATAGCCTTAATGAAATTGGTCGACCTTATGTAGCAAATAATAATCAGGAGTTCTCCAGTACGCTTAGTAATAATTGGTATGCCTCACATCCAGAGGAACTTGAGGATGTAAGCCGATGTATCTTTAATTTTCTGAGAAGCGCGCCACCAAAACAACGAATGTATACCACCTTTAAATCTTTTAATAAGCAAGTGAAGCCAGCGCGCATTAGTAGAAGGGCTTTTGTTCCACTCAATGCTAAAGCGACAAACGAATATGGAAACCGCACACATTGCGCCTACATGGTAAACCGCTACATGAACCCTTTTATTAAACAACTTTTTTCAATTAGAAATATTGCCGTCGACCAAGATAAATTCGCGCTGGCTGATATGGTTCAATGGGTATGGAGAAGCGCCATAAGAAATAATGAAGAAATTTACCTCTACATTCCATCCCTGCGTATGCGAACGCTTTTCACTCAATGGCTCAACGATGAAGAAATCGCCTACGTGCCCTACCAAAAATCCCGCTACTTTAATAAATCTCGAAAAAAGGCTTAACGCCTTTTTTTTTATTGCGCTACCTGTGGATAAGTGCCTAGTTATCAACAGCCTGTGGATAACTTCTGTGGATAACTTTAGACTTATCAACATCCCTGTGGATAACTTGCCAAATTTGTGTAAAAATGAAACGAGAAAATACGGTTTCGAAGAAAGTGTATTTTAGAATCTTTTTTTTTCACATCTCTACGTAGAACGCTTAAATCATCTCTTTTTTAATGCTCTCTCTATATAATATATATATTATAGAGCCACCCCTTAAAAGCTAGCACATATGCGGGGTGGAGCACACATCTGTGTGTAAAAAATAGGGGCTTTGGAAATACATTCCTCTATGGTGCTACAAGGTCAAAGCCCGCTAAGCCAAACGGACAATTTTTTATCTTTGGTGCTTATCATTTTAAGCCTATTAAATTAAAGGTACTTTCCACTTTGGTGAAAAGCCCCTTTAATTTGTCTTAAAATGAACGCCTTGCAGTTAATCTCTTTGACTTACCGAACTTTAACAACGCACCACTCATGACCTTGGTAGAACTCAGTAAGTGAAACCTGATTGCCCCTATACGTACCGCGCCATAATCATAAAGTCCTTGGTAACTACACCTATGCTTTTCTGGCTAGACTGAGAGCCGTCTTTAAGATTCCTTCAAATATCTACAGAAGATGATAATCCTAGATTATTTAAAACTTTAATGCAATAATAATAAAAACTTATACAATAATTTAAGAAAATGATAATATTTTTTTAGATTATAAAATGCGGCTATTTACTAATAATTTTAGGAGATGAATTTGCGCTAAGTGTCTGTGTACAAATCTTCATCAAAATTGTCAATTAGAGGATAAATTTAAGAAAATCATCTTTTATCAAAAACTAAATATAGTGATATGGCGCTAGAGGAGATTTTTTAAATTTAATGTAATGTGTTTAAAATTTATTTTTTTTGTTGAAGGTTGTTAAAAAATTGTAGAAATTTGTATATGGGTCTGGAATGAAAGTGCATGGTAACGATTTCTGAAAATTTTCAAAACCAAAGTTGAGAAGTAGGGGTGATAGTGTAATCCTTTACACTTAAAATATCACCTATTGTTTTGAAAAGATACCCACTAAATATAGTTAGTAGGTACTTGTTAGTTCAGGATAACAAAGTTAGTTTTTTAAAACTTTAAAATTTGAACAAATTAAAAATTTAATATTAACCACGGTTAAAATTGCTTAAGGGTAAAAAGAAAGCAACTTTTTAAGTATTTCCATATCAACCTAAACCAATCTAAAAATAAAAAAATACTTTCCATAATAAAAAAAAATATTTTACACACACCACAACAACCCATTAACATGTTATCTATCCTCTTAAGCACATGCTTTACACGTCCATGGACATTGACAGTTCATTAAACACACACAAGAACAATACATAACAAGAGAACAAACACATTAAACATATATATATAACACACGTAGCACACACATACATACATGTTAGTACATTATACATAGATAAACACATTAAACATATATACATAACATACATTAAGCAAACAAACAAAGCAGAGCAAGAACACTTGTTTGCAATAATACAATGAACAAAGAACAAACATAGAGCAAAACAATATAATTAATAATTTTAATATAATTTAGATAGGCGAAATATTATTATAAACTATTTAGATGGGTGTTATGGCGCTTATAAATACAGAGGTATAATATATCCTGAATAAAAATAAAACAGCTATAAAGCGAAAATCAAACGATTACAATTTAAAGCGCAATCTAATAATAAGTTAAATAGAAAGCGCATTTTAAAACTAGAATAGGCTCGTCTTTGGCGCAACCTTATTAAAATTAAAATAAAATTAATTTTAATTTAAAACAAAACCAAATTGTAAATTGATTTAAACAAAGTTAGACGAGACGAACAAAGTAAGCGAAGCGCAAACAAAAATAGAATAGCTGAATAAAATTATATAGGGCTAAATTATTAAGATGGGACTAACTTAGAACATGGGGATAAACAAAGTAAGGATACTATAACAGAGGTAGCGCAAACTTACAAAGATAGGCAAACTGAATATTGTTAGAGCGATATAACAAAGGCGGGTATTATGAACAATGTTAGATGATGTACAATAAATCAGGGCAAACGAATCAAGTAAATATAATTGAACACTTACTGATTATGGTTATGGCGCTGAAGTAAACTCAATAAGAATAGATTGTAGCCATGGCGCTTTATAAATAGGCGTGTAATCGTTTAAATTTGACCATATAGCGACTTTATTTAGAAAAGGATATAGGATACCTGTTAAAACGAATGAATAAAGTGAATATGGCGAAACAATTAGAGTGGTAGCGCATAAAGCGGTAGGCGTATTATAAAATTAAATAATGAGAGCCTGAATAAACTTTAGTGGTCAGGGCGCAAAATTTGCGTTTTCATATGGCTCATGTAAACGATTTATTGACGTTTAGAGCGGACTTTTTTTCTAAAGGTATAAATATAAGGGCAATTTAAAAATAATCGCTTGTATACAAGGAGCTAAAAAAAACATTTCTTAAACAGCAAAAATTTTACTTGACAGCGCAATTAGAAACGTGCATAATTTAAGCACAATTGAAAATATTGAAAGCGAGGTAACAAAGTGAAGTATAAAAAAGTAAAAGAAGCATATGACGGTATAATGGTTCTTAACAAAAAGGGAAAATATTATACGTTTTTGGTAGGCGGTGAACTTTATACAGAAAGAGAATGTAGAAAGCTGATAGAGCGCAAAGCCCCTGAGAATGCTTTTTACAATTATGAGTGTAGTAAAAATAAAACATATTTTAACTTTGGCGCACGTTTCGAAATTGGGCAAAAACATCCCTGGGAGGATTAAAAAAATGAAATATAACAAAATTAAAGAATTTTATCTTAGTATTGGTACTTTGGTTCTGTCTTTGGGTTTGGCGGTTTTAATGCCGGAGTTAAGCCCGTTAGCGGCATTAATTAACTTATTATAGGAGGTAGAAAATGGATAAGCAAAAATATAGTAGTGCGGAAACGTCTATAAATAAAAACAAGGTTCCAGCACTTTATAAGATAGTGGAAAAATACATAACGGAAAACAGCACGATTCTAGACTATGGCGCTGGAAAATATAACACTGGAATAGAATATTATAAAAGCAAAAATATTACCGTCCTGCCATATGATAAATACAACAGAAGCAGAGAAAGTAATTTAAAAACGTTCAGGAATGTTGAGCAAATGGGCGGCGTGAATGTTTGTTTGTGCGCTAATGTGCTAAATGTAATAGCGGAAAACGATGTTATTATAGATATATTAGAGGATATATATAACAACTTGAACGTCCATGGGACGCTCTTCCTGAACGTTTATGAGGGAGACAGAAGCGGAAAAGGGAAGTTAACTTGTAAGGGATACCAGCGAAACGCAAAAACGCAAGACTATATTGCATTTTTAAAAATGGTTTTCCCGCTTGTGGAAAGAAGAGGGAAATTATTAATTGCACGGAAAACAAAGTTAGGCTTGTTTGAATCCTTAAATTTTTAATAAAAAGGTTGACAGCTATAAAAAAGGCGTGTATAATTAAGGCATGAATTGAATATGGTTAAGAAAGTGAGGAACACAAAATGAATAAAAGATGGTCAGCAAAAATGAGTAAAGAGGAAAAACAGAGATATTGGGAAAAACACGGTCATGACCATTGTATCAGTGATTGTGAAAACTTTGGCGTTAGATTCTGTGAGGCAGAATTAAAAAGAATGCTCGAGCTAACGAATGGAACTGAAACCGATAGTTACAAAGGTTACAAGAAAGCTTTAGAGGAAATACTTATTAAAAGAGGTGAATTGAAAATGAGCGAACAAGAAAAGAGATTTTGTAAAAATTGTGGGCAGGAACTTGTTAAAAGTGAAATAGATGGTTATAATTGGCAATGTATGGAATGTGACGAGGGTTTTTACAATTTTGAAACATTAACAGAAGAAGAGGTTCTAGATGAATATAATGGCGCAAGAATGAGCCTTGACGAGTTTGAGGAATTTTTGGAAAAATTTGATTATCCGGATTGTAAAAATAACGGTTTATCCGGACAATACTTTAACTATATTTGGTATTCTGTTTGTTTTGAGTATGGCGAAATTGATATTTATGTAAAAATGGAGGATATATACTAAAATGCTAGGACTGAAAAGTTATGAATTAGAACCAATTTACGATAGGGCGAAAAGCTTTTATCAGAAAGCAAAAGTACAAGAGTGGCATGGAAATGTAAGATTGCAGTCTTATAATACGATTGTGGCGGAGATTAAAGACGGGAAACCGATTATTTACGGAACGTACAGCGCCACAACGTTAAGGCATATTAAGGAGTTTTTGCAACAGAACGGCTTCAAGTCTGGGACGAAAAACGAAATCATAAAATGGTATGGGGTAGAAAGATGATGATAGATATTATTAAAGGTGGTTTGGTTGTTGGCGCGTTTATTGCGCTAAGTTGGTTAATTTTTTAAGATTAAAAAAAATAATTATTATTACAAATAAATTAAATAAATTATAAAGGAGAATAAAAAAATGTTATACGATGAAAGCTTAATCAAGGAATTAATGGAAGAATTGGTTATCGATGAAGAGGAAGCTGTAGAATTAATAAATTGCAATTCTGTAGAAATTTACGACAGTGTTGAAGATTATGCCATGGAAAAAATTGAAAAAGATGTTCCAGAATGTGTAAGGCCTTATGTTGACTGGGAATCCCTGGGAGAAGAATTATTGATAGATTATAACTATTTCGAATACAACAATAATTTAGTAGTTGTAACATGGTAAAATATTATTAATTGTAGCGGCTTTTAAATAGGCCGCTACCGTGAATAATATTTATCAAAAAGGAGGACATATGCAATATAAATTTTTTAATATTGATAAAATTGAGTCAGGCGAGGATTTGAAGAAACAGTACAGGCGATTGGCGTTTGAACTGCATCCAGACAGGGGCGGAGACCCTGAACAGTTTAAAGCCATGGGAAACGAGTACGAATTACTATTTAAGGTCTTTGGCGCTATATTTAAAACAAAGAACGGCGAAACGTATACAAAAGAAACGGGGGAAAGTTCCAACAAATTCAAAAATATTATTGACAGTATTATAAGATATAATGTTAATATTGATATTGTCGGCTCGTGGATATGGGTTTATGGAGGTGAAACTTATTCAATCAAAGAAATTTTAAAGTCTCTGGGCTTTAACTGGGCAAAAGGCAAAAAGAAATGGTATTACAATGGAAACAGCTACACGAAGAAAACAAGAAAATATTTATCATACGAAGAAATAAAATCTTATTATGGCGCTGAAACGGTAAAAGAAAAAACAGAGCTTAAAAAAATTTCTTAAGCGTCCCAGGGAACAAGATTGCAAAATATGATAAGATTATATATTAAGGGCGAAAGCCCTTTTTTATTTGTCTTTTAAATCCATTGTAAACGATTGAATTGGCGTTTTATTTTCTACCCTTATACTTATACCTATTTTTAAAAAAGTCTCTTAAAAACGCAATTAAGTATGTTCTAACTCAAAGATATAAAAATTTCTGAATCTCCATGGAGATTATAAACGATTTTAGGTTTCCATGGAACCACAAACCAACGGGAATAAGGTATAATAATATATATGTAATCGTTTGATTTTGACCATAGAGCGGATTTATTTGTAAAAGGATATATACCATGGGCGATAAAAATAAAACCACTTAAATCGGCATTCCAATGTAAACGCTAACACTTAAATAATTCTTAATGACAAAATTTTACCCTTTGTTTTACTTGACTAACACGAAAAATCCATGCTAAAATAATAATAGGTCATAACAACCCTGAAATATCTTAAACTTTTAAAAGTTGGTCTTTGGCAATTAAATAATAAGCCTGAGTTATTGTAAATTTTTCATGAAAACTTACAATTGTTAGTCAAATCTAACATATAATAAGTTTAAGCGATAAAGTAAGGTGAACAATGTTAGATTAAGTTAACAAAGTTTAAAACAAAAAACTTTGAAATCTGAATGCAAAAATCCAAAAAGGGTAAAATGCATATGCAATTTTCCCGGGGGTATGGGCGCAGGGGGTAAAATGCGAATCAAAATTTCCCGGGGGTATATGAAATTTTTGGAAAATTTTTTTGATTTTCAATTTATAAAATTTTTTCTTGACTTATTTTTTAATTTACTTTATAATAATTAAAAGGAGGTTTAAATGAATGAAAAAATAAAACCAAAAACAAAAAGAACAAATATGGTTTTCCCATATCGGGAAGAATATATAAGCGCCAATAGAAAAATGGTAGTTGAAACATCTTTTTTACTGGACAAGAGAAATAACAAGGGCGATTTTGGAAATCGATATGTCTGTATTAAAACTGTCAAAGATGATACAAATATGATAATCGATGAATACTTTACAAAAGCAGAAGCCGCCCCAGAGAATGCAATATTTAATGTAGCGCAAGGTTGGAACGAAGAGAGTTTCAATAAATTTTTAAAATCAATGAAGAAAAAATAAGGAGGAAATTTGGAAGGGAAATAAAGATGAAAAATATGTCACTAATTGACAAATTGTATATAATATTTTATATTGGCCAATCAATTTTATGGATTGCGGCATTTTTATATGCTATGGTGACGATTTTGATAATAATATTATTAGGAGTTGCGCCAGAACAAGATTTCAATATTTATTTAAATATTATAGGCAATTGTACATTGAATTTTATTATTGTATGTTTAGGTAAAATTGTGCTTTCGTTAATATATAAAGTTATTGGTTTGTTTTTAAATGTTGATTTAAAAAGTATCAAAATTTTCAAACTTTAAAAAGAATGAATTTAAAAATAGTTTTATAAAAAGTAAAATGAATTTGAAAATAATTTTTTAATTTTAAGAATGAATTTTAAAGTAGCTTTTAAAAGGTGGAAACCCCACCTTATTATTTAAGAATGAGTTGGAAAGTACCCACTCAAAATTAAAAATGAATGGAGGAAAATTTAAATGGTAGTTGATAAAGAGGGTAATGTTTTAAGTGTAGAATTGAATGACGATGTACGGGTGAGGACAGTTCAGGAACTTGCCGAAAAGTACGGGTTTGACGAATATGGGGAGATTCCATGTAAGAAAGAAGTATTTACAAGGCAGATGTTTGACTTTGGGGGATTGAAAGCAAAAGTAACAGAAATAAAAAAGAATTCTAAAGGAAGACCTACCGGGATTATTAAATTAAATGGGGAATTATATGATTTTTGGCACTTATTAAAGTTTGATTTAAGTATGATTAAATCTTTGGAAGATGCGGAGTTAAATGAAACTGAGCCGGAGTTGAACGAAAATGAAACTAAAGAAAAAGTACAGCCGAGGTAACATCACGTTACAAGACTTCTCGTTATTTTGTAGCCTGAACGATTGCTCGTCCTGCCGCATGATTGACCTAGTCAAGGAAGATGATTATAAATCTTGTTTCAGGGTATTGAGGCGGCGGCCTAGATGGGCGGCTAAAGTAATAGCAGATTTTTTCAACGATATGAACGAAGAATAGAGTGGTTTACGCTACTCTATTTTTTTTATTTATATTTTTAAAAAACCATTGACATATTGGCGCTATTAGTGTATAATGTAATCAAGTTAAAGAAACGGGGGTCAAAATAAAAAAAACGAAAAAAAATAAAAAAGTACTTGACAAGACAGATTATATAGTGTATAATGTAAACATAAAATAAAGAAACGAGGTAAGAAAAAATGTTATTAGAATTAGAAAGAGAATTGTATAAAGTAGAAAATTTATTAAAAACACAAGACGATTTAGAGTTATGTGAAGATTTTGCAAACAACTATAGCATTTGGGATAGTAGTTATGTAGGTGACGCTATAATGGAATGGGCAGACGGTCAAGTTGGCATTTATTATTCAGACATATATAAAAATGTTGAATGTTTGGATAATACAGATTATATGGAAGAAGCTTTAGAAAATTTCGATAGTTCTGACGGTAGTATTTCTAAATTGATACAACATGCATGGTGCATTTATAATTTAGAAATGTTACATAGTAATGTTGACACTATTTTGAAAAATATCGTATTAAATGCAATCGAGGAAATGATTAATAGAGAAGAGGAATATATTCCAGTTAATTATATTAATGTTATCAAAGATAGAATTGATAGTTTGTGGATTTACACTAATAATATAAATAGGTTTGACGAATTAGAAACATATGTGAATGATTTCTTGTGGAATTCCTATAATGAGTGGTTTGAAAGTCACTTGTCTTTTGATACAGAGATTGGAACTTTTGATTCTTTAGATGAGCTATATAATTCATGTTCAGACTTAGAAAATGATGAGCCATATATGATTAAAATTAATAAATTAGTAGATTCTACTAATGGTAATACTACTGATATTAATAAAGCCGTTGATATCGACGAAGATTCTGCTGAAATGTCACCCGATTTTGTTGGGGCGGACAGTGAAGCAATATTTAATGCTTTTAAATACTTCAAAGAAAATTTCTTTTAGAAACTTAACAGGGGTTTATCCCCTGTTTTTTTTATTTATTTTTTTTAAAAAAAGTCTTGACATAATATTTCAAAACGTGTATAATATAACCATAGTAAGAAATGAAACGGGGTAATAAAATGAAAACAAAGAAAATTAAAAAGGTAGCGTTCGGTTTATTGTTTGGATTGAGTTTGACCTTAAGTTTTTGTTTGGGGGCAAAATTCACATTAAATAATCAAAAGATTATCACTTATGGCGGAACTCATGCAGAAAGCCATGTATTATTTTATCATAAAGAATATTATGTGAACCCTCATCATATTAACTGGGGCGCAATTATTGATTAAAAAAAAAAATAAAAAAAAATACTTGACAAGCAAAAGTACATGGTGTATAATATACACATAATAACAAATGAAACGAGGTTATGAAGATGAAAATTAGTGAAAAAATTCAAAAAGCAAATGAAATATTAGATTCATTGGAAAAATATTTAAGCAACGAAGCATTTCATAAATATACAAATTTAAAATTATATGATTGTGCCTTTTGTAATAAAAGTGATTTAAACATACCTGAAAATATTAAAGAAATATTAACAGATGATATTCTAAAAGATAATTTCGATGTATTTTGTGAAGATAACTTTTATTGCCTTAACGAATGGTGTGAAGAACAATTTGGCAAAGAATTTCATGAATGTGTTAAATATATGGGTAGAACAAGTTCATTCCGTATGAATAATTCTAATTTTAATATAGAAAAAAAGTTTTTGTGATACATTAGATAATATTTACGATTATTTTTGTTCTAACTGGGGAAATGCTTCTAGCTATCTCAATGAAGTCAATCGCTTTGATATGGAAAGTATTAGAATGATTATGAGAGGGGATATGTGTGCCGATAGCGAAGAATTAATTAATATTATTGATTACATTATTAATGATTTAAAGGAAGATGTCGTTAAAGATACTAATAATGATTTAGAATTATGGAATCATATCAAAGATTTTAAAGAAAATCAGCTTGAATACTATTCTAATTTTATAATTGAAGAGTATGAAAGCAATCCTGAATTTTATCCCATAAAATGTAAATATTGTGGAGAATTGTCTGAGATTGGCGTAGATGTTGATGAAGATTTTTGTGAAAATTGTGGACATTATTATGATGGTAGGGATTTAAAAACTACTTTATTTGATTGTAATACAGGTAATGAAATTGTTATTTTAGGTATTGAATATGACAGATTAATCAATGATGTAATTAAAGAAACTGTATATCTGTGCAAAGATAAAACAAATAACAACGAATTCTATGCTACTGCCGAAACTATTATGATTAAAGAGGTTTAGATATGAGAAGAACAAGAGAAAAACTAGTAATCCAAAAACCTCTATATTTAGCGGTAATTGATGGCTGGAAAACCATTTATAATTCTACGGTATATGGATATTATAAAAATAAAAAAGATTACAATATCATATTATGTGCTAATGGCGCTATCATTGGTAAGGCAAAAACTGTTAAAGAATGCGAGAAATTCATATCAGAATTTGATAAAAATATCTCAGACATAAATTTAAATAAGGAATTTGAAAGCGCCAAAACCAAACCATTTTATGATGAATGGGTTTCAATTCCAGAAAAAATTGAGGAGGAAATTGGAATAGATATCTCATTCGCTGTACGTGAAGATAACATAGACCTAAAGTTGTTAGAAATCTATTTGTCTGATAATAGCGATTTTTTAGACTGTATTAACTCAGGAATGGAGCTTCCTGATAGTATAAAAGAAGTTTTTGGAATGGAAATATATACATTGATTGATAAATTTATTGGAGGTTCGTGGAATGAATAATTTAGACAAGGAAATTGTTATGGGTGAAATGATTGCGGATATTGAAAAGATATCTGCATTGAAGAAAGAATGGGAAGAAAATAAAAAAAATGCAAAAGAATATTTTAGTGCTGTTTTTGAATATTATACTTTGATGGAATTATCTGAAATTACAGGTGTAGGATATGAATTTTTAAAGAGTATTAGAAGAAATAAGCCCTCCTCTACACCATTTTACTTATTTATTCAGCTAAAAACCATTAAAGATTATATAAAATTGTTAAAAGATTAAAAAAAAACGCTTGACAAGTAAATATATATGGTGTATAATATAACCATAATAAGAAATGAAATGAGGTTATGAAAATGAAAAAATCACAAGAATTAAAGTGTTATCGGCAGGATAAAGAAACGTTAGAAAAAATTGAATTAAGTAAAGAAAACTTCTATGGAGACATTCTTGACTATTGCAATGAGAGCTATTGTTTAGTAGAAGAATATCACGATTACATTGATGAATATGGCGCAAATGGTTTTTATGATTATGACGATTATAAAAGATGGCGGTATTTAAATTTTTGTGAAACACTTGAAGAATATGGTTATATTGAAATTGAACGTTACTATTATTGTATCGAAAATGTCTAAAAATGAAATGAGGTTAGGAAGATGTTAACTGGACAAATGGAATTTTACAATGGAGTGCCTATTTTTTCACCGAATGATACTTTCGCATTGACTGAAAAGGGTTGTTATGTAAGTTATAACAATTGTTCAATCTCAGATTATGGAAGTGACACTACTGCTCTTGTTCGCATTAATGGTGTAGAGCCCACTAAATTTTTAATACTAAACGGAAACCACTTAGCAGAATATGCTTTACTTGAATCTTATGATGCTTGCGTGGAATATTTTAAAGAACATCTTAGCGAACAGAATAAAATGAGTGATAATTGGGACGAAGAAATCATCATGAGAAAAGACGGCTCGTTGTTTGTGCAGAAAATAGAAGAAAATAAAGTTGAAAATATTAAAGAGGTGTAAAATGTTTGATTTTATGAATTCTAGTTATTATGAAAGTATATTATATCATTTAGATTATGCAAGAGAAGCGGAAAGAGAGGCTATTCTAAGAGAAGATATAGACAATGCTTTGCTTTGGTCAATTATGTGTGATGAATTAATGGAAGAATTAATGTATATAGATGGGGAATGTTATGAGTAATTTAAAAAATGCGATTTATGGTTTCGCAATAGGGGACGCTTTGGGTGTCCCATACGAATCTATGATAGCGCCAGAGTGCAACGACATGATAGGATATGGCACTCACAATCAACCAGCGGGAACATGGTCAGATGATACCAGTTTGATTCTAGCGACGTGTGAATCTATGAAAAGACGGCGAAAAATCGATTATGATGATATTATGAATAATTTTGTAAAATGGTATGATGATGGCGCTTTTACAGTAGATGGGTACAAATTTGATGTAGGAGGGATAACCTCTAGAGCCATTGAGCGATATAAAAATGGTTCCCACTATAGCAGTTGTGGGGATAATAGATTTACGGCTAATGGTAATGGCGCTTTAATGCGTATTTTACCTCTAGCATTATCGCCTTATTATAAAAGTTATAAACAAATTGAAACACTGGCCAGTCTGACACATGCTCATAATCTTTCAATTAAGGCGTGTCAAATATATAGTTATGTAGTCAGTTTGTTAAATGATGGTATAGAGATAGCCACGTTAGATGGAGATAATTTTGATGAGCCTTATGACAGATTAAACAAATTAAAAGAAATTTCAAAAGACGATATTAAATCAACTCCATTTGTAGTTCATACATTAGAAGCGGCGCTTTGGTGTGTGGTAAACACTAACAATTATAAAGATTGTGTGCTAACGGCTGTTAATTTAGGTGGCGATACCGATACTATTGCCGCTTTGGCTGGTGGTTTGGCCGGGTTAATTTATGGATATGAAAATATTCCCATCGAATGGATTAATAAATTGAGAGGTAAGGATATTATTAAAAGGTGTTTAGGATAATGAAAGTTTATAGTAGAAAAGAATTAAATAAAATTAGAAAAAGTGAAAATACCATTCTTGTTTATTGTATTGGTGCGGTTAAATATAAAAAGAAATATTATTTAAAGTATATTGTAGTTGAAGATTCAGGAAGAGAAAGAGAGATTATCTCAGAGTTAGATAATTACAACAAATTTATGAGAACATATTCAAAATTAAGAGCAGAAATGATTGCGCAAAAAATTGGACAGCTATATAAAGATGGAATATACATAAATTTTTATGATGATTATTTTGAACATATCATTGGCGCGGCAACCTTAGAAAATGTAAATGTTGAAATCCATGACGAAGATAAAAAGATTTATTATATTTCTAGAACATCTTCCATGGAAGATGGAGATATTGACTAATGGTAGAAATATTTATAATATTTTTTAATGCTAATATAATTCTTTTAACTTTAGGGTATTTATTAATTAAATCGATTAAAGAGGAAATAAGAAACAGAAAAAATGAATATTAAATATGATAATTATTTGATAAAACTAATTATATTTAAGTGTGTGGCATACATAGGTGTATTTAATAATAAAAATTTAAACTATAACTTTATTAAAATGCATTATTGTGACCTAACAGACAGCGATATTATTGATTTTTTAAAGGATAAAGAAAATTTGAAACAAATTGAAAATGTTAAGAGGGGACTAAACATATTTGTTATTAAAGATGATGCCCATGGAAAAAGAATTTATAGGGTAATTTGTTTAAAAGGATAAACGAATTATCCTTTTTTTTATTTTTTTTATGAAAACGTTTAATAATACTTGACAAATGTATTCAAAATGTGTATAATATAATTACAATAAGAAATAAGAAAGAGGTAAGATTATGAAAACAGAAAAGGAATTTTTAATTAATTTAGTAAACAAGACAATTGAATTTTTAGCAAGTAAATTAAAAGAAAAACATAAAAAAGATGAAGAGCTTATACTTTATAATCTTGATAATATAATAAGTTGTTTCTATGATATTCAGGAAGATTTAATGAATATAGAACAAGACTGGGAGTATATCAATTATAAATTATATATTTATTTTGAAAATGAATATTTATTTGCTGGAAACAAAACGGAAGATAATGATGTATACTTAAGCAAGCATGATATCGAAGATGGCGCTGTTCAGTTTTATCTTAAAAAAGCATGTCTATTTATAAGGGAAAATTACAATCAATATTTAAAACCATTTTAAGGCGGGTTATCCGCCTTTTTATTTTATGAAAAATGTAAACGTTAACAAAATAAAAAAAATATTTAAGAAATGCTTGACAAGATTTATAAAATAGTGTATAATTTAACTATAATCAAATAAAGAAAGCGTCAAGTGGGCAAGAGAATTTCAGCTAATACCTGTTAGCCGCCACTCCTGCAATGAATTGTAAACGTTTTTATATATATACCGATGTAAACGATTGATTTCAGGTTAAAATTTCAAAGGTATATTTATACCTAAAATTTTTTAAAACGCCTATAAAAGGAAATATGAGGATTTTATTTTGTACAAAATTTCCATGCAGTTTTGGGTAATAAAAACTAGGGTTTTATTTTGGATTTCTTTAAATAATTTTTCATTTTTGTACAAAATCACTTGACATGATATTGTATATAATGTATAATATATATATCATAAGAAATGAGGTATAAACATGAAGAAATTAAAAAGAGCCATCGGTAAAATTGTTTTAAGTGTATATGAATTCTTTACAGAAAATACACTGAAAGAAATTCTAAAAAAGTTGTTTTGTGGACTACTAATAATTATATTATTTTGTGGTGTATTTTATGCTTTTGTGTGGGGGTATGATAACAGCCCCACTGTAAAATATCGACAAGAAATTATAGATAGTCACCCAGTAATATATGATTGAGCGGTTTACCGCTCTTTTTTTTATCTGTATTTATATATGTAATCGTTTAATTTTAACCATATAGAGACTTTGTTTGATAATAGGATATATCTATAGGCTCGTAAAAAATAATCGCCTTAAATCGCCATATTAATCTTAATATATTCTTAATAAATCTATTTTTATAAAAAAAATGCTTGACAAAAAATTTTCGATGGGGACTATCGCTACCCCTTTAAGTATGCTATAATATAGATACAAAAGAAATAAGAGCGGTCTTTGAAAACTGAATAATTATAAATGAAAAAATATCAGATAAAATTTTATTTTAAAAAATATATTGCCATAGAATATAATTATAATCTATAAAATGTTAGAATTGTTTAACAAAGTTTATAATAAAAACTTTAAAATTTAGGCATAAATAAGGAAAAAGGGTAAAACATATACCTAATTTCCCGGGGCAATATACAAAATGGGGTAAAATGTGAAATAAAAATTCCCGGGATAATTGTAGAAAAATCCAAAAAGGTAAAATGCGAATCAAAATTTCCGGGGGATATAATATTTAAATTAAAAAAAACAAACATTTTATAATTCAATTTAATTAAAATAAAAAAAATAAAATATTTTAAATTTTCTGTTGACAAATATTATTTTTTGTAGTATAATAATATTGTAAATATGAAAAGGATAGATTGAAAAATCTAGCGCCATATGATTGATTGGCAAGGTAACAATTGGCAATATTTATATGGAAACAAAATGAAGTAAGCGATGATAAAAAATTAATACAAGATAAAAATACATTTAAACTGGGAACAATATACATATAGATAAAAGATGATAAAATTAAAAAGCTTATGGATTTTGACATATTTATAATACACAAATAATAAAAACTGCGTAAGATAATTTTAGTAAATTTATATAGCGCCAATAATAGAAATTTTAGATAGTGAATGGAGGCTTAACTGGTGAAATTCTTATTTAATATTACTATGCCGCGCTAATAAACAAAATTGTTATCTTAATGAAAACTTAATTGGTCTTTGATAATTTAATATATTTTAAAAAGGTATTGACATCTTGCTGAAATTGTATTATAATAAGCTGTGTTTATTCTCTTCACTATCAATTCTTATCTACCTGTCGCTACGCGCCAGTAGATAATTTATAACGTAATAAAGTAAAAAATGATTACGTTATAAAAAAAATGATTTTAAAAGTAGAAAAATAAAAAGAAAATTGGTTTCCTAAAGAACAAGTAAAAGAATTGATGGCCTGAATGAATTTAAACGTAGCGTAGAAATTTAAAAATGAATTTCAAAGTAGCTTTTAAAAAGTTGGAAAGTCCCCGTCAATCTATAATATATAGTTGGAAAGTGGGGAATAGAAAGGAGAAATGAGGTATTGAAATGTAAAAAGGAAGGTAAATTTCTAAAGTTTGAAATTGATGGTAAGTTAGCACAGTTTGATTTATCAACGGGGGAATGTTGGCGCTACTATAATAAAAAGTGGAATCCTGTAAAATCATTAAATAAATATTTTACAAATATCCCCATTGAAAATGTATTAGAAGAACTAAAAGATGACAATATAGCTTATGCAAAACTCATAAATAAAATAAGCACATATTATAATGAGTGCAGTAATATGGGTACATTTTTAGAAAGACTGCGTAGGCATTCTAATCTTGAAAATTATTTTCTATTAAATATTGATGTAGATATACATATCCATAATCCAACATCTTATTACCCAAAAGATATTTTAAAAATACTATCAAAACATGATATACATTTACTTACTCCATTTGAAGATATTGTAGAGTATGATGAATCGTTATGTTTCAATGTATTGCGCTACATAGACAGTAAATATGGGAAAGATGAAAATGATTTTCACCTTGTAAGTGTATTTGTACTTGGTGGGTATACAAAAAATATTTTCTGTTCATTTTCAAATATGGTAAGGAAATATAATTATGAATACAAAAGTCTAATTGACTATCTGTTCTGGTATCTACCGCGCTATGAAAACATTATGTTTATGGATGCAGTTGTTATGCTTTCTGATTATTTAAAAATGAAAACGACAATTCTTCCAGAAGGAAAGAAATTTGAAAAATACCCAAAATTTTTAAAATCAGTTCATGACATTACTACCATTTCCTATAATAACTATAAGAAAAAGTATAAAGAAGAATTATTCGAACAGCGTATTGATAAAAATCTTGAGTATAGTTATGGCGCGTATATGGTAAAATATCCAGAAAGTACAGATGAAATTAAAGAAGAAGGTTCTCAATTAGTGCACTGTGTATCTTCTTATATTGATGATGTTATTGACGGTAAAACGAGCATTGTTTTCCTAAGAGAAAAAGCTAACCCAGAAAAGCCGCTAGTCACTATTGAGATTCGTGATGGCACTTTAAATCAAGTGAGAGGATATTATAATAGAGAGCCAAATGAGAATGAAGTAGAGTTTTTGAAAAAGTATGCAAAAAATAAAAAATTGATTTACAAACGTTATAATTAAAAACATAAGAGGAGGAATATTATGTTAAAAGAGAAAGATTTGGTTATTGGCGCGGTATATATGCCGAATGATGTTAAACATCTTGTAGATTATATTGTAGATATGGGTGATTTAGATTACACGGAAGACGAGCGCCAGAAGATGGAATTTGTTTTAGATAAGTGTACGTTTGAGCTTAAGTCGGTAGATAGCGAATCTGTTAAGTTGATTCCAAGATGTGAGTTAGGTTTTGGCGCTTTAGTCATTGACAAAGAAGATGCGCTTTCGCTTTTTAGGAACCATCATAAAGTTGAGCATGTTAACGATGATGGTATTGAAAAATTTATTTATTCAGGGAATACTACTGTTTGTATTCTAGAAGATGGCACTAAGGGTATTACCAAATTAAAGAAAAACGATAAGTATGACGAAGAAAAAGGTAAGACTGTGGCGCTCTTAAAAGCAAAACGTACTCAAGCATTAGAAGAAAAGAACGAACTGGATGGTTTTATTAAGTTTTTAACACGAGAATTAGGACATTCTATGCAACAAAAAGAAAAAGCGGCTAAAAAAGCCGAAAATCTCTTACAGCAAATTAAAAAGTTTTAACAATTTTACACAAAAAATTAAAAATGTATTGACAAGAGTCTAATTAGATGGTACAATATAGCTATAAAACAAAGAAAGAGGTAATTAGAAATGATGTTAGAAGTCAAGTTGTTTCTTCAGGATTTAAAAGCTGATGGTGCCGCTGATAAGACTCTTTTTGAATATGAAAAAAATTTAAACAAATTTTTCGACCGTATGGGGATTAAGAATTTTACTCAGATTGAGACACTGAAGAAAAAGGACATTCAAGAATATAGGATTATGCTTGATGAGGATGGACTTACGGATAGCACAATTAATACTTACACCGCGCCAGTGTTAAAATTTATTCATTTTTTATATGGTGAGGGTTATATTGACCATGATATTCATGTTAGTTCTCGTAAAACTCAACCTAAACCAATGACTTATTTAACTGAAAGTGAAGCAAAACTACTTATTAAGAATTGTAGAACAAAGCGCCAAAAGGCAATATTTTACCTGATGATTAATACAGGAATGCGTATTAGCGAAGTGACTGATTTAAAATTAGAAGATGTGGACTTTGAAAAGAGCCGCATTAATATTCGCAAAGCAAAACGTAATGAACTTCGCTATATCCCAATTAACTGGGTATGTAAGAGATATATTAATGATTATATCGGTAGAAAAGAAATTGTTAAACAAAATGGTGAAGTAGTGCTTGATAGGTTTGGTTACCCCGTATATCGAGATGGCGAAAGAATTGTTCCAACAGAACGCATGTCTGGGAATAATAATTATCTTTTTACATCGACATCTGGTGGCAAAGTAGATGGTAGAAATGTTTCAAAAGAATTAAAGCGGGTATGTGAACGCGCTGGAATCACCAAAGATATCACACCCCACAAATTAAGAAGTACTGCCGCCACTTTACAATCTGTTCATGGTACGAATGTGAAAAATATTCAAACGATGTTAGGGCATCAAAGCGTTGAAATGACGATGCGCTACGTACAGATGGTTGATAAAAATTACCAAGATGAAATTACAAGTAGTATCCTTTGGTGCGAAGGGGACGAGGAGGAACTCGCAGATGAGTAAAGATAAAAAAGAAGTTCTATTTGATGAAATGAGTGACGATTTATATGATTTATTAAAACTGAACCATGCAATGATTGCTGGTGGCGCTATTACTTCTGTTTATACTGGAAACGAGATTAATGACTATGATGTATATTTTAAAACAGAAAAAGATATGGAGTCTTTTTTAAGGTCATCATGGGCTAGTGGGAATTTTAGAGTGTGTTCTAAAAGGGCTATCAGTTTTAAAGATTATTGTGGAGGCAATAAGATGGTGCAAGTGGTTACTTTAAAGGCGTATCCTACTCCACAAAGTATTTTTGAAAGTTTTGATTTTACTATTAATATGGGGCTATATGATTTTGATGAAGATAAATTTATCGTAGATGATAATTTTATTGCAGATAATCTTAAACGATGCCTAAATTATAATGTAAAGACACCTTATCCGCTTACATCTTTAAAACGTATGGAAAAATACAGGCAGAGAGGATATAGTATTCCCACATCAACGTTATATAAAATAGGATTGTCTATGAAAAATGTAAATATCGAAAGTTATGATGCCTTATCTGAGCAAATAGGCGGAATGTATGGTGAAGAATCGGAAGATATTTTTGAAGAAATTCGGGATGAGCCATTCGATATTAATAGGGCAATGGAATTATTTGAAGAAAAACAAGGACAATCTAATTGTATAAATTTTTTCACAAAATATTGTATTAACTATAATTTATTGGTCTCATATTGTTTGGGAAAACAGATATATTGGACAGTAGAAAATGACAATATAATGGAAAGGTTTGTCCTATTCGACGATAATTTTTACAGTTCTTATTTTTTTAATGATAGCGCGAAAAGGGATATAATGATAAAAAGACTCAATGCTATTGAAAAACAAGTACCTTGTAATTTCCCATTAAGATTTGTGAAATATGTGAAGATTGATGGGGATAAATACGTATCATTTTATGATAATTCATTTGAATATAAAGAGGGAGAATATTATAATAACATATATGGGAGTTCTATCATTGGCGCGCCACATTCAACATATTCTTGTAACAAAGACAGGGCTTTTGTATTTATGCATGTTAATAAACGAGCCGATATGAATATATCTCCATTTAGTGCGTTAAATAAAACAGGAATTTTATTTAATGAAATATATATTGATAAAATTGTTCCACTTGCAGATGGTGAAAAGTATCCAGAAGGTATTTTTGAATCCACTCCGGCCTATGGTGCTTGGAATTTTGATGATATGAAAGGCGAATGAAATGAATTTGGCAGAAATTTATAATGAGTTAGAAAGAGTATATAACGCTCTAAACGAAAAATATTATGATGGTGAATTGCCGCTAGTAATTATTACAATTCAAAGTAAGAAAGTAGTAAGTGGAGATGCTTATGGGTGGGCTTCAAAAAATCGGTGGATTGATATTAGTGGGAAAAGATACTATGAGTTAAACATTACAGCCGAGTATTTAAACCTTGATAAATATGATATCATTTCTACACTGGCGCATGAGATGGTGCATATTTATTGCTGGGAGAATGATATTAAAGATACTTCCCGAGGTAACCGCTATCATAATAAGCGGTTTAAAGCAAAAGCTGAAAAGAGAGATTTGATTATTAATAAGGTTGATGGAATTGGTTATTCAGAGACAGCGCCATCAGACGAATTTATAGAATTTATTGATACGCTTAATATCAGCGACGTTTTTAATATTAACAGGCAATTGTCAGATTTAGCCGCAAGTGAAGGTGAAGAGCCAAAGAAACCTAGAAAACCTAGACCATATTACCAATGTCCAACATGTGGCGCGGTTGTAAGAGGAAAAGCAAATATTTCTGTTATGTGCGCTGACTGTGAAGAACTGTTTGAGTATATTATTCCGGGCGAAACTGATTGACAAAGCGCCAACAGTATGTTATAATATGTTTATAAAAAGGGATGTATTTCCCTTTTATACGGGGATAGTACATCGGTTAGTGCGCGGGTCTTATACGCCTGAAAACTGGGTTCGATTCCCAGTCCCCGCACCATAAATTTTAAAGGAGGGTTTTGTAGTTTTGGAACTAGGAGACGAAGTATATTATATTAAAGAAGGAACGTTTCGCGTAGATGAAGTATGTTGCCCGAAATGTGGTGGTAAGGGGTATGCTCGTGGTTTAAAAGCGGGATACCCCCTTTTACAAAGTGTTTGTCATTATTGCCATGGCATTGGGACAATCCCGCATGACGTTAAAGGGTATAGAGTTATGGGGCCGAATACAATAGTAAACATGGCGCATGATAATATTGTGGTGAGTAGTCAAAGAATGTGGGATGAAATTGTATTGTATAAAAATAAAAAAGGTGTTGATTTTCAAAAGGCTTTTACCCGATATGCGGGTAAATATTCTTGGGATGCGATTGCTAAAGATGATGTTATAGAATCGCCTGAAAAAGCCTATGAGTATATTGAAACTGTTGGCGGCATATTAATCAATTAATAATTATATAGCACCAACAATAACCGCTGTTAGGACGGGGTTAGCTCATTTATGCTTAGCTATGCTATCGAGTGAGAAGTACATTAGTACACCTAAATTGGGAAACGATTGGCAAAAATGATGTTGTGGAATCGCCAAAGGCGGCATACGAATATATTGAATATGTTGGCGGTATTTTAATTAACTAAGGAGTGAATATTATGAAGTGTGAGTTTTGTAGTGGAGAAGCGGGTTGTACCTGTAATATGATTCAGTTGACGATTCAAGAAATCTCCAATAACGGGGTGCGGTCGCACGGCCATTATTTTTGTTCGACTGGGTGTTTGAAGCGGTTTGTAAATAATATGAATCCGCCTGATAATGTGAATATAGTATTGAGTTTGAATGTAAGAGATATTAAAAGGCTTATGAGGGATTAAAATGGTAGAAATGAAAGATGGAGATTTAATTAAATCTAAAGTTGATATTATCGCCCATCAGGTAAATTGTCAAGGGAAAATGCACGCCGGACTTTCGAGAGATTTAAGGTATATTTACAAAGATTTATTGAAGCAATATAATAAATTCTGCAAAGAATATGGTCTATCTGAATCAATGATGGGCGTTGTTCAGATAGTCGAAGTGGAACGGTATGGGGGCAGAAAAGACTTGGTTGCTAATTTATTCGCCCAGTTTCATCATGCCCCAAATGGTGAAAGGTTGACAGATTATAGGGCGCTTAAAGAGGCACTAATATTGTTAAGAGAACATTGTGAGGCCCTTACTTTTTCAAAAAAAGATGATATTTGGACAATTGGAGTACCATATAAGCTAGGTTGCGGATGTGGTGGAGGAGATTGGAAAATTGTAAGTAAGATATTACATGAAGTTTTTGATGATAGCGAACATGTAAAGCTAATTATTTTTAGGAAGAACGATGAGTTACAAGAAAAAGAATCTACCGATAACGAGTGAAGAATACTTTAATTATATTATGGAACAAGAAGAAGAGCGCCTAGCTGAAAAAGATTTGAAAGAAAGGCGTAGACCCAAGAAAAGAAAACCAGTTAAAATAAGAAAGGTAAAGGAGATTTAAAGTCAATAACCCACTACTTACAAGATAGGTCTTGTTGAAGTGGGGGCTTGAAAAGCCCTTGTTGACTAGACTAACGGGTATAAGTTGTAAAAAATTAAAATTATTAAAAGCTAGAATGAGTTATTTACAGGAAGAAAGGAGAAGGCAATTCCTCTCCTACTTATAGAAGTAGGGAGTTTCATTGCCAAAGATTAGATGAATAAAAACTACATGCAAGAAGTGGCAAAAATGTTAGGCGTAGAGATTGGGGAGAAATTTGATGTTATGGATAAAAATGGAAGTATTGTCGCTTATAGTCCTTATAGATTTACGAATGACTCAATTATTGATTATGACGATGATGACATGGCGTATAGTCAACTATGGTATTTATTAACCGGAGAATACACAATTCAGAAACGCCCTTGGAAGCCGAAAGATGATGGTAAATATTATACCGTCTCTCTTAATGGACGCGTGACATGGTGCCACTTCTATAAAGACGAAGAAGCCTCTCTTGCCATGCTCAACATGGGTAACTGTTTCCCGACCGAAGAGGAGGCGGTGGCGGCAGTGCCCGAAATGTTGGCGAAATTCGAGGAAATTAAGAAGGGGGTAAGGGAGTGAACATTGACACACCAGATGAATTAAGAGATGCGCTTTTAAAGGTACATAAACAAAATAAAAAAGCCTTGTTTTTTGGATACGATGATGGTTATTACTGGGAGCAGTGGTATTTACACCCATTATCAGATGCTGTATTGGTAGTGGTGAAAATTGGAAGCTACTCTGGATATATTGAAGCAGAAAATGATGTAAAAGAAATGCCATACCAAGAATTATTTGGTCTTTTAAAGGATAAATTGTTTGAGAATGAAGAAAATTCTTTGATTGATATTTTAGATGAAACGTTAGACGCGGAAAATATTACTATGAAATCATCACATCGTCATCCAACTGACTATAATAACGTCGAAATTGACATTGACGACCTTCTTAATTTGATTGGGGTAACTGAATGATGAACGCAGTTGAATATTTAAAAATAAAGAGAAGAATGACACAATGTTGCAAAGCGTCATCTTGTTCTGAGTGCCCGTTTGAATCACATAATAATAAAAGACATATCTATTGTGCAAGTTTTGAACAGGATTATCCTCGAGAGGCTGTTTCTGTTGTTGAAAAGTGGGACAGAGAACATCCACCAAAGACCTACATGAATGTATTTTTAGAGAAGTTCCCGAATGCTAGATTAGAAGATGATGGGAGTGGGCTTTATCCTACTGCATGTATTGTAGATGTATATGGCGAAGATGATAAATCTGTGGAATGTATGAGACTGGGCTATACTTGTTATGATTGTTGGAACCAGGAGGTAAAAGAATGTTAAAGTATGTAAATGATGAGATGTTTTATAATGGAAAAAAATTAAAAGTTGTGGTGTCTGACTTGGTTAATTCTTGCAAAGAGCTTAACGAACTAGATTGCCTACTCTCAATGGTGTTTGAAGAAGTGTTTAATGGAAATTCAACGCTTGAAGCTCAACAGGTGAAAGATGAAGTACAGGAGATATTAGATGAAGAGCTATACATACATAGGTTTGTGCGGTAGTGAAATGAAGAAGAATGAAAAATATGAATGCATAAAAGGACTTGTGTTTAGTGATAGCGAAATTCCTCCCGTCAAGTTGGGCACAATCTGGGTGGAAACGCATGAGAAACGACCTGATAATTACGTACACCTTGAGCAAAACGGTGACCCGGGGGACTGGTTAGAAATACCAGAAGAAGCAATGCAAAAATATTTTAGGGAGGTTTAAATGAGTAAAGAATATATTATTGTAGAAAAAGAATTGCGGTTATTGCTTGAGAGAGAAGCTGAGTTATTATCTTTAAAATATGGCGGCGTGGATAATTGGGAATGGTATGAGGAGTCTTTAAATAATGCAGAAGAGGTACCAGAAAATTTAGGAGAACTTTATCAGGAGGTTGAAAGATGCTGGGAAGAGATGAGAGTGGAAGATTAGGTTTAGATAGTTTTGGTTTTGAATTATTTGTTGATGACTTATTTGATAAATGTAAAAACGTAGAAGAATTAGAGTGGCTTGAAGAACGAATGATGGAAATTATAGAATATAGAGAAGACGTTTTTGAAGAAGAGTTGGAGGTTGAAGAATGCAGTTAAAGATAGAAAGTGATTTTATCTATAAAGGTCTACGCTGTGTTGTTACCTTTACACCGGGAGGATATCGGTGTGGTTATGTTGGGGTAACATCAGAAAGTCAGTATTATGGAAAGTTCTATGATGATTTAAAGATAGAATGTCACGGTGGACTCACCTATTCGGATGGTGGTAAAGATAGTGCGCATCCTATCAAATCCGATTTATGGTGGTTCGGGTTTGATTGCGTACATTTTGAGGATGGGAATGATATTGAATTGGCAAAAATGTATTATCCTAAAAGGCTTATTTTAGATATTGGATATGAAGGTCAAGTATGCTCTCTTGAGTACGTTCAAAATGAATGTAGAAAAATTGTTGACCAATTATTAAAAAATTAACAAAATAAAAAAGGAGGAAAACTAAATGAGTAATATGAGAGAAAAATGCGACTTATGTAATCATCATGACGTATGTAAGAATATTGAAGAAGCATACGCGCTACAAGATAAAGTAGACGGCATTCAACATAGCGATTCATTTGAAATAAATATAAGTTGTAAAAATTTTAGAGAAAACTATCCATTTGTAACAGCGCCTAGACATCTGAATCCTTTTAGAATCGACCCGAACACTCAGCCAAAAGTCACTGCTATGAATAAAGACGAAGATAGGAGTAGTTCATGTTAAAAGTTAGCAAACATTGCCAAGAAAGATACGCAGAACGTATCATGGGAAGGGATGAGAAACTATCTATTAATACCTACATTGCCCAAAATGAAGATAAAATTAGTGAACGTGTTAACAAAATGTATGAATATGGCACTAAAATTTATGAGGGAAAAACTAAAGAAGATGGAAATTTTGTCCATATTTTCTTTTCAAATCCATGGGTTCTATTAACAGACCGCAAAGAAGAAATTGCCATTACACTTTATAAAATTGAAGCAGTAAAAGAAGAAACGGAGCAAGATGCAGAGTTAAATAGTTTGTTTATTAGAACTAGAATAGATAAGCTTAATGCTTTAGATAATGAAATCACTGAATTAAAAAACGAAAATGAAAGTGAAGTAAAGAAGTTTCGTGATGAAATGGATGAAAATAAATCAAAAATTCGCGAATACGAGGATTTGATTGTGGCGCTCCGAAAAAGAAACGAAGGGTTGCAAGACGTGATTAATTATGGTGATGCACGATTGCTCGAAGCCGAATCGCGCTATCGAGATTTAATTGAAGAATTAGTAGGAGTAAAAATTTTAAAACGATGAAAAAGACTGAATTATTAAAAATGATGTTTGAAACAAAAGATGATACGGAAGGATTATATTGCGGGTTTTGTGTGGTAATTAAAAATGATGATATGGAGGTACCTGAGTATATTATTAGTACAGAGAAGGCTTTAGCTTATAAAATTGTATATTATGCAAATGCTTATAATGAAGATTTAGAATTATTGACAAATCCAAAGATTAAAATTATTAACGCATACCCCATTGAAAAATCCTATTATTTTCTGTTTCACGAATAAAATTTTAAAAAGCGCCAGAAATCTATTGACATATTGGCGCTTTTGTTGTATAATATAGATATGGTGAGGGAGCGATTACAATCTCTCGAAGGCCGCTATGCCCCTAGTAGGTGTTTATTTTACAGTTTAAATTTAAATAATAATAAAACTAATTTTGGCCGATTGACTACTAGGGGTTTTAAAAAGAAAGAGGTATAATATGGCGCAAAAATTTGTAGTAACATTTATAATATTGGGGCTACTATTTGCAATTTTAGTATGTATTTTTAGTGATTTTCCTAGTAGGAATAGCAGAAAAATAGCCGGACTTTTTATGGGTGCTTTAATAGTATGTATGATTTGTTTTTTTATTTCTGTTGTAGTTTGCATTTGGGTATAAGGAGGAAATATAATGTTTTGGTTTAATAAAGGTAATACGAATGGTAAAGTGGCATCATCAAATGAAGAAATTGAAGATATTAATGATGAAATGAATAAGGAAGAGCCGATGTCAGAAAGAGAAAGGAAAATTGAAAATTTGAAAAAGGAATTAGATAGTAGCCCACTGCGTAATAGTATTTATGATTTCAATGATGGGTTGTTTTATTATGAAATTCGTGGTGGACTTTCGCTTTTGAAAGTAGGTGAATTTGATATTCAAAACAAAGATGGGGTTGCTTATAATACAATGAAGGAACTCTATGACGAAGAGGAGAAAATTTGGGTAGAAGGATATAAACGCGTTCCATTTAATATGGTTTCAAAAGGATTAAAATATGAAATTGGAAAAGAATACAGCGTGGATTTTCCAATTTTATGTCTGCAAGGGTTTCACTTTTCCAATTCGCCAATGGAAACTGTCGATGCATATAGCATAAGAGAATCAAAATTATTCAAAGTAAAAGCTTATGTTTCTAAAAAATATTATGAAAAATGTATTAAAGATGAAAATTGGAAAATTGTGGCATCAAAAATAGTATTGCAAGAATATATTCCTTTGTATACTATGGATATAAATTGGGCTGAACATATTATTCAAGATATAGAAAACTTTCCATCATTTATGAAATGCAAAGATGAATATAAAGAAGAATTGTGTGATATGGGAAGAGATTTTCTTTTAGTATTTTATTTTAATAAAATCAAATCATTGTTAGAAGAAAGTGTTTATGATGAGAAAGGAAGACTCTTAAATTTAATTACTTATTATACGCATGATGATTTGAGAAATCTTGAGTTTATTAAAGATACTATTGAAGTAATGTGTGAATATGGAATGGATATTTCGGAATTAATTAATATTTTAATGAGTTCTCAAAGTTACCCAAACATAGGTTCGGCTTTAAAATGGAAAGAAATTTTACAACTGATTTAAGGTATGGAAAGAAATTTGAAAATATTGTATTTGATAAATTGAGGAGTGTTGGGCTTCAAGTAATAGATACCAGCAAAAATAAAGAGTACCAAAAATATGATATTGACGCAGAAATAATTATCAATAATAAGAAATATTTCATGGAAATTAAAGCTGATAAACGCATTAATTCTACCAAGAATATTTTTGTTGAAGATATGATGGAGCGCCAAGAAGGAAATAAAAAGGGCTGGTTACATTATTGTAGGAGCGATTTGTTATGCTATGTGGATGACATTAATCGTATTGCATATATTGTTAATTGGCCTAGACTTAAGAAATTTTGCACCGAACAGAGCGTTGAAAGTAAGTATTATCGTAGATTTTGGAATAAAACGGATAACTGCTATGGCGCTGGTTATTTAATCCCATTAGAATTTTTAAGGGAAAATAATTATATTTTTAAATGTTTAATTTTGGAGGAATAAATGGAACCTAGAATAGTAATGTGTTGGAATAAAAATCTAACTCCAATCGAACCTAAAGAGGGCGATTTGTGGTTTCCATCTGCTGATAAGGCCGGAGTATACTTTCGCACTATTTCCGATAAAAATCCGGTACCGGAAGATGCAGTAGAACTTAGTAAAGAGGATGTAGATTTTATTAGGGCAAGTAATGAATATTGGGTAAAAAGAAATATGATGGAGGGTTTAAAATGGTAAAAAAAGGCGATATTGTAAGAATTAAAACGTATGAAGAATTGTTGAATGAGTATGGTGCGCCAGATGAAAATGGTACATTTTTGTGTGGATATACTTATCCAAACGCAAAATCAAATCGAAAGGTTGCAAATTATTTTACACCAGATATGCAGAAATTATGTGGTATGAGAGGATATGTTGCATCTGTTAATGGGCCGAATAAAATCTTATTACATGATGCGCGATTTTTAGACCCTGATTTTAAACCAGAAGATGGCGGTTTAAATTGGATGTTTGATTTTTCACCAGAAATGTTTGTTGAAAATGAGTAGGATTAAATACAGGGTGGGCGATACAGTAAAGGTTCGTCCACTTAAAGAATTATTAGATATTTGTGACGAAGTTGATTCTGAAAATGACTTAGAAATTGAAGGGGATTATTTCGTTTTAGAAATGAGAGATAAATGTGAATGTGTTGGTGTAGTAATGGATATAGGTATAATATATAATTCATTATTAGATAAACATATTCAAAATATTTATATTTTATTTGAAGGTGAAAATGAACTTTATCCTTTTAGTTTTACAGCGCCAATGTTAGAACTTGTTAAAGAATCAGAAACCCCATTCAAACAAACAATTGTTCTTGATTTTGATGGCGTTGTTAATAGTTACAAATCAGGTTACAATGGAATTGATACCATCCTTGACCCACCAACAAAAGGAATTAAAAAAGCTATTGACGATATGCGTGAAAAGGGATATAGTGTAGTTATTCAGAGTAGTAGATGTCGATGGAAAATTGGAAGAGAGGCTATCAAAGAATGGCTAGATAAGAATGATATTAAGGTCGATGATATTACGGATAGTAAACCAGCCGCCATTGCAGTAGTGGATGACAGAGCGATTGTTTTTAATGGACATTCTGCCACTCTTCTGGACAGAATTAAACGGTTTAAACCATGGTATAAAAAGGAAAAATAAAATTATGCTTTTAAAAATATAACTTTGGAGAAAAATATGACAATTAATGAGTTGCTAAATAGATTAAATGTGGCAAAAAAGAGATATGACGGAAATTTAGAAGTGGTGGTTGAAATGCCAAGTGGCTATTGTGAGAGTATCCATAAGACAGCCGTAGGTGATGTGGTAATTCTTAAAGGCGGCTTAGTAGATTGTGAGAAGATGGCGCTTGTAATTGAGCCTGAGAGTGGAGGTTTGGACACGTATGGACAACCAGCGGAAAAAGTATATTCAGCATAAGCAGATGGTGTTTGATGTCAACCATAAAATGAAGAAGAAAATAAAGAAGTTGGGCAATAAAAGAGTTAGACGAGAGGCGAGGTTAATTAATTATGATGGTTTTCAGTAAGGAAAAATTTTTAGAAGATATTGGTGGCGCTTATGATGGCACCGCTGAAGAAGAGTGGGTAGAAGCCTGCGATGGAAACAGAGTTTATTGTAGAGCGGATGGTGTTTGGATGTGTGTCGGGAACGATGGCATTAAATATAAAATGGATTTAAATTGGTGCAATGATATTGATTGAAATATAATGTATAATTATAAGTTAATAATGTATAAAAATAAAATTGAAAGAATATCACGTTCATATGAGCATGACGATAGGCTTTTTCTTATATGACTAAAATGTCAAAATAAAAACCCTAGTAATTACTAGGGTTTTTTACTGCCATTTTGTCAATAAAAATGCCCTTTTAATGATTTTATAAATATTTAGACATTTTTTATAAAAACTGTTGACAACATGCAAACAATGTATTATAATGTATGTAAAGTAAGGAGTGAGAGTTAATGAGTAAAGATTGTGTAATGACTATGAAAGAGTTTGTCGAAAATTGGTTGGTTCCGATTATAGAATCCCTTCCAGAGGAAGAGCGAGATAAGTTGTTAGAAGAGATGATTGCTCAGAAAAATGAAGAAAAATCGCGCCAGAATCTATCAGTGGATAATGAAAGAATTTTTAAGAGAGTGCGGGATGAAGTATTGAGTTTGCCGAAGGAAGAGAAGCAAAGAATAAAAGAAAAATATGAGAGTGAGGACGATAGTATCTACACGCCACCAGAAGATTTTGAAATAGATTTCCCGACTACAAAAGAAGAAGCGGTGTATACTATTATAAATATGTGCAAAGATTGTGATAATAGGTATAGTTGTAACGGCTATGAAAGTAAACAGTGCAATGAGAAGAAAGAAAAAATAAAAAATTTTTTTAAAAATGGTTGACAAGTAAGCGCCAACATGATATAATATAGACATAAAGTTGATGAGGTAAGAAAATGTTAGTAGTTAGAGGTTATAAATATCGTATCTACCCAAATAAAGAACAGAGAGAATATTTAAATAAAACATTTGGCGCTTGCAGATGGATTTGGAATGCTATGCTTGCTGACAAAATAAAGCATTATGAAGAGACGGGGAAGTCATTAAAGACGAGCTACGCTTCATATAAAGCAGATAATACTTGGTTAAAAGAAGTGGATGCACATGCCTTAAATTTTGTTCAGCGGGATTTAGAACAGGCGTATAAAAACTTTTTTAGAAGATTAAAAAATGGGGAAAAGCCCGGATTTCCTAAATTTAAGAAGCGTGGTAGATGTAGGGATAGCTTTAAAACGAGAAATACAGTTGGCGGTAATGGGTTGCGTATTGAAGGTAATAGAGTTAAAATTCCAAAATTGTCAACAACCGTCAAAATGATTGTTGATAGGCCAATTCCAGATGATGCAAAAATATGTGATGCAACACTTTCTAGGACACCATCAGGGGAATACTATATTGCCTTCTGCATTGAATTTAAAATGAAACAGAAGAAAGGGAAATCCCAATCCATCGGGCTTGATTTTTCATCACGAGATTACTTTGTGGATAATAAAGGAAGTATTCCAGATTATCCTAACTACTATAAGAAAAGCAAAGAACGTTTAGCCAGAGAGCAACGCAAATTAAGTCATTGTCAACGTGGTAGTAAAAATTACGAAAAACAACGTATTAAAGTAGCGAAAGTTCATCAGAAAATTGCTAGACAAAGAGCATATTTCGCACATAATTTGAGTAGGAAGATTGCGAGAGATAATAAAATTATTGCGGTTGAGAAACTTAAATTGCAAGAAATGATGAAACAGAATAAAGAGAAAGAAGGGTTTTTAAATAGAACAAAGAAAAATTTTAATTCTGCTATTACCGATATAGGGTACTTTAATTTCTGCCAAATGTTAGCGTATAAAGCAGAAGAATATGGCCATAAATATGTACAAGTAAATACATTTTTCCCAAGCTCAAAGACGTGCCATAAGTGTGAACATGTAATAGAAGAGAATATTTTATCCGAAAAAACCTTTGTATGCCCGGTTTGTGGCTACAAAGAGGATAGGGATATAAATGCCGCTAAAAATATTCTAAAAGAAGGAAAGCGGCTGGTAAATTAACTTACCACCAACCGAGGTTAAACCGGGGATAGCTCATTTATGCTTAGTCATTAGACTATCGAGTGAGAAGCATCAAATGTTAGCGTAATGAGAATGAGATAAATACTATAGTTTGTGTTTAACATGAGATGTATTTAAATTAGATATTCTAAAAGGCGCAGATATAGACGATTAGGGTTTGTGTTTAACATGAGATGTATTTAAATCTTACTATTTGTTTGTCTCCGGTAATAGATGCCGGGGTTTGTGTTTAACATGAGATGCATTTAAATTTTAATTTCCAGAAAAAATAGACATCAAGTGCCAAAGTTTGTGTTTAACACGAGATGTATTTGAATGGAATGTTTAAATAAAGTAGGGGTAAAATGATTACTAAAAAATATTATTATGAAAATAAAACAAAAGAATGTAAAGAATTATACGATTTATACGACTTGCCATTTGATATAATTATAAATTATCGCTATTGTGGTTGGTGCATTCATGTAAAAGTTGAAGTGCATTCTTATCCATTTTGTAAAATATTTAATAGTGAAAAGTATTTTGCTGATAATAAATATGATGACGAAGAAATAAATGAATTTATCGAAAAAACATTGCAAGAAATAAATGAAATATATATCAATTTAAAAGATTGGTTTTACGGGGAATTCTATATAGACGAAATTAATAGAAATCCATACCCAGATATTGAATGGGATGATTAAAAAATAAATTTGACATAACAAAAATTATATGTTATAATCAAAGAACCGAGGTTAAACCGGGGTTAGCTCGTTGATACTTAACCGTAAGGTTATTGAGCGAGAAGCGTTGAATCTGTGTTTAAATTAGAATGTATTTAAATTTGATTGACTTTTACCATTGTTTAAAGTTAACATGAATTATATTTAATTTTTAAAATTTATATAAAAAAGGAGAACAAAATGCTAGTATTTAGTAAAGAAAAAATGATTGAGGTTGTAGGTAAGAATGTCTATGAAGCCGGGAAAGCTTTAACCAATGAAATGGGCATCGAAATGCCATATGATAAAATGGATATGATGCCGATAGTAGGAGAATTTTGGCATGATGAATTATTGGGTGAAAATGAAAAGTCTTATATTGTAGAGGCGGAAGACGGCGAATTATTAAAAGTAAGCTCTGAATGGTGCATCGATGCAGAACCTAAAGCTTGTGGCTCTACAAAAAGGACAGCCATTGAATTGGAGGATGAAAATTCCGAAATATCAGAAGCATTTAAACTTTTACATGCTTTAGAATATCTTAATAAAATTGAAGAAAAGATTGAAAACAATGAAGAAGTTTCTGAGGAAGAAATATTCACTTCATTTGCGCTTATAGTTGATATGATAGGATATGACGAAGAGGAAGAACAAGAAGAAGAAAGTAAGGATGAAACTTCTGATAATTTTGACGAGTCTTTAAGCGAAATGGTTGACGGTTTAAGACTTTTGCAAAGATACGGCCACATCATGTAACCAACTACTTTTGGATGAGAGGATACTTTTATGAATGATAAAATAAAATCAATTTTAACATGGTTGCGTTATGGGTTTTGTGGGGTTGGGGTAGCGGTCTTAACATTAGTCATATGCGTGTTTATCTATGATGGAATGTTTACACTTGATTTGTATATGAAAGTGCTAGGCTTAGGTAATAATGCTATGCCTAGTATTTGGATGGGTGTCACCATCATTGGGTTTCTTATAGGGCTAGTTGTTAGGCGTGTGGAATTAAATAAGGAGTTTAAATCTACCGATTCGGTGTATGTTGATATATATGGGAATGAGTATGAAATTATTAAGGGCGTAAAAGATAAAGACGGAATCCCGCATATAATTGTAATGGATTATCCTAAAAAGGATAGCGCCACGATATATACGCTGGAGCACTTTAATAATTTATTTAGGAAAAAGGAAATATGAAGATAAGATATAATATAATTACCGCCATTATAGTTGTTGTAATGGTTGTTGGAATGTGTTTTGTTTATTGGAAGGTTACAACTACGCATAATAAGGATATAGGAGAAATGATGGAAGAACAATATTATTATCTTATTCCCAACGATAGTAAGCCAGAACATGTGAAAACTTTTCACACCCCGCAAATTGGGGAAGAAGTTTATAAGAATGGAAATTATTATGTGATTGAACGAATTATTTACAATATGGATTCAAATAATTTAAATGTGCATTGCAGAAAGGTTGAGAAATAATGATTTTTGTGACAGGTGATGTACATTGCCCTATAGATATTCATAAACTCACTACGAAAGCATGGCCTGAACAGCGCCAACTCACTAAGCGGGATTACTTAATTGTCTGTGGCGATTTTGGAGTGGTGTGGGACAATAGCAATACAGATAAGTATTGGCAGAAATGGTTCGACAATAAACCATTCACAACTTTATTTATTGATGGAAATCATGAGAATCACCACTTATTAAACGAATTCGAAACAGTTAATTTATTTGGCGGAAAAGCACATAAAATTAATGACAGCGTATACCACCTGATGCGTGGAGAAATTTTTATTATTGAAGATAAAAAGTTTTTGGCACTAGGGGGTGCGCCATCTCATGATAAAGAATTAAGGACGCCCGGATTAGATTGGTGGCCAGAGGAAGTTCCGAATAATAAAGAATGTTTAAATGCGATAAATAATTTGCAAAGAAATAATAATGAGGTAGATTATATTATTACACATGATATACCTACCTATGTTGGACTTTTGAGAGATAGGTGGTTTGAACCCAATGTGTTTACAAATTTTTTGAGTGATGAAATTTTAAACGCGGTTAAATTTGATAAATGGTTCGCTGGTCATTACCATATAGAAGATGATTTATGCCTTCATAAATTAGAAGGAAATAATAAAGTTATACCTATGGGGCTTATGATTGAGCAAGGAGATTATATCAGCGAATTTCATGTGCTATATGATAGAATTTTAGAAGTAAATTGACGAGCATGGAGGCAGTATGGACAAAATTAAAAATATTTTATGGTGCTTTTTTGAAGCGATTTTTGTTGTTTTTAGTATAATGGTTGTTTTCGGATTTGCGACAGACAATCTTTTTAATTTTTATCATTTGCTTGGACGACTAGGAGTTACAATTGTACAAGCCAGACTTATGGCAGTAATCTTGGGGATTGTAGCATTTATAACACTGCTACAAATTCGGCATTGTAGGATTAAAAGCACGGAACGCAATAAAGAATTTGTGGAGGAAGTAAAGAATATAATTGAAGATAAACCGAAAGAAGGTTGACATATTGGCGCTATTATGTTATAATGGAACAAAGGAATGTGATGGTTGTATGTGGTGCTATGACCATGACCCTTATGAAATACCAGAATCGAATGAGGATTTTGAATTTGATTCCCAGAGAGAAAAGGAGTTAATCAAAGATTGACAAATCGTTAGCAAGAACCGCTGTTAGGACGGGGATAGCTCGTTGATACTGTACTTATTGTAGTGCTTGAGCGAGAAGCGTGAAAATGTGCCTAAATAAGGGGAGCCTTTGTCTTATTATCTAAAACAAGCGATGGATTTAGATATTAATGGGAATAATTCAATTATGGAAAAAGTAGCACAAGATATGCTTTACGACATTATAAAGAATGAAGTATTAGAAAGTTTAATGGTAAGATGAAAATAGTTGTTGATAAATATCCAGAAAGTTGTGCAGAATGTTTATTCAAGAGTATTAAGAGCAATCATGTTTATGGTGGAAATTCAGAATATTACGAATGTAAGATTTTGCCATATGCTAAAAAAGATACTAGTTTAAAATACAAGCGGCGAACAAATTGCCCCTTGATTGAATATAAAGAAGCAAAGGAGATTGATGATGGAAGAAATTAAAAAAGATGAAACAAGAAGTGTAAGATGTAGTGTAAAATATGAAGAAATGGAAAATGGTTTTTCGAGATATCAATTTGCCGTTCCAACAGAAGATTTATTTGAAGGGTATGGACTATCAAATGGGTCGTATTTTGAATGCAATATTAATGATGAATTAAAAGTTATTCACGTTGTAGCGCTCGAAGCAAATCAAATTGTTAAAATTGATTTTGAAGATGTTGGTGAAATGTTATGTAGTGTCTATGTTTTTGTAGGTATGAATCCAATGACACCTGAAGAAGCAGAAAAATTCCAAAAAGAAATGGAAGAGCGCCAGAAAGAATTTGAAGAAGAGCAGGAAAGGGAACAAGAAGAAATGGAGGCCGCAAAAGAACAAGTCGAAATGAGCGCGCCAGAAGATGCAGAGTTTGAGGAATTTGAGGTAGAACTTGACCTCACTAAGAAGAAAGAAAAATGATACATACAGTACTATATGCTTGGGATGATTTTTTAAATAATTGGGAATCAATCGGGAATATGGATTTCAGAGATTATCCTGTCATACCGAATGAAAATGAAAAGATTGTAATTAATCTTAGCAATGGAACAGTTTATCATGGAATAATTGCAAAGAGAGAGTTTCATTACCATTTTGAAAAAGGAGTAAATCCCCATGTAGAAATAAAATTATTCGTAGAAGATGACTAAAAAATAAATTTTTATAATTGTTTGCTTTTTAAAGCATTTTTAAGAAATAGAGCTTTATAAAAATATTTGTAATTAATTAAATTAGGATTGCTTTTGAATTTAGAAATATTTAAAGAAAAATACCATACCCTGTTGACAAAATGCATGGGGTGTGGTATAATTATTATAGAAAAAAGGAGGTACATATGAAGATTAAAGTGTATAAAGAAGTGGATGTTCCACAGTATCCAGAAGATTTTTATTCTTTTAAAAATGGTGTAAAGATAAAAGATAAGGATATTAATAAGTGGATTAAAACTGGAATTCAAACGCTTGAAAATGATGATGATAGTAGTTATTATTATTGTTCGTCTGGGAATAGTATTGTCATTATCCTTAAAAGCGAAGATGGTGAATACTATATAGTTGTTTCACATGATTACAGTGATGCTAATATAGAATTGGAGGACAATTAAATAATGAAAGAAGTAGCGCCAAAAGTAAAATTATTATCTTACACACCGGAGCCAGAAAAAGCGGTAGCAACGGCCGCTAAGCTCTGCTATAGTGATAAATCGGCCGATGATTTATTTAATATCTCAACAAACGAAGAGGCTGAAAAATTCTTAAAACGTTTACCAAGTACGCATGGAACGCCTTTAGAACAAGCCGATTTCACATTCTCTATTGAGGGAATTTCGCGTTCAACTAGCCATCAGTTAGTGCGTCATCGGTTAATGAGTTTTAATCAGCGTTCACAACGCTATGTGTCAGAAACTGACTTTAATTATATTATTCCAACACCAGCAATCATTGTAGGGGGAGCAAAGATTATAGATATGTATACCAGAGCCATGGAATCATCATATGGCGCGTATAATGATATCGTTGATGAGTTGATTAAAAGTGGTATGAATGAGAAACAGGCATACGAAAATGCTCGTTATGTACTTCCAAATGCTTGTGAAACTAAAATGATTCTTAAAGCAAACGCTAGAGAATTGTTACATTTTTTCAATCAAAGATGTTGCACTAGGGCGCAAGATGAAATACAAGATGTTGCCGACCAAATGTTAAGAGAGTGTAAAAAAGTAGCGCCAGTATTATTTAGAGACGCTGGGCCGTTTTGCGTAGGCGGAAATTGTCCAGAAGGAAATATGTCTTGTGGAAAATCCAAAGAAATGAGGGAATATTATGGGAGTTTATAAACATAAGCCAACATTAATTGAAGCAGTAAGAATTAAATTATCATGTGCATATACCGAAAATGAATTTAGAGATTTGTTAAGATTTCTTGAGAAGAATAGATTAAGAATGGAGGTTGTAAATGAAACATCCCCTATTCATTATGCTTTTAAGTCTTTAGATAGCGGCGAAGTATTATTCCACTCCCCATTCAATACTTATTTAGTAAAAAATATTGATGGTGAATTCTATAATATCTCAGTTGATACGTTTGAAAAGTTATATGAGGCTGAGACAAAAGAAATTAAAGTAGATTATTCTGATTATTTTGATGAAGAATTGCTTAATGAATTGAAAATAACGTTAAATTTTTAAGGAGAATATTATGGTATCAGAAAAATTAATTGAATTTAAAAGAGTGTGTGAAGAGTTAAGTGAAGTTTACGTAAGCAAAAATGAAGAATATGGTGATAGCTTTGGGCAAATGTTTGATGAGGATGGTGTAAAGCCATGTCTTTACCAGATTAAACATAAGTTAAATCGTGCGCTACAAATTGCAGATAAGGATGATGTTGTGTATGAGTCTTTAGAAGACACATTAAGAGATTTGGCAAATTATTCTATTATGACTTACATGGAATATCGCCTTAGCAACAAACCTAAAGTTAAATTTGATGATTGCAATGGAGATTCGATTTCAGGGAACAGTCTATCAGATTTTAATGAGGCATTCGAGAGATTCGTTACAAATGAAGTAGGGAATGACACAGAAAAGGATGAATCATCCGAAATTCTTAAACAACTAAAAGCGTCGTTAATTCCAGAACTCTTAAATATTATTGACGAGGACGAGGAAGAGGACGCAAAAATGATGAGAAAAGTGTGTGATGACTTATACAATGCTAAAACCGTAGAAGAGTTTTTTAATTCATTAACAAATGATATGGAAGAAATGATGAATAGCGACAGTTACAAAGACCTATCATTGTATGAAAGACAGAGTTTAGAAAGTATCATTGAAGGCGTAACTGCATTTGGAAGAATGGTTATATTAGCAGAAAAGGTTGGTGCTATTTAATGGACGAAAATATTATTCAATCAAATTCTCATAATTCAACAATAGAATATGGTACTATTGAAGCGCCATTAATCGATACTCCCGTTATGCAATATGCAATTCCTGATGAATTAATTTTAGAAGATATCAGTGTGGTAGCGGATGATGGAAATGTAGAAATTAGCGGCTCAGACGAAGCGCGGGCGGAGATGTTTGGCGCCTTAGGGAAATACTTTGCAGAAGTTGGAAATCCTGAAAATAATGCAGATAATCCGTTTTTCAAGTCAAAGTACGCGCCACTCAGTGAAGTATTAAATGCCATTCGTCCCGTCATGGGCAAGTATGGTTTGGCACTTATTCAATCTCCAAAAGTTACAAGTGATGGCATGGGGAGTGTACAGACGATTTTAACGCATGAGAGTGGTGCGTATATGTCTTTCCCATCTTTAACAGGGAAACCAGCCAAAGCAGATATTCAGGGTATGGGCGCTGTAATCACATATTTAAGAAGATTTTCGGTCAATGCTATTGCTGGTGTTGCCGGAGAGGTTGATGATGATGGTAATGCCGCCGCTGGTGTTAATAAGAAATCCCCAGCAAAAACTGCTAAAAAAACAGTGACTAAAGCAAAAGACCCTCTAAAAGAAAATCTTATTGCAGAATGCGCCAAGTATACTCAGAATGATAGCACTAGAAGACAGAGGGTAATCGAAGCGTTAAAACAGGTAGAGCCAAAAGGCGATGTAAATAAAATCACTACTGAAGCAGATATTAAAAAAGCACTTGACATTGTGAAAAATTTGGAGTAAAATATGTATGAAGGTGAAATGCATTTATTATTAGAATGCGATGAGAGTTTTGATAACATTGATGTCGACGAGCTATTAATCAATGTGCAAGATGTATTTCGCGCATGGGGAATAGAAGTCGAAGATTTGTTTATAGAATATCAATAAAGAGAGGTAATAATTTATGTGGGTAAAAGAACAGTATATGTATTTGAACGGAAATAACTATGAGGATAAGGGGAATTTGGCGCGGGCATCTGTCTCAGTTCCAGATAAAAATCCAAAGGGTGAGCGAATTTATTCAAGATTTTTCTGCACATTCTTTGGTAATGCATACGAGAAAGTTTCCCAGAATCCAGACATTAAATCATTTAAACTTTTACAGGGGAAAATGCAAAATACCCCTTATGTTAACGCCGATGGAGAAAAGCGCTACCCAAAGAATCCTGTTTTAAATATCTATGATATTGATGAAATCACTTATAACGAAGATTCTGCAACCGTTACTCCATTCTAAGGTGTAATCAATGAGTTTAGATATTGATAAACTCATTGTACAAGATTTGACAGGTATTAATAAGTATTCATTCAGCCGATTGTCTACTTATCATACCTGTCAATATCAATATAATGAGCGATATAATAGAAAAAAACATGGGAAAGCAAATGGATTTTCTTCATATGGGACAATGGTTCATTCAATATTAGAATCGTATTTTAACGAAGAATTGAACGTTAACGATTTAAAAGATGAATACGTTGAAAGGTTTTCGGAAGAATGTTCCGAAGGCATTCAAATGTTGATACCTTCAAAGAGTAATGATTTCTTTGAAAAGGACTTGACTGAATTATACTATAATGGTGGCTATCAATTCTTTGAAAATTTTGAAGGTTTTCAAGATAACTTTGGAAATAAAAACAAATACAAAGTTCTAGGCGTTGAAGAAAATTTTAATTTGTTAATAAATCACAAAGGCAAACCTTTTATTTTAAATGGATTCATTGACTTAATCGTAGATAAGGACGACGAACTTTATGTTATCGACCATAAATCTAAAGGAAAGTTTAAATCTGTTGGAGAGAAAGCAGAATATTGTAGACAACTTGCGCTCTATTCTTTATATGCTCAATATAAATGGGGGAAACCTGTTAAAGAAGCATGGTTTAACCAATTTAGAATTAATCATATTGAGAAGTTTAAAATGACCGATGAGGTTATAGAAGAAGCGTTAGATTGGGCTGTTGATACAGTAAAGAATATTGAATCAGAATTTTTATGGTTACCAAATACTTCTGATATATTTTATTGTACGAACCTTTGTGACTTTAGAGATGAATGTGAATATTACGCAAAAGAGATTGAAACAGACTAGAGATAAGAGGTGGTTTTAATTTGGAAGAAATGTTAAAAAGAAAAAACATTAATGAATTAAAAAGTCCAAATGCAGAAATGGCTGTAATTAGTAGCATTATTAAAAAACCAGTTCTTATTTTTGCGGCAGAGGGATTGACTTATAAACAATTTTATGACAAAACGAATAGGTCAATATATTGGGCGTTTACAAAATTAGTTACAGAAGGTGCCAAAGTAGACATCAAACCAATTGACATTGCTGGCGCGTTATCTTCTACTGATGCAAAAACTGAAAACATTGATGATATTGAGTTTTCAATTATTGAAGATATCTTTGACAACGCTGACTTACTTCCTGAGCGAACTACCGAAGCTTTTAAAATGTCCAAACGTACTGTTCAAGATTATGCGTTAAGAAGAAATACATATCAAGCCCTGAAAAAATGCGAGGGCGGGTGTTTTAATAATGATATTTCCAATATTTTAAGCACAGTTTATGATGAACTTGAAAAAGTTAGTCGTGACTATGCTATGATTAAGGATGTTAAAGAGTTTAAATATAAAGTAAAACCTCTTAAAGAGAAGCTACTGAGAAGGCAAAAGGGCGAGATTAAATCTATCTCCATGCAAATCCCAGAACTTGACAGATATGTTCAACTTGAAGAGGGGGAACTTGTTATCATTGGCGCTGAACAGAAGGTGGGAAAATCTGCATTCTTATTAAGCACTACTGTATTTTTATTAAGACAAGGAAAAAGAATTGTTGTTATTGACAGCGAGTTATCGGATGAGTTATACTATATGAGAATGGTTGCTCATGTTTCAGGAGTTAATTTCTCAGAAGTAAAAAATGGAACTAATGACCCAGAAAAATTAAAACGCATTGAAGAAGCTAATAATGAAATTGAAACTTTTAATTTTTATCATGAATATGTTCCTGTGTTTGATAACACAGAAATCATGATGTTGATTAAACGTTGTAACGCCATTGAAAAACTTGACTTGGTGGTCATTGATTACTTTAAAAACTCAACTGAGGGCGGAGCATTTGAAGTATCTCAGGCTATGGGAAGAACTGTTGACATGATTAAGAATGATATTTGCGGAGATATGGGTATTCCCGGACTGGGTGCCGCTCAAATGAATCCAGATGGAAGTGTGGCGCTTAGTAAAAATATCGCAAGAAACACTTCTACACTTATCACATTAGAGCGAAAAGCGCCAGAAGATATATTTAGAGATGGAAATTCGTGTGGAAATACAAGATTAAGAGTTGTGTTTAACCGTAATGGAGAACAACATAACTCTAATGAGTGGATTGATATTCAGTATGATGGTAATACTCTCAACTACCATCAAGCTCAGAATCAACATAGAGACGAAAGAGACGAGGCAGACGATAACGGATTGCCATATTAATATGGCGGGGGTGAGCAATTGGATTACGAAGAATTACTTGAAGAAGTTGACATTTATGATTATGTTTCTCAGTATGTAGAACTAGAAGAAAGGGGTGGTGAATATTGGGGCTTAAGCCCTTTTAAAGAAGAAAAGACGCCATCATTTTCAGTAGATACAGAAAAGCAGAGATTTTGTGATTTTAGTAGTGGATATAGTGGAGATTTGCTCACCTTCATAAAAGAATATCATCATGTGGATTTCTTGAACGCTATGCGAATGTTGATGAAATTTGCTGGGATTGAAGATACTGGTGAATATATTAGTCGGCCCAGCATTTTAAAAGAAATGCGAAAGTATATATCTAAAAAGAAAAAAGAGAAAGAATATATTCATCGAAAAATTTTAGATTCTTCTTGTATGGATGAGTATTGGGATGGCGAGGAAAAATTAATGAGTTGGATAAGGGAAGGTATAAGCAGACAAACATTAAAGAATCATCAAGTTAAATATAACCCACAAGACGATTCGTTAGTTTTTCCTCTATTTGATTCTAATGGAAATATTATTTCTATCTGTAGCCGCACATTATGTGGCCGTATACCAAAGTATATTTCTTATAATAAATATGATGGCGTTGATTTTTTCTATTGGGAATATCAGAACAGAAAAAATATTATAGATAAAAATGAGATAATTATTTTTGAAGGAGCCAAATCAGTCATGGTTGCTGAAAGTATGGGGTATAATAACTGTGTATCATCCCAAACAAATCACTTAAACGATGACCAACTAAAGATATTAATTCGGTTAGGGGTTCCCGTAGTATTTGCCTACGATAAAGGCGTTGATATAAAGCAAGATAAAAACATAATGAGATTGGCGCATTATACAAAAATTGAATACGTTCAAGATGATTGGTTTCTATTAAAAAATAAAGACGCGCCTATAGATTATGGTTTAGATATATGGAAATATCTTTATGAGAGGAGGAAAGTTTTATGAGGATTATATTTAAGAATTCTGGCAGTCTTATTGATACGTACGATTACGAATTTTATGTTCCAGTTGGTGGCGGTTTGGAGGCTGTAAGTCGTCATAACAATACTACTATAGATTGTTTGTCCAGCACTGACATCGGAGATTTTAATTCGTCCTGTGATTGGCTACTAGATTTATTTGCCGCAATTTTGCAGGCTGACCAAGCCGAGTCAGTACACTCTACTGGAATTCTTGTCGATAGTGACGCAAATGTACGGCTTGTTAAACCGCTTGCGTATGATGAATGTACTTTCGATAGTATAATTCAATACAAATAGTATGAAAAAATATAGTTTTATAAGTAAAAAATAATATTAATAGTATAAGAAAGGGTCAATAAAATGGAAATTTTAATTAAGAACTTAAGAGGCGTGGAATTGCCTGAAAAATTTGATGTTGGAGATTGGATTGACTTAAGAGCCGCAGAAGATACTTCATTAAAAAAAGGCGATTTTAAATTAATTCCACTTGGTATTGCTATGAAATTGCCAGAGGGATATGAAGCGTTAGTTGCGCCACGTAGTAGTACATTTAAAAAATATCGAATTACTCAGGCAAATTCTCTTGGCGTCATTGATAATTCCTATTCGGGAGATAATGATGAATGGATGTTTCCAGCCATCGCCCACGAAGATACATTCGTCAAAAAGAATGAAAGAATCTGCCAGTTTAGATTGATTAAATCTATGGATAGTGTAGAGTTTAAAGAAGTTGACCATCTAGATAGCAAAGACCGGGGTGGTTTTGGAAAAGGAACTGAGAATTTAAAATGAATGGATTTATAGAATCATTTTTCTTTTCACTATTTATATTAGCAATTACAATCATAGAGAGTGTTGTAATTTATATTGGGTCTTCTTTTATTGTAGAGGCTATAGAGCTAAAAGAAAAAATGGGGGTCTTAGCTGGAGTTATTATTGCTGTAATAGGTGATATCGCAATGATTGGTACGTGGATTCTTATTTATAAAAATTTTCCATTTTGATTGGAGGCTCAATGAAAGAGAAGAGATTGAATTTTACACAATTAGTTAACCAATGTAAGGCAGATAGGGAATATATGTGGTATTGTAATGAACATAATCTGCCACTTGGAAAGGCTATATGTAATAAAAGTGGTATTGTTTTTGAAGTATATGTAAATGATAAAGACGGAGAGTTTCGTAATTTTGTTAAAGGAATTGGAAACATTCCTATCTTTTTCTCAAATTCAGATTATTTTGTGGAGGTGAAAGATGAGAGTAGTAAATAGTTGTTTGCTTCATTTAGAGATTGTAGAGGAAGATTCGACAGAAGAATGCGAAAGAATTATTAACATTATTAAAAAGCGCCCAGAAGAATACAAAGAAGCTTTATTAGATGCGGTATTTAGTTGCTTTGATGAAGAAGATTATTGTAAGGTGGTTAGCGCCAATACATCATTCTATGAGGATGGCGCTGAAGAACCAAAAGAATCATTTGACTTTGACTTTGAAGAATAGTATAATGACCTAGGAGGAAGTAATTTGGAATTAGAACAATGGATTAGCACAGAAATCGGAAGAGATATTTGGAAAAACAAATATCGAGATGAAAATGAAACTTTTGAAGAATGGAAAAAACGTGTAGCAGGAAATAATAAGATTATTGAAAAACTTATTGAAGAACAGAAATTTCTATCAGGAGGTAGAATTCTTGCTAATAGAGGTCTAGGACATATTAAAAAACTGACATATGGAAATTGTTATGTAGTCAAAGCGCCAGAAGATAATATTGAAAGTATCTTTGACTGTGCGCGAGATTTGGCAAGAACGTTCAGTTATGGCGGCGGTTGTGGTGTAGACATTAGTAAACTTGCTCCTAGTGGCGCTAAGGTAAATAATGCGGCCAAAACAACAAGCGGCTCAGTTAGTTTTTGCGATTTGTATTCATTAGTTAGCGAATTAATTGCTCAGAATGGAAGACGTAAAATAGCTTAATTTAATCACCGAAAATATATAGAGTAGGAGATAATATATGGAATATAATGAATTAAAAGGATATTTAGAAGATGGAATGTCTAGTAGGGAAATAGGAAAAAAAGTTGGATTATGCTACACCACTGTTTTATATTGGATAGGTAAACTTAATTTAAAACATTTAATAAAAAATAAACCTGTTGAGTATAAAAATGAATACATGTTTAATAAGATTGATACCCCAGAAAAAGCATATATCTTAGGATTTATATTAGCGGATGGATACATTGGAGATAAGTGTGTTGAGTTATCTGTTTCATTAGCTGATAAAGAAATACTATATTATATATCTCAAATTATTGGTGGAAATGTTCATGAAACCACATACTTAGATAGGGAATCTAGGAGGTTCCCAAGAGCAAGATATACAATATATAATAAAAATATACTTACAGATATTAATAAATATGGTGGAAAAAAGAACAGCCGTCATTTGCCAATTGTAAGAAAAGACCTTAAAAGATATTTAATTCTTGGGTTTTTTGATGGAGATGGGTGTATTACTTGGGGAAGAAGGAAAGACAGAAATAGGATATGGCAAAGAATTTCATTTACTTCTCAATACCGTTTATTAGAAGGTGTTCAGAATGTTTTAATAGATGAGGTTGGAGTATCATCTAAGATAAAGCCAAAAGGAAAAGAAGATTGTTTTATATTAGGATTTTCTAGCAAAAAAGATGTTTTAAAATTTTTAGATTATATATATCCTAACGATTCATTTATTGTATTATATAGAAAGTATAACAAAGCTAATGCCCTGCGTCTTGAATTGGGTGAATTCAGGGAAGACCCAAGAACCCTGAGCGAAACTATATAATGTAAAAGGTATATAGGACGTGCAGAGACTAGTAGTTGAGGATAACAATAAGACTACATTAGCGCCCGAGCCACTAGATTAGTGGTAAGAGATAGTCCATATTGGGGGCATTGATGATTAGCCTTGATTGTAGCCATCCAGACCTTGAAGATTTTATTGATTTAAAATCGGAGGCTGGAAAAGTTACTAAGGCAAATATCTCAATTAAAGTAACAGATGAATTTATGAATGCTGTTATCAATGATGAAGAATATACATTAAAATATTATCGTCAAGAGACAGGAGAAGAAATTACCAAAGTAATTAATGCTCAAGATGTATTTATGCGTTTAGCAGAGATGAATTGGCGGCAGGCTGAACCCGGATTATTATTCTGGGATAGAATTAATGACTATAATTTATTAAGTGAAGACCCTGATTTTCAATATGGTGGGGTTAATCCGTAAAGTGTATGCGGATTTAAAAGTGGGTGAACTGCTGGAAACCCCTTAGAGCCATACATACTACAACGTAAGAATGAAATAAATCTAGGCGTGAATGTTAAAAAATGTATGGATTGGGCAATCAGCATCCAAGCCCCGAACAGGGGAAGGTTCAGAGACTAAGTGGCAATTTATTGTCCAGCGCCCACCTGTTATTTTTATAAAATAACGGATGATATAGTCCAGACTACAACATCTATATTAGATGGCATAGGAAACTATGTGTGGTAAGGTGCAGAAGAACCATTACCAGAAGGAGGTAGTTGTTTACTTGGCTCAATTAACTTGGCGCAATTTGAAAAAGATGGAAAAGTTGATTGGGATTCTTTGAAATTTACTGTCAAAAATGCAGTAATTTATTTGAATGAAGTTTTAGATGAAGGGTTGGAATTACACCCCCTAGAATATCAACGTGAAAGTGTAAGAAATTACAGGCAAATCGGCCTAGGAGTTATGGGATGGGCTGACTTACTGATTAAATTGAAAATAAGATACGGAAGTGAGGAGTCTTTAAAATTAGCTGATAATATTGGTGAATTCATCGTTTCATGCGCTCTCGAATCATCTATGGAGTTAGCAAAAGAATTCGGCCCAGCCCCGAGGTTTTCTGGCGCGGTGCTAGATTCTCCTTTCTTAAATTCACATGTAACAGACAAATTATATGAAGATATTCGTAAATATGGGTTGAGAAATTTGCAACTGTTGACTGTGGCCCCAACGGGCAGTACTAGCACAATGCTAGGTGTATCCGGTGGGATGGAACCCATTTTCGCCAATTCTTATATGAGAAAAACAGAATCACTTCATGGTCAAGAGTATTGGTATAAAGTATATACTCCAATTGTAGAAGAATATATGCAGGAAAATAATATTGATAATGAAGCGGATTTACCTAGTTGGTTTGTAACAGCGCCAATGATTCCGTATAAAGAACGTATTGCTATGCAGGCGGCTTGGCAAAAACATATCGATGCATCAATTAGTTCTACAGTAAATCTCCCTGAATATACCACAGTTAAAGATGTATTTGAATTATACTATGAGGCGTGGAAACAAGGCCTTAAAGGCATTACAGTTTATAGAGATGGCTGTGACCGGGCTGGTGTCCTTGTGAACAACCAAGAAGAAGAGCCGCCAAAAGAAGAAACCCGTCCTCTACAGGTACTTAATCGAGGTGATGTGGTTCAAGTTTATGACGATGTTGTGGGAAGAAAACACAAACTTGTTACTGGGTGTGGCTCTTTACACACAACAGCTTTCTTTGACCCAGTAGATGGCGAACTTTGCGAAACATTTTTAAGCAAAGGCTCAGAGGGCGGCTGTAATTCTTGGATGGTATTTGGCTCTCGCATGATTTCTTATGCGATGCGCCTTGGTGGAACAGTAGAGGGAATTGTAGACCAAGCAAAGAGTTGCCCGGGTTGCGTTAGTTATATGGTGCGAAGGGCGACTAAACATGATGTTTCGCCGGGGAATTGCTGTCCTGCCGCAGTGGGAATCGCATTGCAAGAGATGGCAAATCAAATCAAAGAAGAGTTGATTGATGATGATTATAGTGAAGAAGAGATTGTGAATGAAGCGGTTTCTAGAGTTTTTGATATCCCAGAGCCGCGCTGTAAAACTTGTGAAGAACAGAACACTATGAAAGAATTGACAGATTTCCTTAGCGGTGTTACAAACCTAAAGAATGAAGTGGAGAATAGCAATTTAGGAATTTGTCCAAAATGTGGACAGAGAACCTATGTTGCGGAAGGTGGTTGCGGTCATTGCATTAACGATGATTGCGGCTATAGTGGGTGTGATTAATGGAATTAAACTTTGAATCAGGGGAATATACTAAAGAATTTGTGCTTGAGGAGTGTGGTTTTGCAATCACACTCCGAGAATTCTTAATGTTGTATAATTTTAGGAATTATATTTCTGATAGAGAGACAGAAGAAGGTAGGCAAGATTGCCTTCTTGTTCGTATTTATTTGACGGACTATAATAGCGAAAGTAGTAAGTGGCACCATTGGTTTGAACTTGGCATTAATGATTTTGACGTGTGTAATTTTGATGTCATAGACTATGCTTTTAACCCTAACTTATTGAACAAAATTGTGGATTCTGTTCGTGTCGATGATGAGATTGGAATACTTTGTATTCATTTAGTGTAGGAGGAACAATGAAGGTATATGATTTTGTGCAATTTTTAGAAGATGATGATAGGATTATCATACGAGAAGAAGTAGAGGATATTATGTTTGGCGCTTACACCTCTACTATATTAGACAAAAAGAAAAAAGAAATTGAATTAAAAGAATATCAAGATATTACTGGCAGAACTATTGAATATGTAGATTATACAAAGTGGGGTCATGTTTGTAATATTACATTGGAGGACGAAACTAATGATGAACAAAAAGAAATTCTCTGAATTTATTGATAATGTAAATCAACAAGTTGTTAATAATAAACATCAGCGGGATGAATACTTAGACATTGAAGGATATAAAGTAGAATATGATGGGAAAACTTATCATTTAATTCAGATTGATGACCAAAGACCTCATGACGAAATTTGTGATAACGATAATAAAAAGTTAGAATATAGTACTATAAACACTGTATTTCAATTGGTATACAATATTCCAGAAGATGACATCTGTAGAGAATGTAATTTTTATGCATTATCAATAAGAGATTTTACTCCTGATAAGAAAGTATATTTTCACGATTTAATTCCAATGATTAAGGTAAAAACTTACCATCCAGAAGTCGTCATTCCTCCACATGAAGAAGAAAATTATATTTTTATTTAGGAGTATTTCATGATAGTATGTGATATATGCCATAAAGAAATTGATGAGAAAGATGTGGAAAAGGTGGTCGAATACAAAGGAAAACAAACAATGAAAGCAGACCTTTGTCCAAAATGTTATGCTGAATTTGTAAATTTTGTATCAAAAAATTTTAACAGCGTTGTATATAAACTACGATAAATTTGCTAAACTTACTTTACGAATTGAAGCGGCGGATATAATAACTTGACAAAACCCCTTTTAAGTGATATAATAGATGTAGTAAATCACTTAGGAGGGGTTTTTATGTCAGATTTATTTTATGATTTATTAACGACAGCGGTTATATTCTTTATCGGTGTATGGATTATTAAGATGGTATATGGCATTGATTTTGGATATGTGATTTCTGCATATTACATTGGCGCTGTTATCGCATGTCTATCTATTGCATCATGTCATTTTGTTTATAAAATAAGGGAAGATTATAAAGATGAAGAAATCAAGAAATCTTGAATATTGTATATATTTAACACCACAAGGAAAATGTAAAAATATAGAGCGCCAAAACAATGATTGTAAATGTTTGGAAGATATTTGTTGCTGGTCATGTCCAGACAAAATTTATGAACAATGTAAATCATTAAATCGTTGTTTAAAGGTTGAGGAAAAGCTGGTTGGAGGAAATAATGAGTAAAAAAATATACACTGTCTTTCATTCGCACGATACGTTGTCGAATCCTGTAGCTGGAATTGATAGCGTAACAAAGGCAAAACATTATGTAGAAAAAGCAAAAGATGATGGTATGGTCACACTTGGTATATCGAATCATGGCACTATCTTACAGTGGTATACCAGAAAAAAAATAATTGAAAATGCCGGGATGAAATATATCCATGCGGCTGAATTCTATCTAACGAACGATTATTCGATTGAGGACAAACATAGAGATAACTACCATTGTGTGTTAATGGCGCGTAATTATGAGGGTTTTAAAGAATTAAACCGTTTATTTAGTTTGTCATGGACAAGAGATAACCATTTTTACAATTCACCAAGAATTACATTTGAAGAATTGTTTAATACAAGTGAGAACATTATCGTTTCAACGGCGTGTATTGCCAGTCCACTGGCGGCAGAGATTAACCGATATGCTGTGAAAGATAAGAAAACGAAAGAGATTATTGGATATGAAACAAAACGTCAACGTATATTCGGGGACGATTTAGATGCATATAATAAACTAGTAGATAGTTACATAGATTTCCTGAGCGCCAATAAAGATAGGTGTTTTTTAGAGTTACAACATCATAATACGCCAGAACAAAGAGAGTATAATAAATTACTTTTAAATTTACACGATTCTTATAACATCCCGCTAATTACGGGAACTGATACGCATTGTTTGAACAAAGAACATGAGCGCGCCAGAAAGGTTTTTCAAGAACGGAAGAAGATTCATTTTGACGAAGAAAATGGTTGGGATTTGACGTGGAAAACTTATGACGAATTAATAATTTGTTACGAAGAACAAGAGGTCGTGCCAAATAATATTGTCGAAGAAGCTGTAGAAAATACAATGGTTCTAAGTGAAATGATTGAACCTTTCGATTTAGATGCTGAGTTTAAGTATCCAAAAATATACGATAAACCTGTTGAAACATTAAGAAAACATACTTATGATAGAGCTAAATCTCACCCTGTTTTAAATTGCCGCTATACTTTTGATGAATTAAAAAGCAGAATTGATAAAGAACTCGATACATTTGAAATATGTAAAGCTTCTAACTATATTTTACTTCAAGAGTATATTGCTGATTGGTGTAAAAAAAATAATATCCATATTGGTTTAGGTAGAGGGAGTTGTGTTGCTAGTTTAGTTCTTTACATACTAGGCGTAACAGAAGTTGACCCTATTAAACATAACTTAATTTTTTCACGTTTCATGTCTCCATCAAGAATCACTTTGGCAGATATTGATATTGATATAGGGTCGAAAGATAGGGACAAGGTAGAGGAATTTGTTGTAGGGAAACACTTAGAGATTGATGGGATTGAGTCGGCAGTTATTATGACTGAAAACACTATTGAGTTAAAAGGAAGTATTAAAGATGTCTGTGGTGGATTTTTCAACATGTATGAAAATGAACGAAAGAAAGGTACTCTCGACAAAGACAACCCTTACGTTCAGTATAAAAGATTTACTGTTCAATATGCACAAGAACTTTCGAACTCTGTCGAATATGACGAAGATAAAAAGCCTTATGTCCCACAAGACATCATTGATTCTGAGCCAGAAGTTTTCCATTTAGTTGACATTGTACGGGGTACATGCACAAGTGTAGGCGTACATGCGTCAGGGAAACTCGTAACGGATAGACGTATTGATGAAGTTATCGGAAGTTTTACAACAACTGATACGCCTTATAGATTAACATCGTTAAATATGGAGGAATTAGAAAGTCAATATTATGTAAAAGAAGATTTGCTTGGACTTAAAAATTTACAGCTCATTAATTCATGTTGTGAAAATGCAGGGATTGAAATTATAAAAGCTGATTCAATAGATACCGAAGACGGAAAAGTGTGGTCATCTATACGAAACGATACCACAGCAATTTTTCAATTTGAAAGTAACAGTGCTGGCGCGTTTTTAAAGAATTTTGCCTCTCCAACAACAGTTGCTTCTGCTCAAGAATGGAATGATAATTTCCGAATGTTGGATTGGGTAGCTATTGCGAACGCCGCCATTCGACCAGCGGCGGCCAGCTATAGAAATAAATTGGCTGCTGGTGAAAAAGCCAACAATGGGTGGGACGAAATTGACAAACTCCTATCGGACACTAATGGCTATTTGGTATACCAAGAACAGATTATGCAATTTTTAGTAAAATTCTGCGGATATTCAGAATCTGAAAGTGATGTGGTTCGGCGTAAAATTGCACATAAGGGTGGTACACAGGATATTATCCCAGAAATAAAGAAACGATTTATTGAAACGGCTGTTTCAAAATATGACTTAGATGAACATCGCGCCATGGAAATTATTGAACCATTCTTACAAATTATTTTGGATGCTTCTCGTTATGCTTTTAATAAGAGTCATGCCATCGCATATACTTACACGTCATATGAAATCGGATATTTAAGGTATCACTATCCTTTAGAATTTATAACAGCCGCCCTAAATTCCTTTAGTAGTGACGAAGAAAAAACGAGCGCTATTATCCAATACGCTAATAAATTTGGTATTAAAATTAAGGGCATCAAGTTTGGATATTCTAGGGCTGAATATTTTTTCGACAAAGATAGTAAGGCAATTTATAAGGGTATTGGCTCTATAAAATATATGAACGCCGAATTGGCAGATAAACTATATAAAATGAGCCATAAAGGGTATATTTCATTTGCTGACCTATTAATTGACATGAAAAAGGAACGAATTGCAGATGTAAGGCAGATAGACGGATTAATTAAACTTGATTTCTTTTCTGATTTTGGCAATGCAAAGGAATTAATGAACATTAAATACGTTGTTGAAATGTTTAAATATGGAGAAGCCAAACAAATAAAAAAGGAAAAAATCCCTGAAGATTCATACTTATTCCCGTTGATGGAAAAATATGCAAACGGCTTTACGAAATCAGGTGGTGTTGCTAAATCCTACGATAATATTGATTGCATTAATGTTTTGCATGGCGCTGAAAAAGCAATAAAAGAAATGGGAGTTAATGATTTTTCTTACACAGAAAAAATGGCGCACCAACAAGAATTTCTGGGATACATTTCTCTAATAACCGACAAGGAGGAAGACCGACCAAAACTTTATGTAATTAAAACGATGAAAGCAATAGCGAAATCCACAGGAAAAATGTTTGGGCTAAGAATATGGTGTCGTTCTATTGGTAGCGGAAAAGAATCTATGTTTACCATTCCAATCAATGGAAGGTATGACCTTGTCCAGAGACGTAGAGCGCCATCTCCACTTGAAAGTTTCGGAGAAGTTAAAGAAGGGGATGTTATTTACTGTAAAAAATATGATAAAAATAAAAAAGATGGAACTACGTATTATAATTTATTAGAGTATTCTATTTTGGAGCGACGGTAAACAACCCACCACTTACAAGATAGACCTTCTTGAAGTGGGGGCTTGAAAAAGCCCTTGTTGACTAGACTAAGGAGAATGTCATAAGACACATATCCTACGTTATTTAAGAAATAGGTACTAAGAGATGTTTAGCCAAGTCTCTTACTCTACGGTATATGTTTAAACAATTTTAAGGGGTAGAAATAGTGATATATACGTTAAACCTTAAATAACATTGTCGATGGCTACATTACAGTTTTAAAGCTGAATTATTTATTAGGTTAAATTAGGTAAAAAATGCAGTTAGTATATGTTTTAAATAAAAATGGATTACCGCTTATGCCAACGCATAGATTTGGTAAAGTGAGACATTTATTAAAAAATGGTAAAGCTGAAATTGTTAAGCGTAGTCCATTTACAATTCAATTAAATTACGAGGGTAATAATTATACCCAACCAATTACTTTAGGCGTAGATGCTGGTTCTAAACACGTAGGTTTATCAGCAACTACAGAAACAGAGGAACTATATTGTTCTGAAGTTGAACTTCGCAATGACATTGTTGAGTTGTTGTCAACAAGAAGAGAAAGTAGAAGAGCTAGACGAAACCGTTTAAGATATCGCAAAGCAAGATTTAATAATCGTGTAGCTACTAAAAAAGAAGGGTGGTTAGCACCATCAATAAGACATAAGATTGATAGCCATTTAAAGGTAATAGAAAATGTTCACAAAATTTTACCTATTAGCAAAGTAATAGTAGAAGTAGCGTCTTTTGATACTCAACTTCTTAAAGCTAAAGCTGAGGGTAAAACAATGAGTGGTGTTGATTACCAAAATGGTGAAATGAAAGGTTGGAATACAAGAGAATATATCTTATTTAGAGATAATCATACTTGTAGGTATTGTCTAGGTAAGTCTAAAGATAAAGTGTTGGAAGTGCATCATCTAGAATCACGAAAGACAGGCGGAAACGCTCCAAATAATCTAATTACTTTATGCCGTACTTGTCATAAGAAATACCATAATGGAGAAATTGATTTTAAAATCAAACGAGGTAAAAAGTATAATGATGCCACCTTTATGGGAATTATGAGATGGCCGCTATATAACAAACTAAAAGAGGTATATCAAGATGTAGAATTAACTTATGGCTACATAACAAAAAGTAATCGCATCAAACATGGTTTGGCTAAAGAACACTATAACGATGCTTATTGCATTAGTGGAAATTTCAATGCAAAGCCTCTTGAAACTTTCATCTATCAGAAAAAAGTAAGATGCCATAATAGAAAAATCCATAAAGCTAATTTTCTAAAAGGTGGAAGGAGGAAATTAAACCAAGCGCCATATATTGTTAAAGGTTTTAGATTATTTGACAAGGTTAAATTTCAAGACCAAGAGTGCTTTATATTTGGTAGAAGAAGTACAGGTTATTTTGATATTAGATTACTTGATGGAACTAGAATTCATGCAGGTATAAGTTGTAAAAAATTAAAATTATTAAAAGCTAGAATGAGCTATTTACAAGAAGAAAGGAAAAGGCAATTCCACCTCATTATAAAAGGAGGTGGAATTGCCAAAGATTAGATGAAATTTAAAGTTGATATCGGATTAAAAGACGGAGAGGTTGTATCCTTCTATGACTATTCAGATAGTATTGAAAATTTAATTGAAAAAATTCATGAGGGAACTACTCCGTTTGTTTCGTTCTATGGCGCTCATGATGGCGTTCGTAGAGACAATATTGTATGGTATAAAACGTGGAGATTGGAAAACTCATGACGAAGAATAATGTCACGAATATTATATAATATTCGTGACACATTGGAATTGACATTGCGAAAAATGTATGGTATAATATGTTCAACAAATAAATAGGAGACAGAAATGAAGCGAAAAGTTTTATTAGTTGTGGATATGCAAGATGATTTTGTATATGGCCCGCTGGGAACAGAAGAAGCAAAAGAAATTGTTCCAAAAATTTCGGATGAAATCAAGAATGGTGGTTATGATTTAGTGGTATTCACAAAAGATATTCATGGGGAAAATTATTTAGATACTCATGAAGGGAAAAATTTACCCATTCGACACTGTATTCGAAATACCTACGGAAGTAATATTGTGGATGATGTTTTTGATTCATTAAATGCAGGGCAAGATTTTATTATAGTAGAAAAAAGTATGTTTGGTAACTATGAACTTCCGTATCTCATTCAAGAAAAATTAAAAGATATGAATGACTATTGTAGTAAAGAATGTTGCCTTAATTACTTTGATGATTGTCCTGAGTTTGATGGGTGTCCTATATTAGACTATGAGGTAAACGTTGTTGGAGTGTGTACAGATTATTGTGTTTTGGCAAATGTTATGCTTCTTTATTTTTACATTTGTTCTCCCAATAAAATTCGTGTTTTATCGACACTTTGTGCAGGCTCGACCCCTCAAAAACACCAGCAAACACTAGACATTTTGAAACACCTTTTTATTGAGGTTATATAAAATACTAATTTTTACTAGAAAAAGGTGAAATTTGTATAAAATTCTAAATAATTAACAAAATAAGCACAAATGTAAATATATTAAAAAGGAGTAGGATTAAATGAGTGCACCAAAAAAATGAAAAATATTTTGAAGTTAATATTACCAAAAAACGTACATTTGTTAATACTGAAATGTCTTGTATAGTGCCGTATAAAAAGTTGAAGAAGCTTATTAAAAATATGAGCGCCAATGACACAATTAAAATTAAATTAATGGAGGAAAGATAATATGATTAAAGTAAACGGCTATCCTATAAAATTCGAAACCTTTCCCGAGGGAGAGTTTAGAATGAACAAGTTCAAAGATGTCTTTGCGCATAATAAGCAAGATAAAATCTCCATTGAATGGTTTTGGAGCGGCGATAACAGTGAGATGATGGAATTATATTTCGTTGTCAAGCATTTAAAAAAGATTAAAGGTGCTGGAACATGGTTTGCACTCTATATGCCATACGTGCCATATGGAAGACAAGATAGGGTAGAGGATTCTGTAAATGAAATTTTTACATTAAAACATTTCGCGGACTTTATTAATTCATTGGAATTCGATATGGTACAAGTTCTTGACCCACATTCTGATGTTACGATGGCGCTGATTGATAATTCTACAGACGACAAAGCGCTAATTGTCAATATTATAAATGGCTTAATTGAGGATAATGAATATGATGCGCTCTTTATGCCAGACTTGGGTGCTCAAAAACGCTATTCAAGTTTACTTGCCTATCCAAATTTTTCAGGATACAAGGTAAGAGATTATGCTACCGGAGAAATTACAGGATATAAAATTTTAGATTACAAAAAAGATTATAAAAATATTTTAATTATAGACGACCTCTGTTCTTATGGTGGAACGTTTTTAAGGGCCGCAAAAGAATTAAAGAAAAAAGGTGTATCAAATATTGATATGTATGTCACTCACTGTGAAACAAATATTTACAAGGGGGACTTATTGTACTCTGGTTTAATCAATCAAATCTATACAACGAATAGTATTATGCCTATGCAACCTATTGTATGCAAAGGTGGCCAAAAAAGTGTTACACCTATTCAAAAATGCGCTATTTCATATTTTGAAGCCTAAAATTTAAATAAAATCATGAAAACAGCTTTTTTATAGAGGAGAGAAAATTTTTTACAGGATAAAGTATATGGCTAACAAAAATAAAATCGCTCTGAGAAAAAGCTGTTTTTGTAAAATAAAGGAGAAAAAGCATGTTTAGAACAAACCCATTAATGTTAATTGATTTTTATAAGGCCGTTCACGAAGAACAGTACCCAGAGGGGACTGAACGGATTGTCTCATATTATACACCACGCAAAAGTCGGCTAGATGATAAATATTGTTTAGTTCATTTTGGGCTACAGTATTTTTTAATTGAATATTTAATTGATTGGTTCGACAATGAATTTTTTAGAAAGCCAATTGATAAAATCAGAGAAAATTATGAACGCTATGTGGAATCATCTATTCCAGATGAAAACGAATTATTTCCAAAAATTGAAGCGCTACACAAACTAGGGTACCTTCCATTGGAGATTAAATCACTACCAGAAGGAACAATTGTTCCAATGGGAGTTCCTTGTGTTCAAATCGCAAATACCCATAAAGATTTTGCTTGGGTTGTAAATACCGTTGAATCATTGTTAAGCAATACCTTATGGCATTCACAAATTGCCGCATCAGTTGGTTACTGGTATCGCCAAATTGTTAACGAATATTATGACCTTACTGTTGATGATGATGTTCCACGCGCCAAAGCAATGAGTTTGTTCTCATATAGAGGAGAAGAAAGTAACGAATCTGGTATTTTAAGTAGCGCTGGCTGGCTAACATCCTTTGTATTATCTGCTACAGTCCCGTCTGCTCAATTTATGGAAAATTATTATAATGCAAATGTAAAAAATGAAGAAGTTAATTTTGGCGCTGTTAGCACTGAGCACTCTGTAATGTGTAGTAACTATGCAGTAGATGGCGATGAGATTACAATGGTAAAACGCTTGTTAAACGATATTTATCCTAATACCTCATTTAGTATGGTAGCGGACAGTTATGATTATTGGAATATGGTTGATAATATTTTGCCTCAATGCAAAGAAGATATTATGCGCCATAATGGAAAGCTAAATATCAGAGGCGATAGTGGTGCCCCTGTAAATATTGTAGTAAATACTGTTTTAAGCCTATGGGAAAACTTCGGGGGTACTGTTAATTCAAAAGGATATAAAGTTTTAGACCCTCATATTGGTGTAGTATATGGTGACTCTATTACCATTTCAAGGGCAAAATCAATTTATGACTCTCTTGAATATCTGGGATTTGCCGCCAATAATGTATCTCTTGGCGCTGGCTCCTTTAGTATGCAGTGCCTCGAAGAAGTTGTTATAGAAGAGCCTACTAAGTTTGAGACGCAAGCACTCCAACCATTTACTAGAGATACATATTGTAGCGCGGTGAAAGCAACTTATTGTGAGGTAAATGGCGAACCTATTCCTATTTATAAAGACCCCAAAACAGATGATGGCCATTTTAAAAAATCACATAAAGGGTGTTGTGTTGTAACCGAAAAAGCCGATGGAGGTTTGATGTGTATTGATGGATTAACTTATGAAGACGCATGTTCATGGAAAGGGAATTTATTAGAAACAGTATATCAAAATAGTTCTATGGTACGTCGTGATTCTTTAAGTTATATCCGAAATAGATTGCACGAAGGAAAATTCTAATTGACAATCTTTGTATAATGTGCTATAATGTAGAAAAGGAGGAATGTAATTATGACTAACAAATCACCACCTCTAAAATCTTTAAAGGGAAATTAAATATAAAAGGAGAAAAGAATGCAAATTATTTTACTTATTTTGGCAATCATATCAGTTGGGCTTGGTGTTTTTAATCTGTTTAAAATTAATAATAAATTAAAACGATTAAATTACAATTATAATGGAACATATGAAGATAGAGAAAAAGAAATAAATAACCTTAAAAAATTGGGTTATAAAAAAGTTAAAATTTTTGGGATTATTGGGCTTATCCTAATTGTATTGTCCCAAACTATTGTAGTTATTAACACAGGATATACAGGGGTAAGAAGAACGTTTGGACAAATCAGTGAAGAACCTGTTCCAAACGGATTTAGTTTAAAAATTCCATTTGTTCAAAGCGTAGAGCCAGTAAATAACAAATTGCAAGATAGACCTGTGGCAACAGAAGACCAGATTTGGGGAGAGACAGTTAATCGTACTGCAATTTGGTATAAGGACATTACTGTTACCTACAGAATCTTACCAGAAAAATCAGCGTGGATTTATGCTAACGTAACAAATTATAAAGATAATTTAATCACAGATTCTATGGTTGCATCTTCTATTAAAAGCGCCAGTGCTACACTGGAAGATGCTCAGGCTACGAATCGTGGGAGCATTGAACCATTAGTAAAAGATATGCTACAAAAAAGCGTAAATGATAAGTATGGAAAAGATGTAATTGAAATCAATAAAGTGGTTATTAATGGCGCGGATTTTGAAGAAAGTTACAAAGAAGCGATTGCAAACAAGCAGAAAACCCAATTAGCGTATGAACAACAACAAATTGAAAATCAGAAGAAAATTGAACAGTCAGAAGCGGACGCTCAGGCGAAAATAAAAGAGGTAGAGGGTGAAGCAGAAGCCAATCGCAGATTAAATGAATCTATCTCATCAGAAGTTTTACAAAAACAAAATTTAGACAACCAAAATAAAATGTTGGATAAATGGAATGGTGAACTTCCAAAAGTTAGTGGGGGTGGCACACTGATGGATATTTCTAGTATTGTCAAATAAGATTAGATAGGAGATTAAAATGGATACAAAAAAAACAGTTGATAAATTAGTGAAAAATATCCAGAAATACTTCAAAGATAATGGAAGAAAAACAGCCGTTATTGGTATTTCTGGTGGAAAAAATAGCTTGGTAGCGGCCATGTTATTAAAAGAAGCTATTGGCGCTGAAAATATTTTAGGGGTTTTATTACCTGAGGGTAATCAAAAGGATATCAATGATGCAAATCTTGTGACTAATTTATTGGGAATTAAACAAAGTTCATTCAATATTCTTCCGTTAACAGCCGCGCTACCAAGCATCAATCTTAATGTTATGATGCCAGAGGGTAATGTTGAAACGGTTATGTTAGAGGAACAGTCAGTTATTAACGCAAAACCACGTATCAGAATGGCTGTGCTTTACTATTTTGCACAATCCTTAGAGGACGCAGTTGTTGTTTGCACTAGCAATGCGGCTGAGAACTATGTAGGGTATACTACAAAGTTTGGTGACACTGGCGATATTTGTCCACTGCGAGAACTTTATTTAGATGAAGTATTAGAAATTGGAGAATACTTAATTAAAAAATATTTTGAAGGTGAATATGAATACATTCAACTTACAGATATTTTAAATAAAGCGCCAAGTGATGGTATCCGAGGAAAAGCGGATGAAGATGTTTTAGGTTTTACCTATGCAGAAGTTAAGGATTATTCTTTAAAAGGAACCTGTGGCGATAAGAAGAAAGACGCTTTAATTAAGGATGCTCATGATAAAACTGGACACAAGCGTAAACTTCCTGTTGTCATTGGCGCGGGTATTAAGAGATGAAAATAATAGACCAAAGTAAAAAATTAATGATTGACACTAACGCTTTTTATATCTTTGTCAAATCATTAGATGGCGATACATTTCATGGGGTTTTTGCAAAGCCAAACGCTAGTGAACTAAATACCAATACCTACGATAGCTTTTCTTTAGGAAGATACGAAAGCGAAGATGATGCGTTAAAAGAATTTCAGAAGATTGTTTCGGCAGAAAGTGTTGGGGCGAACTTGTTTAACATGAAATAAAAGGAGAATAATTATGATATTTTTAAACATTGATGAAGAAGAAAATGGTAATGTAGAGTATGGAGGAAGTCCAGAAAATATTTTGAATGAATATTTTGATTTAACTGCTCGACTTTTCCATCTATTCTTGAAGGATTGTTACGATATTATGAGCGAAGAGTCATTGAAGAAATTTTCCGATAATATTTCTAATGACCTTTCATCACTTATTTTTAACGCATATGAGGATGTTATTAATGGCAAAGAATATGAAGATGATGAAGTGGAAGATGACAGCGAAGATGAGGTTCAAATTGAGTTTGTATTTGAATAAGTAAAAAAATAATTTGACAAAGCCCTCCAGAAGTGATATAATACAATTAACAAATTACTTAGGAGGGCTTTACTATGAGTAAGGTATATGAAGTATTAAAGGACTTTTTGACAAGAGGAAACAAAGAATTTGAAACAGGACAGGAAATTTATGACAGTGAGACGGGCCGTATTGGATTGGTTGAATTTTTTGATACAGAGAGAAGAAAAATGAAGGTGCGCCATCGTCATAATGTAACATGTGAATATAGCGGGGCTGAAATCAATCGTTTCAAGCCTTACTTTGGGATGTTAGACCCATGCAAAGATGGCGGTTATGAAGACGGCTATATTGACACTATTTATGATAGTGAAAATCAATGTGATAGATGTGCATTTATGGAGGTATAATTATGAGAATAAGAGATGAACTTGGCGATGATGTTATAAGAACAATCGCAGAAAGATATGGTATTGGCGTAAAACTTAAAGATTACAAAAAGGATAAAATCTGGTATCTATCCCACCCGCTTACAACATGTGGCGATATGAAAGATAATTACGAAGATGAAAGGGTGGTAGCCGCATTCTTATATGATGAAGGGTTTGAACATTTAGTTCGACCTTTAGATTTGTTGCCAGAAGATAGAGAAAAAAGAGAGTGTGCTAGGACATGGCATCTACTGTTGCAAGCTTGTGATGGTATTATTTTAAGTGGTGAATGGGAAAATTCAGAAGGTTGTCTTGCAGAATATAGAATGGCCAAAGTATTTGGAATGGATATAATTTATGTTTATCATAATGATGGGTTGATAACATATACATATTCTCATAATATGGAGGACGTACTATGATTACAGCAGAAGCGGCAAGAGAAATGTCTAAAGAAAATCATCAACAAAGAATTGAGAAGTTTAGAAGGGAAACAAAATCTAAATTTACCAAAGAAATTCTTTATATAGAATCAGAAATAACGCAAGCGTGTAGAGAGGAAGAAAATAACTTTGTCGAAATTCCATTAGATGTATTATTCCCTTATGGTATAAAACATTGGTGGGCTGATTCTCGACCAAATATAGACGCATCATCTTTGTTGGAAGATTCAAGTACAATTCAAAATTATGTGAATTCGTTTGGATATAAATGTTCTATACTTGAAAGATATCAAGAACCAGTTGGCTTTAAACGTTTTATTATGAAAATTGAGTGGTAATAACATGAAGACATTAAGAAAATATATGGGCACTTATAGGACAATTGCATACTACGCATATGACACCAAGAATAAAAAATATTATTTTCTTTCTTCTAAAGATGGAATTGGGGAAGAAGATTATTGTATTCCTCTAAAATTAACACCAAAACTCAACGATTGGTTTGCGATGTCAAACTTATCGGTGGATGGAGACTCTTTATATATTTATATCCCAAGTTTAAAAAAAGGATATAAAGTTCTAAACGATTTAAAGAAAACATGTGGTGTATTGAGTTATGAAAGTAGCAGTGAAGAATATATTATTCACATTCCAATTGATGCGTTAGATAATCCAGAGGTAGTAAAAATTTTACAACCTATGACTAGAGGAAAGAAATTGGGGCCGAAAGACAAAAGAAATCTTCCAAAAATCAATTAAATCTTGCATTTACATAGCACTTAATTTAAAAATAAGAGGACTTTTTATTCGTACAGGTATAAGTTATAGGCAAACAAAAATAAAACCGCTCTATGAAAAAGCTGTTTTAATATGCATAAAAAAATGGGGCATAAAGCCCCATTAATTATATGTTATGTCTTCGTCAAAGAATACTAGCGGTACAATTATCATTCTGGTGTCATATCCAGAGTTAACGCCTGCAATTGTACAGGCCATATTATAACTGATACCACCTTGACATCCACTTACACCATCACATGTCGAGCCATTCCCATATTGCCAACCTACTCTTGCAAAGACTTTATCTCCCGCTTTCAGTGGGACAATATTATGAACGCCCATGTCGATATTATTTCCATAATTATGCGACACACGTCCACTCAAAAAAGTACAATTACCATTGTCAGGATTTTTATTTACCCTTAACCATGCATAACTATTTCCGTCTACGTTTCGATTACAATTCTTCGGGCCAACTCCGGCCTTCCTATCAACAATAGCCGTATAACATGAGATATCATATAAACCATCTCTATAGATATAAAAATAGGTATTATCATAATATCCCCATCTTTGAGGGATAGGAGATTCATCTTTATCGAAAGGAATATTAAAAGCATCCGATTCGCTTTTATTATTAGACATCGCTCTTATCATTGGCGCGTATCTATACACGTTTTCCAATGTCGTTCTAGGATAGGTTATTTCCCATTCTGAACCATTATATACTTCTTGTAAGATAGTATTTGTTGGTAATGGTAATTGCGTATTAGGATTAGTTGGATGTGATGGAACCGTAGGAAAGGCATTTCCCCATGGGCCGACTGGATTTGGGTCACATGGTGGAACATATGGCGGGATACCTGTAATAGCCCAATTACCACATGCAGTACCATCATCCCTAGATGATAAACATCCGCTTACTCCTATATTTCCTTGACCGGGCCAATTTAACCAAAAATCAATATTAGTTCGGATAAAATTATCTCCACCTTGAGGACAACCGCCACCTCTACAATCAAAAGGTGGATGAGAAACGCCAATGTCATACCCTCCAATATTGAGGTTCCCAGACATTGCATCGCCTTCCCATGAAATTCCATCAATTAAATTCCATGCACCAGTGTTGACATATCCTGTGATGTGAACATTCGTATCACCGGGGGTTGTTGAACGGTCTGCCCATAGTTCAAATTTATATCCCCAATAATGACCACTTCCATGGTATAGAACTAATTCACCACTCGTATAAGCCATAATTTACCTCCTTCTATAAGTTTGCCTGTAATAAGAATAATTCCATACCACCATTCTGATTCATACGTGAGAATGTTTGCGACTCACTTTGAAGCGTCATATAAACATTGTCACCAGCCTCTAGTGGTGTTATGCTGTATACATTAAGAAAACTAGAAGGATGCCCATAGGTAAATCCATCACCGGGATTATAACCATCCATATTTCTGCTCATTTGTAAACTTCCAGCCATTGATTCAGCCAGAGCCACATTATTATTTTTTCTTACTGCTAAATTATAATTATTATATGCTTGGTCAGAAACATACATTCTGGCGCTTACTGCATAAATACCAGCTTGTTGTATGGTTACGGTGCCGTTACTGTTCCACGTTAAACCACCTTTAGCAATAATATTTCTATTAATAGGTATTTTATATACACCAGCAATTGTTCCTACCATTTCACTTTGATTTCCAGAAAAATAGGTTCTACCTTTAACACATGCATCATATGTTTCGGGATAAAATTCATTCCATATATCATTCTGGTAATACGATTCTATTGTATTGTATTGACTCATTCTATAATTACCCCCAAAACTTGGTATCAAATTGGTACGGCTTTAAACAAATGTAAGTTTGACTACTAGGATGAATCCCTCCACCGGGATTAATAGAAGTAGCGCCACGTACAATATCTCCTACGTTTAGATAGTACATTCCACCAACAGTTACCATTACAACCTGACCAGAATCTAGAGCATTTGCGTAATTTTCTGCCAGCAATAATTCGTTGTTAGAGCCTCTTCTGGCTCTTAAAGAAACTGCAAATTCATATCCTTTTGCTTCTCCGGGAGCATAAAAGAATATATGACAATTATAAAACCCCGCTCTGTTAATTAAAATACTTCCATCTGATTGTTGTGTAGCCCATGTAGGATTAGTGTCCCAATTTAGTTTGTTGATAAATGGAATTGTCCCGGAAATATCAACACCTCCGGGAATCCTACGCGCATACACTCCCATTGTATCTAAATTATCATATCTAGTAACAGGATAAAAATTAACATTTTCTGTTGGGCTAACATAATAACTTCCTATTACATTATATTTTGCCATTAAGAGGACACCACCTTAACAACCTTAAACCATACATCTTTTGCCAAAGGGTTTGTAGGTGGGGCTGATTCCGGTGATAATGTAATGGTGCTACCAGCACCAGTTGCGGCTTTACCATCTATAAATAATAAATAAACTGCACCGTCTTGATTAATTTGGAACGTACATGTTTGATTTGCCTTAATTTCACCAGCAAATAATCCTCTATAAAAACCGCCTGTAGCGCCAGTACCTATACGAATTTGTCCATAATTAGACCCATCTATAGTAATAGTGTCGTTGCCTGTTGAAGCGTTTGCAAAACGTGCAATAAACATTATCCCATATTTATTAGCGCCCGAACGTCTAGTTAATGGGAACTCTCCTAATGTAACAGAGTAGGCGGCACCTGATTTAGATGTTGCAGTAGCATAATAAACTTGACGTGGTGTTACCGGATACTGAACTACCCCAGTGGTGCCATTATATATGCTCACTTCGGTATAACTTTGAGTTGTAGAAGCCCATGTATATAGTGAATTCCACAGCATATCTCCGCTTTGACTATTAGCTGGGAATGATGCTACCCCATAATTATTTGTAAAATATGAAGCGTGTGCACTAGCGCCATCAACACTAATTAATCTTGCTATAGATTTAACTAGGTCTACATATAAAATAACTGCGGCATTGGCTGGAATATCGCCAGCCACCAAATCTGCACGATAGGATGGTTTGATTAATATACCCGTTCCACCATTAATCGCCACCTTTTGAGCCGCGACACACGCACTTGGAGCTTGAAATGCCACCAATATAGGTCTAGTATAATGCGCATAGGGAACTTTAGTCGGGATATTATAAACTCCGCTAGTATTTGTAACCGTATCAGATGGCGTTACAACTTCAAAGGGTGAGTGAAAGTAGAGGTAATCATAGCCACTTTCGGTATTATATCTTGGTAATATTTCTCTTACTGCCATATTTTCCTCCTTTATACTTCTTGAAACCATGTAGTTCCGACGACTGGAAATGGTGGGTAGTCAATCGGTGTTGGCTCAGTAGCGCCAACTTCTACATGCTCTCTTCTCACTCTTACTAACTCCATCCAATCGTCTGGGCTTTTGGTTGGCTCTTTTCCAGTATTCGCTCTACGAGAAACAAAGAAAGAGTGTGTAAAGAAGTCTGTATTTCTTAATGTTTTGTAGTCATAACTGACAGTATCCTTTTCAGGATATTGTGCGTTAGAGTCCCAATAATTTGGTTCTAGTGCTAACGAAATCCCTAAGGAATTGTCACCTATTTCGCCTTTTAATTTAAGTTGCAACCAGTAGGTTTCATTTGTTGGTGGCGTTCCAATAGGTGGCCTGTTATAACAAAAGTACCAGTATTCACCATCAAATACTGATTGAAATTTTTCATATTGACGCAACGGATTGAATTCGTTAAATATTTGATATTGGTCAATATTAGTTTGTAAAAGTTGAAGGTATTCTTCCATCTTCTGAATATAATCTTGGTCATATTTATTTTCCATAAAAAGAATACCTTCTTTAATTTGGTTAAAAATTGTTTGTGTTAATTTTTTAGTGAGAAGCGCATCAGTTGTATCAATAATACCAAGCGCTTCATCATAATTTTTTTCTTCCTTCCAGAGGTTGATAAATTGCTTTCTGGTAGGCTCATCAGGATAGTGAATGTCCTGACTCCTCGATATATTTATGGTATTAGGATTGGGCATTATTGACCTCCTGTTAATGTTGGCGCTACTTGAAACCAAATTTCGCCGGGTTGTTGATTAATAGGTTGGTTGGCCTGCGATGGATACGGAACAGGAGAAAGCATCATTAATAATTCCCAGAATGGGGAACCATCGAATGGCGCTTGTGGTGTTGTGTGATTTTTTATACATCCCCATACCATATTATGATATGTAACAACATCTTCTTCTGTATAATCCATTTGGTCACTCCATTCCCATCTAAAGGTTAGGCCATGACCACTATCACCTTTTTTTCCAACAATCGTTAATGGTTTCCAAAAGTTTGAATCTAATGGGGATGTTCCTCGTGGTGGGTCTGATATAGCTAGGAATAAAAGTAAGTTAGAGCCAACCGGATACCCCACTATGTTATTTTTATAATAAAGTGTGATTGGGTCATAACTCCCCATATAACTAAATCTATTTACAATCGTAAGCCATTCTTGCTGTTTCTGTTCTGTATAATCCTTAATATCATTCTTATAAAAACGTTCAAGCGCCAATATACAATCCCTGAACGTATTCATATCTTCTGATGAAATTAATTTCTGGTCTGCATTTGCAATAGAGCCGAGCGTTTTATTGGCATTGGCAAAATCGCCAAGTTGCATATATGTTTGATATTGAGAGATTAATCCACCATCTTCTGGTAAAATATCAAGTTTGTTTGCGATAACATCAATGATATTAGGGAAGGTGGTGTTACCTAAATCTGGATAGTATTCACTCATATTAATCTCCTTATAATTTTAATATTTTATAAACGTATAAATCTCCGTATATTGTGGTTCGTTATTATGTGGCTGGCTACCACCAGTATTTCCTGTTGTATACCCCGCAGAGGTTCTGAACCATCTATTTCCAGAACCAGCAGTAGTAGTCCATTCTCCGCCCGATACGTCCATCCACACTTGAGAGGGAATTCCATGATTATGACTTGGTGTTGTGTCTGTTGTCAGTGTTACAGTTTGTTGGCCGCCTTCATAAATAAAATTATCCTCTCCACCTTTTAAAAATCTTCCTAAGAAGTTAGGTAGGTTAAAAGTAGTAGAACCATTTCCTGCGCCATATTTTGTGCCCAAAACGGCAAATAACCTAGAGTATGTACTCCTGCTTACAGCCGAGCCATTACAAACCAAGAATCCATCTGGTTGAACAGCGGCACCATAAAAAAGTAGGCCACCTGTCGGTATAAGTGGTAACTCAACAAGCCGATTAAACATGTTAAATCCATCGCCTATCTTAAGTTTTCCAGTATCAGTCGCATAGCCTATTTCTCCTTCTAGCAAAGTCTTATTGCTTAAAGTAGAACTAGTGTTGTATACTTGTTGCATTCTTACATTAACATTTTTAGTAGCCATAACGCACCACCAAAAAACTATTTTTTCTTATATTAGGAAAGTTGCCCCCCCCCCGCAAAAATAGTGCAGGGATTTCCATATAATTTCATATAACTCTCTCCTTATAATTTTGTTATTTGTAAATTTTTAATACCGACAACAGGTTCACCACTCCATTTTGTTGGGCCGTTAGTTGGGTCATCAATGTCTAATAAACCATTTGACCATCTAAAAGATACCATATAGTCATGAACAAAAGTTCCCGGATTCAAAACAGATTCAATATTAATTCCAGTAGTAAATGTCAAAGACAACGTAAGTTGATTTGGCACTTCTGCATAAAAAACAATACTATTATCTCCCGGCAGAATATGACTATACCAATAGCAATCCACCGACTCTTGTGACCTAAATTCTACAGGTTCTACCCACATTACATATGGAAAGCGTACAAAATATGGAATTTCCATATGCATTGTTCTTTGAAATACCGAACCGATGGCCGCTCTACTCCAATCTTCTCCATTTTCTGGAATGACTAAATGACCTCCGTTATTTGTAGAATCATTTATGTCTTGTTTGTAATAAGCACCAGCCCATGAACATGCATCGTTCTGAACAGTGACATCAATCCTATATTTAGTGTTATCTTCTAGTGTGAAGGGTAATGAGTTCGCATACCAATCATTATTCGAGGGTAAGCCATCCCAAGCGATTCCTTGCCGAAGTGTCCGCCAACTGCCGACATCTAGGATAGTGACCGGGCCGGGCATCGTACACTGGCAATCAGAACACCCAGTGTTTACTGCATATTTTGTAATCATATCTGTCGATAAAAGTGCTCTTTTAACAGTTACGTCAACTGTATCTGTCACGAGGTCATTTACAGTGACTGTAACCGTTGTCGACCCATCAGATACTCCTGATATGTTTCCATTATCATCAACACTTGCAATGTTAGGGTCTTTGCTTTCCCATTTTACAGTTTCATTAATAATAGTAGAAGGAGTTAACTGAATTCCCGGATTAACTGTTTGATTAGAATCAATGGTTAAGTTTTTGCTCCCATCTCCAATAACAACATCACGTACATTAACTTCATTTGATTCGAGTGGATAAGGATATGCAGGATAATATTTAACTGCTGTTACACTCATTGTCGAATCAGGTTTTAGTCCATATGAAAAACTTTTAATGAGATAATAACCATCTTCTCCTATATTTGTTTCATGATACTCCATTACAATATTAACATCGAGCCAATATAATGGGACACATTCAAGTGTTAAAGTGTCATTCATTCTACAATGTAAGTATAGCTCATATTCCGCACGTTGTCTAGCTAAATCGTCAGTCCATATGTTATCATATTCTCCACCAGAACAAACCAATAAAATTTCTCCCGCTGGATTTTTAATGTAGTAAGGGCTATCAGGGTTATTGTCCTGTGCTTCTCCATATGTTTGTTGATGCCCTAAAAACAAAGCATGTGTTTCGTCAATAGTACGCGCCACATAATAAACATCCTCTGTTGTAGGGTCAAGTACAGCCGCGCTACCATCCTCATTTTCTAATCGCATAGCGGGATACTCATTAATTTGTAGGTATGGCTCTGCTACTGGTTCACCAACAATAAAGCCAATTGATGTGTTTGGTTCTAAAGGTTTCGTTAAGGATTCTATGGTACACTTGTATGTATTACCATTAAGAGTAGCTTTATCAGCCCACTTGTAAGGGTCGTGAGATTTTCCAAATACCATAATGCGATTTTTAACATTTTCAAAATCTACATTAATAGTATGAGAAATTACCACATTATCCCATGTAGTGTTATCTATCATAACAGGTTCATTGTGACCCGTTGGAATAGGTTGCCAATGAAATATACCTTCAACATCAAAAAAGAATTCCCAATTTGGAGTGATATCTCTGATTTGAACCAATAAGTCATAAAGTGTGGAAGATTTTTCTACCTTGATTTCATATGGTGTAATTTGAGAACTTTCTGCAATAATAAATCTTCTGAATGGTGTAAACTGTGTTAACAGGTCTTTTACAACATCACGCACTACTGAACCTTGTGGAATAACCATTGGAAGTCCGGGAAGATTACCATTCCTCAATCCAGTTATTTTAGCCATTAAATCTAGTCCTGTAATTGCGACTGTATTGGTGGTTGCATTATAGGTTATATTTGGCGCGTTAATTAAATAAATTCCTTGATTTGTCCAATTTATTTCACCTGTGGCTATATCCGTAATACCAATATAGATTTGAAAAAATTTGTCAAGCCAAAGTTCTCCACCAACTGTAATTTCATCACTGGCATCTTCGATAACCATAGTAACATTAGCCGTCCTTCGAATATCTGCATTAGAGTCGACGCTAATATTACCATCAATAATTCTGCCTTCTAAAGAATTTACTGTTTGATAATTAAAATTAAGCAAGTTTATTTTACACCATAAATTTCTTATTGGCTGTTTAGCGGTATTATAATCAGTTGCTGTGATATTTAATGCCATTTTATGTTCTCACTTTCGGTGTGACTGGTGGTAATAATCCAGTTGAAACAAGGTCTGATTCACTATCGAAATCTCCAAGTTCAGCCCAATTGGCGCTAACACTTGCAATACCCATGCCTATTTCGGAAGTATAACTTACTGATGGGCTATCAATAATGATACAGAGCCATACATTACCATTCCAGTCTTTCAATAATTTTGCTCTTTTGTTTGTTAAGAAGTCAAGAATATCTTTTCTAAATTCTTGCTCTTCAAATCTGTCAAGGATTCTATCCTGTAAATATTGTTTGGATGTAACCGTTCCTTGAAAACTACCTTTGCTATATCCTGTAAGAGCATTAGATACAACAATAGGATATTTCGTTGCTAACGGTTCAAAGATACCAGTGCGTTGAACAACCTCTGTTTCCCCATAAGAAACACCAGCATAAAATCTAAAGATGGTATCATGGTCACAAATAAATACACCATCAAACCAAGATTCTACTGTATTAATAGCATAGTCTCCTTCAATGCTATTTGTCATTGGTATAATGGCATATTGATATTCAACACCATGTTGGTTAAGCATATCAACCTCATCAAATTTAAGGTCTTCAAATGTATTAACTGGTACATCAAATAAAGTAATCCAGTCAAACTCTCCAACTTTACGGCGTTTGACACGTAGCGAAGTTACATTGGCAAAGATATCATCAATATTTCCGCCTTTAATATTACAATCAAAGTTTGCATTTAATATAGTAGAATAATCCCACATAAGTGGTTTTTCTGGGCTATATTCCTTATCTGTACTTTGGTCAATGTTTAAATGGTCAAATATACCATTTTGAACCATAGTATAAGTAATGCCGTTTAGGTCTGTTGGAACAGGGTCAATACAATTAATATCTTTGCAGAAGTTATAACTACAAAATCCTATCATTTATACCACCCCCAAATTTTCAACTCTTAAGTCAAATAAATTATCAATTCTTCTAGCCCAAATAAAAACTTGTTCATCTGTAACGGCCGGAATTAAATTTGAATAAACAACATGTGGTGTCTGGTTACGATACCACACTTTCATTTTTACAAAACTATACAATTGTTGGTCAGTTCCACCCTGCCATGATTCATTATAGGTAATCTCCAACCTTTCGGGATTTCTATCGGTGCTATTTGGTGTCCATTGAACAAATAAAGGTTTATTAATGTTGTATTCACTTCCCCATATTCCAATAGTCCAATTCCCATCAATCCGATATCCTTCGTCCCACATAACCCAATAACCATCAGGCCTTGCGTCTACCTTGGTACAATCATCAATATATACAGGTGGGGATGGGTTGGATTTACCATCAATAATTGCCGCATTAGATGTGATTCGAATATATCCCTCACAAGCATTATTTTCTAATTGCAATACGGCAAACTGTGAAGGCCTTTCGTAATCTACAGTAAAAGTAATTGTTTCACTTTGTACTACAGTTCCGTTAATAGTAGCGCCAACAACCTGAATGCTATAGCTGGAATTATCATCTAAACCTTCAATAAGATAACTTCCTTGAAATGGAACTACGGGACTTCCCGGATATTGTGAACCACTCGATGTGAGTAAGTGCCCACCTGAATCATAGAGCCGCACCTCCCAAAAATCTAATGCTTCTCCCTGCGCTTGATTGTAGGTGAAATCAAAAGAATATTGGATATTACGAATTACTCTATCAACAGGTATGTTAGTAAAATCTAATGTTGGTACACTATAACACCAAAATTGTATAGGGAGACTTAGTGCACTGGTTGCGCCTTGTGCATTGAATGTCTGTACTTGCGCTGAATAATATTTACCATTTTGCATTCCATTAGGTGGAATGACTTGATGCTCATATTTAAATGTGGTTTGCGTCTGGTCATACACAATATTGTTAGTTTCTTGGTCACGGATGACCAAGCGGTTTTTCACCGCTTGGTCACCACCTATGACATTGAACTGGAATGTGTGAACCTGAGAAGCATCCCACGCTACTGTCAACAACATAATAGGAGTTGTTAGCATGGTATAATCCTCCCTTATTTAAATTTTAATTGCAGGAATTTACTCTTCTATAATATAGTAATATTTATCTTCTTCAATATTACCTTTCACGAAAATAATATCTTCTGTCATAATATTTTCTTTTGCATTATAACGCACCAACATAGTATCTCCCGGTTCAGCACCAGACCAAGAACCTCTCATAGTTTCAAAGCCCGGTTCTCCTTCTGGTATTGCATAATCTACAATATCAAATCTTGTAGGGTCGCCATTTACATCATCCATATTAATATAGAAATAGATATAGTTCGGATGAATTTCTTTGAATCTATTCCAAGGTGCCAAATTTTCTACTTGACTTCTAGTTCCATCAAGAACTAAATACTCACAAGCAACTTCTGTTGGCAATCCCGGGAGTTGTTTATTAATTCGATGCATCTCAATAGATGTGGTTGGAATTGCTTTCTTCATTATTAAGCACCTACCGCTTCATCATCTATAACAATATACTGACTCATATTTTCAATATTACCATGAATAAATTCAAGAATCGGCCCCATTTGTTCAGTATAATCATTATATGCTACTAACATAGAATCTCCGGGATATAAGCCAGCCCAACTTCCCATTAAACTTCCGCCCATTTCTGGTGGTAATTGTTGGGCATAATTTACAATATCATAGCGTAGCGGGTCACCATTTTCTTCATCAAAATTAATGTAGTAAAATACATAATTTGGTTTTGCGGCTTTAAAATCAATCCAAGGTTGCCAACTTTCAAGTTGTTCTCTTGTTCCGTCTAATATTAAATATTGTCTACCCTCTGTTGGTAAACCTGTTCTGTTGAATAAAATACGATGTCTTTCTACGTCTGATTTTGTAATAATAGTCTTTGCCATATAATCTCCTTAATATTTAATTATTAATTTTCTTTTCATAAATGGAGGCGGATTACCACCAGCGGTGCTATTGTTTCCAATAGCAGTAGCGTGTGTACACTCTCCAACAGATTTAGCATTATCCATAAAGTATCTGAATATCATGGCATAAGTTGCATTTCCTGCGGAGCCGCCATAATTTTCTTGATATCCATATGAATCCGTATATGGCCCCCACGCACCACCGACAGCATGGACACCTCCTGCGCCATGTGTATGTGCTTGGTCGAAAGTTCCTTGCGCAATTACGCCCGACGAATTTCCTATACCATGTACTGTTCTATTCACTAAATTTGGTAGATTAAAAGTTGTACTTCCATTCCCAGCACCATATCGTGTTCCTACTACACTATATAAAGCTGAATATGTAGTTCTAGAAACTGCTACACCATCACAATTTAAATACCCCGCCGGAACAGTCGTTCCATTCCATTCAATGATTGTTCCCGTAGGCGTTTGCCCACATAATCTTGGTAATGCATTCCAAGCAGTCGAACCATTACCGATTTTTAAATAATGCTCATACGTTTCTCCTGCTAACATTTTATTGGGAATAACCTTGCCATTACCAACTGCTGGTACTGTGTAATATTGATATATTTTAGCATTAGCTGATTTGGTTGCCATTATTATCCCCCTTTAATATTTTATTAATACATATAAGTTTAATTTTGGATACGGCCCTTCAGTAGCCGCAACATCCCCCCGAGACAATATGTTTCCATATCTGTTTCCTCCCGCAATATTATTGTAACTCCAACGACATTGTAGACCATAAGTATAGCCTATTCCTGCTGGTGGGCTTACAACTGTATAACACAAACTACGTAAATTATTATTGCCATCATCACCTGTATTTCCAACTGATGATGTGTTAAAATGGCTGGCATAAGTCGTAAACCATGTACTATGACTATGATTCCATCCATCATAATATTGTTCTGCATCCGGCCCACCTGATACATGCTGAGGAAATCTACCATATGAATTTGGGATGTTAAATGTTGTTGAGCCATCACCAGCACCCCAAGTTGTACCAATTACATTATATAATGCAGAGTAGGTAGTTCTTGAAATAGCTCTACCATCTAATGGGAAGTAACCAGATGGAATTGAAACGCCAGCGTAATATATCATACCGCCTACAGGACAACCACCTTGTAAATATGGTCGTGCCGAATATAAACTACTTTCATTTCCGACTTTTACCATCAACGTATCACTTTCAATCCCTAATTGCCCTTTTAATAAAACAGGGTTGCTAGATACCCATTGAGCCGCCGTCTGAACCATTTCCTGAAATTGTACAGCGGCTGGTGTTTTTTCTGCCATAATTATACCCCTTTGCTATTTTGTAATTGAGGAATAATTTTAACAATTTCTTTATAAAGATTTTCTCTGAAATCAATCCCGGTATCTTCTAATTTATAAATTGTTGAACCCATAAAAGTTTGTGGAACTTTCCATGCTTCTAACTCTTGTATATTCATTCCACAAAATTCTTGCGTTTGTCGATTGGTTAATTCATCATCTGCAAATAATTCTTTATACGTATAATATTTATCTATTTCATTTTGTATATCAGATTCAGCTTCTTTTTCAACATTGCGCATTTCGGTATCTACGTAATGATTAACTGTGACAGATATAATATCTAATAAATAATCAAATTCAATTTTATCTATTTTATGGTAAGTTGCTTTTCTTCCATAGTCATCTGATATCATTTTTCCTATCGCCATATTATCACTTCTTTCTATAATTAATATTTTATAACCTTATAGGTGTGGTAAAGTCTTGGCACTTGGTTTGTGATTCCTGTGCTCGAATCCATACAAGCAGAACCATGATTAATATTCCATATACTAGTAATTGTACCTTCGTCTCCTTCTTTCCAATAGGTATAAACACCAGAGTTAAATCCATATGAGTCATCACGTCCAATAGCGCTATATGCCCACGCTCCTGAATTATTATTAATAGCACCGCCAGCCGCAACAAAGGTACTCGTATTATGATAATGTGAGAACGTACCGTTTACTGTTCCAACTTCGCTATTAACGTTTGTTCCCCAAGTACACTTCTGGTCTGGATTTGGTAAGTTAAAAGTAGTAGAACCATCACCCGCACCATATGTTGTTCCAATCACAGCGAACAGTGCGGCATACGTGGTTCTTGAAACTGCTTGCCCATTTTGCGCCAAATATCCATATGGTACGACTTTCTTTGCCATCTCAACAGTAGTTCCTACTGGTGTGTCTAAAGCGGCATAAGGTTGTGCGGGATATGTAATACCCTCTCCAATTCCAACCTTAAGCATGTTTGTATCTGTCTCATAAGCGAGTTGCAAACGACCTAGCACAACACTTCCAAACCCCGCTTTTGTATTGGCGGCTTGACATATTTTTGCGTTTAATGTTTTAGTTGCCATTAAACTGCTTCCCCGCCTTCAAAGTCTAAAATTTGATTTGTTAATAATGTGTAAAATGGAATCCTAATTTCATCAGTTAAAGGGATTGTATAATGAGTCTTAGATATAGAAAACTCTTCCTCTAGGTCTTTCCACACTAATAAAGTGTTTAAATCTATACCATTGAATTCTGTTGTATCATCAGTATCACGAGTATTCCCTAGCGCTTCTAACTCTCTGTACCTTAAATACTTCTCTTTTACTTCTTCCTCATATTCAATTTCTTTTTCCCTAAAACTTCTATCTGCATAATTCACCATATCAAAATGAATCACGCCTTGTTTAAAATCATAAACTACATTATCGACACGATGATAACCTGTTACAACCCCATATTCATTTTTATCTTCATATTCTAAAGCCATATTGACCTCCTTCTATAAGTATGATATAATCAAACTGTACCACGTAAAATAAGCGTATCACTGGTGTTAATATAATTAGCCGCCGCTACACCACCTAGTTGAGTAGCATTCGTGGCCGAACCAGCCGTTACAGCATTATAAGCATTGTACCAGTTCGCAGGATTGGCAACAGTAGTTTGTACTGTTGGCATTGTTGTTACAAATGAAATGCCCCACCCTTGTTGAAAGGCGTAGGTATACCCTGAATATCCAACGAATACATCTCTTACCTTAACCTGAACATAATCCCAACGGGTACCAACATCGCCAATACACACACATGGAGTTGTGCCCGTTTTGCAGAAACTTACTGTGAGATTAGAAGTGTTAGAATTAAAATACCCATGGGAATAAGCAGAGCAATTCACCCAATTACTATTTGAGCCATAATTATATCCTGCAATATTATAGGTACACGATTGGTTTGTTGCATAGTCAAATATATCCACCGTAAATCTCAACATAGATGATGTATAACCGACGGGGAGTTTTATTTGTAGCGCACCAGTGGTATATTGTGCATTTGTAATATACTCTCCACCAATAGGCTGTGGTATAGAATTTATTGTGTTACGAACAATATTATTCCATGCCGTCCACGTTCCATTATTTTTACCGCGAGTAGCTAGGTTGCCTGTTCGATAGTCAATAAATATTTCACCAGCCCACACAGAACTATAAACTTGTTTAAACAATCCGCCATCGGATTTGCCTAATAAACCAATACCACTTACATATCCAATCGCATTCGCTGTTACATCATCCACACCAACATTAGTACTGGATGTACATTTAAAATATGCTAGCTGACTTGCATTGGTGGCTGTTGCAGCATTGCCAGATAAATCACCGTAGAATTTTTTTGCATACATCGCTAAAAACGGCCACGCTGATGTCCCCACATACCCAAGACCAGAAGAGCTTGCTGCGTTTGGCACCAACCCATCTGGCGGTGTTCTTAAATAGGTATTATTTGATGGAAAATCAAAACCCCAAAAACCACTATCCGCACTCATCGTTGGAAGTAACTTCCAATCACCCCACGAAGTAGCGCCACCTGGATTTGTTCTCATAGAAAGATATGGGATTGTAGCCATATTGGAGCCAAACGCTATTTGGTATCTATTTCCACCGCTTGCATCACTATAGAATGCAGCGGACATTAATCCATTATAGGTGTCATTACCATATGGATTGTTGATAGTTGCGTGCCCTTTAAACTCAAACCTAACACTTCTTGTTAAAGCTGATGGCGCAGGGTTAGTTCCTCTCGTATCAGGAACATTCAGCCAATTTGAACTATCAGAACCTGTTGCATAATGATTGGTGATATTAAGTGCCATATTAGCAGACCCGTCAAATGATACGCTACCAGAAGCGTTCCCTGAGAGCGTTAACGTTCTGGCGGTTGTCCACTTATTAGCCGATGTTGCCGTAGTAGCGGTTGTAGCAGAAGTCGCATTCCCTGAAAGAGCGCCAATAAATTTTCTTGCGTATATGTCTGTAAGACTCTCATCGTTACCAGTAGTAACTTTAAAACTTCCACTAGAGGTCATATAGAGATTGGCCGCCGTGCGATTAGCCCAATGGAAACTCACCCTTGGAGCATATTTGTCAGTAGTCTGTGTATTGCCAATAAGGTCTGCTTCACGAATTTGAAGCGCACCATAACTGTATTGATGTGTATCAACAGCTTTTCCATATACTAGTGCCTGTCCACTAATATTGGCAGTGCCATCAAAACTTTGGCTAAAAATAGTACGTGGCGTTTCAAGTTTCGTTGCTGTGTCTGCTCTACCTAAAAATTGATTACCCATAAATACCTCCTTAATCAGTCTGTAATATAACTTTTACGCCATTATAATACAAACCATCTGCTTTAATTTGGAACAGGTTATCGCCTAGAGCAATTCTATCAGGAATGGTGCCACCCCCACCAGCAGTAATTTCAACCGCTGCACTACCATCATAAGTTCCGAGTAGATTTCCATCTGCATCCTTAAACGTAACAGCATAAGGATTTGGAAGTTTACTTGGGAGCTGCAACCAATTCTTAACGGCTGTTGGGCTTGAGCAATAACGTAACTGTCTATCATTAGTACCATTTACACGATATGCTAGAGCTCCCGACATAGAAGTGCTGTCTGCATCAGTGCCAACAAATGTTGACCCCCAAATTTGACCAGATGAATTTCGTGCAACAACCTTGTTTGGAGAGGCATCCCCAGAGGTTGCATCAACCGCCCATGTCGTAGCGGTTACGCCATTATAGTTAGCGCCAGTTAAATAACTTCCCCTTGTTAGGGTTGCTGGCGGATTAGTTGAAGACCACTTACTAGCGAGCGCTGTATCTAGCCCCGGTATATTTGCGATATTAAGTGTAACAACACCTGTTAAGCCATTAACAGAAACAACTGCACCTTGGTTAGTAATATCTACCCAATTATCTAAAGTGGTTGGTGGTAAGTCAGTCAATAAATAAGCCTTGTCCTCAGAAGTAACACGAGCGATATCACCCGGCTTTGCTTCTGTTAAAGTAACAAGGTCGGCCTTATTAGTAACAACCCATGTTCTAGCAATTAAATCAACAGGAAGTTCTTCAATAGGCACTTTCCCGCCAACAAGATTTGCCTTATTTTTGCTAAGGATATTACCCTGTCTAGCAGAAAGAGCATTTGTGGTATCGTTAGAATCTAAATTATCAATAACCAATACTTCCGCTGGTATATAAGCTTCTGTAGCTGTACCGCCATCAAAAAGTACCTCTCCACCCGGGATGTCTGGGCCGTAAAGGCGCAATTGTTGTGACACTTTTCCAACCGTCATTTCTGGATAGGTACCATTATAAACAGGAACTTCCTGTCCAAAAATATATCCTTTGTACTGCGTCATGTTCAAAGACATTGCCTGTACTGATGTGCCTGCGTTAATATTTTCTAAAACATAAACATTATCAGTCCCACCAGATGAATTTGGATTATCCTCACTAAAGAAATGCCATGTGTTATTGCCATTTACTAAACTAAGTTCTGGCATTGTCTGGGGTAGCGCAAAAGTGTTAGCTGTATTCGTATTGGCAACACTGCTCCAACCTTGCCATGTAGTAGGAGTGCCATTACCAGCGCGATACCAAAATTGACCAAGTTGTACAGGCATATAAACCTGAGATAAATGACTACCATTTTTAAAAACAAGTAACACACCATTACTTAGGGATTGTGCTGGTTTATTTGCAGTCATTGTTGAGTAATTAATAAAGTACTCTCCATGAACGGTAAATGCATTAAAATCTGTAGCGACTAAATCTTGAACCCCAAATTTATTGCTTTGTAACCCATCTGTAATTCCTTTTAGGACATTTCCTTGATTTGCAGTTAGATAGTCAAAAGTAGATGTACTTGTTAAGTTATCAACTGGTTGTGGGCGTGATAAAACATCTGTCCACGTTCCTGTTTTAGCAAGTTTATTTAAAGAAATTGTTCCCGATATTTGCTCTGACGCATTAACAGGTAGCGCGGTTGCATTATTCGTATTTAAAATAGGTTTAGCCAATAAACTATTATACGAACCTGTTTTAGCAATTTGATGCAAATTAATCATACCAGTAATAGTTTCGCTTGCAGAAGTTGGCAAACTTGCTGAGTTAGTACTATTAATGGTAGGTTTATTCGTTAAATTTACATAGTTCAGATAATACGCTGGCAACTGCCCGTTGAATTTAGCAACAGTTGGGTTTGGATAATTCCCAGATAAATCACCACCAGCAGGGCCGCTTGGCGGCAATGTTGTTGGTAAGTTAATTGTAATGTCTTCTTCGCCATTAAATATTGCTTCTTGAAATCCCTTAAAAATGAGATTATGAGCAACCTTATCAGCGCTATAAGCCCTGTATGCAATTTCGACATAGCGCGTATTTAATTGTGTAATATCAAAAACTGTGCATGACGCTATTGACCAAGTGAATGGTCTTGTAGTAGTATTAACATAAATACTTCCGCCTGTAGAGAACGGCCCGGGGTCACCACTGTTCCACATAATAACATATGTTTCCCACTTTCCTGTCCCCTTGTTATCACTCATGAAGTAATAATTTCCCTGAGAGCCAGATGCATTAGAAAACAAAAGCATCTCTGTGTTTACAGGTAACTTTGCTTTCATCACAGTTACAAAGCGTTTATTAGCGCCATATGGAACAGATTGAGTAATACCCCCAGCACCCGGTGTAACTGTGCTATCCTTATCGGTTGTGACACTTAATACATACCCTGTGCTATTTGGCGCGGTTGCATCTTGAACACGATTTAAAGTTACAGCGTTTAATCCAGTTCCAGTATAACCATTATTAAATGGAGTAATACTATTTAACCCAATTCCAAATTCTTCATCATCGTATAAGCGTCTTCCTTGCCTAAAGATATAATAAGCATAGTTTAAAATATGTGCGCTAGTATTAGCGTTTTCTTGGTCTTGATAAATAATATATCCATCTAATGATAATTTATCAGTAGAAATATCCTCTGATGTAATTCCACCAATAAAATGATTGGCGTGTAAATCTCCATTTTCATCATATGCAGGAATCTTACCAGCAGTAGGTTCGGTTGTAGCATCAACAGCCCATAATCTTGTGGTAGTTCCATTGTATGTATCCCCCAAAATATAATCGCCCGGGATAAGGAGCGCCAAATCTCCTGCCTGAGCGTGTGGCATTAATACAAACATATTTGAATCTTGATTCTGTGGAACAACTACTTTAACAATAGCATTTTTTGAAACGGTAGGAGCGCCATAGATTTCTGCCACATATACTTGACCATCCACAAGAACCTTACAAGTGTTTTCTGTCACGTAAGATACAAGTTTACCGTTTGTAATTCTATCATAAGGGGCTGTTCCTAACTGGTCGTATATACTATCCACAAGTGCAGACGCTATTGTATCAACAACTTGTGTATTTTTATCGTCCATGTTTCCTCCTTTAAAAGAGGGATATTACCTATCCCTCTTTGATAAATATTGAATAACTGTATTCTGTAAGTTATTCTTGATTGCATCCGCAAGCCCACTATCAAAATCAACGCCAACATTCCAAGCGCTAAAATCAAATGATGGCGCGGTGTTTGGAGTATCAAATGTAAATCGTGGTGCATCTGAAAGTAATTTCCAAATGCTTGAAAACATATCGACCGGGGATATACTTCCCCATAATCGCATATTTTTGGTTTCATCTGATGTTAAAACTCCTGAACCCTTCGGTAAATTGACTAACTCCGGCCCGTTTTCTCCGACAAGCGCCTTTTCGTTTTGTTGTACATAATTTGTACCTCTGGCATAACCATTTGGTTTAAAATTAGGTAGCTGAGACGAAGCGGTATCCGAAACATGTGCCTGAGCATCTTCAATTTCTTTCAAGATTCTTCTATATTCTTCCCCGAATTTTTCCGCCATATTAAGTCGGTCTTCATAGTTTGCCTCTTCGTAAGCTTTAATCCAATCCATCAAGACCCCATATTTTTCAAGGTCTTCATTGATATCAAGTGAATCTTCCCATGCTTTTTTGAGTTCTTCTAGTCGGTCAATCTCTGCTTGGATTTCTTCTTTTTGTTTGTCAAACTTTTCTTCTTCAAGAAGGTCATTTAATTCCTTGTTAGCTTCTTCAATGGCGGCGGCATCTGATTCATAAACAAATCCTTGACCAGCACGATAAACCATAACCTTTTGATTTTGGGCTTCTGCAAGTTTTTTGCGAGCCTCTTCAATCTTTTGCAGTTTTTCTTGCTCTTCTTTTTCTTTATCAAGAGCGTCAAGCTTTGCATCTTCTGCATCTATTTGTTCATCAATCATATCAACAATATAATCACGAGTGTTTTCATATTGTTTTTCTGTTTGCTCTTTAAGTTCTTTTAGACGTTCTTCTTCTTTT